GAGGTGACCCAAAAGGTGACCTACACAAAGCCCGAGGTTGAGCTTGTAGAATCAGAGGAGAAGTTGGCTGAAGCATTGGCTAACGTAGAAGCTGACAAGTAATGTCTAAGGAGCCCTTCGGGGCTCTTTCTTTAGTAACTAATCAAATCAATATAAACCATTTAAACAGAAGACATGAAAAATTCATTCAAACCATTCGTATTTGTAATTGCTCATCTTGGACTGCCTCAGCAAGTCTGGAACAGTATTGATGAGACATGGGGTAAGTTCCAGGATCGCCACTATGAACTGTGGGAGAATGAGGACGGCAGACGTAAGCTAGAGATGGGCGTAGGTCTAGACTTTGTTGTACCTGAGAAGACCAGTCCTTGGGAGATGGTGCAATTTAAGGTACTCCTTGACCAAGAGTTTGGAGACACTCGCTTTATTGAACTAGCTATGAGCTACTGTAACATCCCCATAAAGGAGATAACATGGGAAGCACTGTATTGTGTCTGGAAGGAGAACACTGATAGTTTTTATACTCAAGTTCAGGAAGCCATGGAAGCAGACATGACTGAGAAGGAGAAATACTGGGGACCTTTACCAACAGTAGAGTATCTTGGAGCACTGTATTGTGTTGAGATAGACCCAGGCAGCTACTCAGCTAGCTTGGTGACTACGCCTGAAAGACACAATGTTCATGAACCAACTCGTAGTGATGTACTAGATCTATTCAAGCAGATGTATGATGTACCTAAGATGATGAGGGAAGCAAGAATAGAACAAGCCATCATTGATGCTGGAGGATTAGAGGCTTACTATCATGGAGAAGATCCTGATGTGGCTGATGAAGAACCATGTGACCCTTATGAGTTATGCTCTAGTGAGTGTAACAACATGTACTTAGAGCAGCTTTCAGCTGAACAAGACTGGAAGGACACGCAGCCTGATGCTATCCTAGCTCCACCTATGGATGAACACATGTGGGAATATATTAATGAGCAAAAGGCAGTAGGAGGTCCATGTACTGATGAACCAGACTGTTGTTGCCATAGATGTGAAGAGGCCGCAATGAGTCAAACGCTCTATGTTGGACCTCCAGTCAATGAGATAGCTCCATGTCCTCCTGATTTTCATGAGGATTTGTGTATATGCTATAACGGCTATGTGAGATGGAACCCTCAAGATAACGAGGCGTTCTGGGACAGTGCGCTGTATGATAATAGTAGATGGGACTTACACGAGTGTCCTTGGCAGCACTCCTTGCCTATGGGGTCATACTGTGATATTGAGGCCTCTAAGATTGCTTATCGCAATTGGTTAGTGAAGACCCAACCGATGTTTGGACCAAATCTACCTAGTGTAGTGTGGAGGTATGAGGATTGGAGAGTCAGGCTTCCTCAAGCAGAGTGGCCCAACACCCCAATATTCTCAAAGTTAACTGAGACTGCAATTGATGACTGGATGTGTGATCATGCAGATATTGTTACTGAAGAGAATGTATGTGACTATTGGACGTATAAAGAATTACCATTTTAATAATTATGAGTGACAAATGTAGAAATTGTGGCGAGCCTTTAGAAGGTTTCGAAACAACCCTGTGTTATACTTGTCAGGGAGAAAAAAACGAGTGTGATGAAGCTGGTCAAGACTTCTGGGCTATGTCTGAAGAAGATCAAGAGATGGAAAGGTGGCAAGAGATTGAGATTGAGAGACTGAAGCGCCTTGACTATGCTGATCATTGGTGTGATGTCCTTGGACAGAGTAAGCGAAGCATGAAAGCGCTATACTTGAATCATGATGAATTTGTATACAATGGGGAATTCGATGAGGACAAATGGAGAGATGCGTGGAAAAGTATATGTCATGAATCAGTAGAGCAAGTAGGTATTCATACTGCTATCCCAAATGGTGCATTCTGTACCATAGAACATACTTACCACGAGTATGTAGCTTGGCATGAGCGTGAGCTTGGACCATGTACTCCTACCAAACAAAGAGAAGACTATGTCTATTGGATGGACAACGGAGTATTACCTAAATAAGTTTAACCCAGAGCCTCTCTTCGGAGGGGCTCTACAACCATTTATAATCATGATAAAACCAGAAGTATTAGTAGACAGGTACAATGCCAACATTTATTATCTTCAGAAAGAGGGTAGAAATAAGGGCACGTATATTGGTATCAGCAGAAAGGGTGATATTGGGGATGAGTGCTTTCCTGATTTCGTTGTTAACCCTGAACGGTTTGTTAAGTATTCATATCAACAGTTTGCTCAACTTAATGAGAGAGCTGCTGAGTGTTTATACGAACGAAAGCAGGTGAGAATATGTGCGGTAGAGGATCGGACACTCTACGGTATTAGTAGGCTAGATCTTAAACCTTCTATTGATATCAAGAAGAACAAGAGCTGGGTAATTGAACGAAAGGAACTGCGCAGTGGTGATGTGGAAATATCTATTGCTGCCCCATTAACTGATAAGAAGTATGGGAACATGCTTCAGCAGTTATCTAAGCTAGGGCGTAAGTTTGTGGCTAATGAGACCGGACTGCATCATTTAGAGTGGTGCGGACCTAAGGAAGAGGATGATGGTAATGTATGGATGTGTATATCTATACTTGAAAGTAAATTTGACGAGATACTTTTTAAGTAATTTAATATGGGACCAATCATGGTAAGCTTTTGTAATGAGTGTAAGCTACAGATCCAACACTTACGAGGTAAGGAAGGATTAACACTCATGCCATTTTATCAGGAGCACAGACTGTGTACTGATAAACACACTGAGATTGACCACGATGTATCGCCTGAGATACTTGAGTACGATGAAGATAAGAAATGTGCTGAAATATTAGACCAGCATTTAGACTTATGACACTAAAATTCATAATGAAAACAGACGTGTTTGAGGTACAATGTGAGTACTTTGAGCCGGGGTCACCTGATGAGTTTAGACTATCATCTGTAGATGACCTAGAGAAGCTATGTAAGTTTTGCGAAAAGCATAATATGAGGCTTGAGCATAACGGTATCCGGAGTGTAAGATTTTGGACACACCATCAGTGTCTGCATAGTCTTAGCTAATCAAGAGGAAATAACATTTAAACTATAAAACTATGAAACTAATTATTGATTACCGTAAAGGTTTTGTATTCTATCCCATAAAAAAGACTGGAGAGTATCTATGTCTTTCTAATGGTGAAGTAGTAAACACCGTGTCGAGAGAGTGGATTGACGCGCATTGCCGTGATTGGGGTGGTGGTACAGTGGTTATGATTAGCACTGATCGCTTCCATGTAATCATGGAGAAGCTTGCAAGAATGACTTATGATGGTAAAGACGTCATAATGAAACACGAGGATGGGTATCCTGAAATACTCTTGCCTGCAGAGGCAATATCAAAAGTTTAATTAAGGAGGGGCTTCGGCCCCTTTTTTTAGGGCCGCAGACGTTAATTACGCCTACTCCCGACAGGACCCTCGTTAAATACGGACTTCTTCCCTTCGCTTTCATAGCAGGGTTGGGTTATTCCCGCTTTTGGCGCACGGGAATGCTGTTAAGTCACTCCGTTCATTTAGATGCGCTGATCATCCAATCCGTTAAAATAGAACTTATGACTATTATTGTTGTGGCATGTATCATAGCTTACATTTATGCCCTTAACCGCAAACCCCGTAAAAACCATGGATAAAAAAAGTATACCCTTTTTGATCATCCCTTTAATAGCGTTAGGGTACGCCCTGCCATCTATTAGCGGGAATATTTGGGCACGTATAGGACACTTTATCCTACATATGCCTGAAATAATTGGAGTCATACCTGCAATTGCAGTCATGATATCATTCTTTCTATTCCTTTTGAAAATCAGAAATAGATAGACACGTTCTTTTGCAAACTTTTATCATTCATTTAATCCTTATTAAACATGTTTACCGAATTATTAGTTGCACAACCCACTCAGGAGCAGAAAGACAAGCTTGTGGCACTCAAAGTAGCCCTCATGGCAGACGATACCTCCACAGCAGAGGAGCAAGCCGCAAAAGCTGAAGCTCTTATGGCTCTCCTTTCAGAAGGTACTACCACTGGCCTGCAAATGGACCAGTACGATGAAACCGATCACGATTCTCTCATGGATTTGATTGATGACATTCAGACAGCTCTCAACCCAGAGACGCCCTCTGAAGAGAATCCTGACATGGGAGACCACAAACCCGGAACAGTTAAGCGCCTGAATGGTCGCCTGTACTACCAGCCTACCAATCCTCAAAGCCCAGCTTACGAGGTGCAGGAAGCCGAAGTCCAAAATCGTGGTCGTGAGACTGAAGTAACCATGAAGGTCATCAAGCGCAAAACTGGTCAGTTCGCTTGGGTTCGCCCTAAAGCAGGATCGGAAAACTTCCTCATCCAAGCCATGGTAATTGGTGAAACTGATGATGACGGCACAGCCAGAATCATTCGTACAACCAAAGACCTGTGGATCCACGAAAACCTACCGAAAAAGCAGGAAGAAATGGAGGATGAGCAGAAGGCCGCTGATGCAACCTACCAACGTCAGGATACCCTGATGACGCTCCTGATGAAGAAGCTCCCCGACTCAGGTGGATACCTGAAAGCTATGGCTACATGCCAAGTGCCAGGAATCACCACGTCAGAGCGTCCACTTCACGGAGGAGGCACCATTGAGATCATTGATTCATCCAGAATCGATTTCGACGTGAACATCCCTTCACTGGAGTGGTGTGAGGCTACCGATTGGATTGATGCAGAGGAGAGCTACAAAGAGGAGCGTAAAGCTCAGCGTAGCACAGCTTCTCAAATCAAGATCAACCACGCGGACAACATGTCCAAAGTAAATGCTCAGCTGGCATTAGCCAGTAAGCTCGGTAAAGTCCAGATCAGCTCAACCATTGATCAACTGAACCTGATTGATGCTCAGCTCACAAAGCTTCCTGAAAACAGTAGTGCTCGGAAGTACTTGGTAGCAAGAAAAGCAGCTCTCACCCAGTCAATGGACAACGTAACTGATGTAACCCATCAGCTTGAGCAATAATCGCTCAAAAATCACATAGTGACTTTAGGGCTGGTCAAATTGATCAGTCCTTTAGTATTTTTGTTTAGATGATCAGAGATGCCTACCCCAAGCAAGAGGGGTGGGTCATCTTCTCGGAGACCCACTTTAATTCCGCAAAGATGAGAATAGTGGCTGTCGAAGAAGTTGTGGAGGATTCTAATGAGGATGATCCCCACGGTATGAAAGTACTCAATGAGTACTAATCCTCTTAATGGTGGGAGCCCAGAACTCCCTTCGTTTTTACTATTAGGGCTATTAGAAGACAGCAAATTAAGGGAGGGGTTTTATGTTTTTCCCCTCCTGCTGTTTTTAACCCACATGTTCAACCAACAAACATTTTTATCATGGCACAGAATTACCGGCCAATCAAGTACCCAAAAAACGCAGAAACTCTCAACTTCACAGACTGGTATGACCAGTATCGAGATGAGATCGATGCTATTGTTGTAACTACTGTTGCTAACAATCCCACTAATGCTCCTGATCTTGATGAGATTCATGATCACCTCTATTGTCTTTATCTCACTCATCAAGCAGAACATCCTAATGTAGCTGCGATGATCACAAATGAATCACCATCAGCGTGTGTTCTGAGAGCAAGAGACGTTAAAGGTAATTATTCTCTCTTCTTTCTTTCAAAGAAAGATGTTGAGTTTCTCGCAGACAACGCTACAAGAGCAGGAAGACTCATGTCATGGCTTGCAAAGCCTAGTGACCCCAAGAAGTAAGTTTTGGATTATCAGCTTGTATTGAGCGTGGTGTCTCCCCGACATCGCGCTCTTTCTTAATCAATTAATTATCATGAAAGTAAAATTCCTTTACGATTCATCAATGATGAAAGAGCATGATCCTCGAATAGAGGAGCTCTGTTACTCCGATACTGATGGTGAAGTACTAGTAACTCTTACCGTGTCCAATGACCATACAGGCGAGGACATCGCGTTTGCCCTAGAAGAAGTGAAACAAATCCTGAAAAAGATCAAAAGTATTAAGGCTTTATGAAAAATAGAATATCCACCATATCTATTTGGACTGCGGTGTTTTTGATTGTCTTTACTCTCTATAAACCCGAGTTCACCGGCTTTTGTTGCTTCATAGCCCTTGGTTTCCTCTCGTTATCATACGGACTGGAGCAATGGATCAAGGATGATATCATTCAAGAAGCAGGTAAGACTATCGCTCGTCTGGAAAACCAGATCCAGGCTCAAGAAATTAGAATCCAAAGATTACTTGATGATCATGGAAAATTACCCCGGACATCATTTCCACCTCAAGATAGTATCCACTAAGCCAACAAAGAAGCAAGTGCATCTTATTATAGAGATTACAGGTCTCTCTAAAAAGAAAGCACATAAGCTTATTCGTAAAGGAGGATACATCAAAAAGAACATACCTAAGAAGGTGTGTTCTCGAATCAACGAATGCCTTACATCATGTAACCTAAAAGGCAAAACATATAAGCGCAACAAGCGTTATAAGTTTAAAGACGGTTACCGATGACAATTCGTATTATCTATGGGAACAAGAGGTTATGTGCGGAAGCATTCAATATGACCCTTGTTGAGTTCGAGCAAAAGCTCACTCATTGTGCCCCACAGTTTGTACTAGCAACATGTGAACGCCTTAAACAGCATAACATGATATTCGAAGTGCAGACTCAAAACCATACGCTGCATTCAGGAATCTCAACATTCTTTGAGGACCTACAAAGATTACAGTGATTGGAAAGTGCAATGCTATCTGCATGCACAGTCATTGAAACTTGATCGATGATCTCGTTTCTTTGGCTTTTATCAAATCTTTTCAATATTTAATTCTTGATACCATGAAGAAAGTAAATGTATTGTTCCGGAACCCAGATCGCCTCGTTATCATTGATGATAATGGAGTACCATCCAAATTCCCGATCAACCTTACGCAACCTCACTATGTTGAGGGAAAATCAACCAAGGGACGGTTGGTAGATTATGCAGGAACTCTTGGTTTCCGTGTCTCTCTTGGAGTAAACGAAGACTCAGGAGAGGAAGTATTCGAATACATACCTGTATCCACTCTATCTCAATCTCATTTACGAACTGCTGTTCTTGTAGATGCTTCCGTAGCACTTGGAAGAGTAGAAGATCGTATGACTAGGTTAAAGGATAGTACGAGCGCAGTCGACCAGAAGGAGCTCAAAGTATTAAGAAGATGGAAGCGGAAGTATGAGATGCAAATCCTCCTTGAGGATGAAGCAGCTCAGAAGAAACAGCAGGAAGAGGCTGACACTACCCGAAAGAAGGTACTGGCAAAGGTACCAGGGTAGAGCGCTAACCATGCGCAACCCCCGATAGCATTAATGGCTCAATGCACTGGGTTGGTACTCAGAGATTGCAGGTTCGAATCCTGCCGGGGGATCAAGAAAGGACCCGTCAATACGTTCTTTTATTAATTAACGTATAACCATGGAGAGGGCAGGCAGCTTTCATTGGTTAATGACGGGTTTTTAGGAATATGTGTATTTCCATAATTGTAGGGGTATTCATATTTATGCTAGAGTGGCATAGTATGTGGATAGACCCTGCGGTCAACAACCATGAACGCACTCGTTCACTAATTACTGCGCCTAAACCGCGGAGTAAAAAGAGAACACGAATACGGCATTACGCTGTATTCTGACTTAGTTAGAAATGTAACCTACAACTCATTTCTATTAATCCTAATCCTTCTTCCTTCGGGGAGAAGGATTTTATGGAAATACACAAGATATTATGGCAGTACTCACCCGAGTACAAGCTAGGTTAGTGAGTGAGGTGAAAGGTCTGTTAAGTGTTGGTGTCAATTTTTGGCGACAGACCTCTTGGTTAAGGACTGGAACAGAAGGAAAAATTATCTGGACCTTCTGTTTACCACAACCCAATAAACCCTGAACCGAGTTGATTTTATTTTTTAATCTTTAAATTCATTATATCATGTTGACATTTTCATTACTTGTAACAATTGTATTTCTGGTATTAGTTATTATATCAAGAAATAGAGAGCTCAAGGGCCTAAGAAATATGGCTTTTAGACAGACAAAGCTCCTCAGATTAATTGTTAAGCTTAATGGTAAGCCAATGACTCCCAAAAAACTTAGCAAGGCATTTCCAAAACATAGAGGACAGCTCATTATCTTCAATGAAGATATGGACATCACTCTCTGTACTGTTGCATTCGTATATGACATGGGATGGAAACTGCAATTTGCAGGGACGGAAAGTTACATTTATGACTTGCCTCCTTCTCTATTCTATAAAATTTAGGGCGGGACTCGACAGCCGATAGTCGATGCTCCATCGTGTCCGCGGGACACCGCCTTAATATTTGGACCGTGTGCTGGGTCTCCTTATCGTACATTAGGAGTGAGTAAGTCGTTATGGGCCCACAATGTGTGTGGGATTCCTAGCAGCACTGCTCTGAAGGTTCGACTCCTTCCGCGGTTTCTATGAAACGTAAGAGACTCTATATCTATCTGTTAGTAATATTATACTTAGTATTACTTATCGAAGTACCTACTTGCTTTCGTTCTATTGGGGCGTTTGTGGTAGTAGCGTCAACCCTTGAAACCAAAGTTCTCATTCTAAAGATCTTACTTTATGTAGGATGGATAGGAGGACTAGCGTTACTAATAGTTTTAATTGGTAAACTATTCAAGAAATTAGAGAAGCTAGCCAACCTGCATTAGGGAGACATACTCGAGGTGTCCAACAGGGCAAACCAAGAGGCACGCTCCCTTTTCTTCAATCTCAATTCAATGACCATTTCATTTTACGGTTTAAAAATCAACGTTGTGTACATAGCTGAGCATCATAAAGGATTTGCTCAGGTCACATGCCATAAACAGCAGGCCGAGAAGGCTGTTAGACTTCTAACTGAAAAAGGAGTCCGAACCAAGGTTCGTCACTTTTCAAAATTATCTACTTTTGTTATTTATGATGAGATCAGAATTGATTTCAGATTTAGTCAACAAAATGACTCTCCTGTCGTTATTCGACCAGCTTCTAAGCCAAGAAGTAGAAGGAGAGGTCCAAGAAGAAATCATTAATCATTATTATACATGGATTCTTCAAACACCCCGATTGTCACTGAGACAATAATCGTTCAACTTAAAAGCTTTAGCAACAGAAAGCTTAATGTAGTAAAGAGTGTAAAAGTTCTTACTGGGTTAGGCCTTAAGGAGGCTAAAAAGATTGTTGACGAAGTCCCATCAGAGTTCCCATCTAGACATGGGTTTAAGTTCACCTTTGATTCGTTGACTGAATCAGGAGCAGAATTTGAGCTGTTCAACGAAGACAATGTTCAGTTGACAGGTAGTTCAGCCGAACAGGCTCCGAGATGTCCTCATTGTGGACAAGAGATACCTAAAAATTAGGTCGTCGATGGCCCCCCGCAGCAATTCTATGTTGTATAGAAGCCTAAGCGTAACTTGGGTACCATTGCGGTTAACGCCTATGTGGCCTGCGGGGTTCTTAAACCTTACCGTACTATTGCATCTTAGTACGCAATCATAGAGATCTAAGTGTCTCTATGGTTTTTATCGTTCTTTGTTTACACACATACTAATTCTTCCTTGTAGGGAAGAGTCGATCATGGACGGCCTTTCGGGGCTGTCCGTCTTTAATTACTGAATTTTAATGTTTGATATTAATCTAATGACCGAGATACGGGATTTCCTCCCGTTCACTGATGCGATTGCGCATACTGAAAAAACACCATACTCTTATTGGATTGGACAATATGAGAATGTAACCTTTCCTGAAAAAATGGATGTGGTTGCAGATCCTATTTCCTATAATAGTGATGGAGACATCACTTCTGCCTGTTTCAGACATGAGACTGAGATATATCGTCTTAGTTATGATACTGAATCAGAGAGTGGTTGTGTTTACGGAGTAAAGATACTCTCTTTAGTGCAGCAAACGTTCGAAGAAATTACTAATAAATTCGTCGCCCTCACAGGCGCAAACAAATACGTTAGACCTCAGCGTCAAGGCTCTACGAGACTTGATGTATTGGATCTCAAGCCAATGATAGGTCTATGTACAGAACGAAAAGATCTGAGAGTAAGATCTCTAAACTTTGACTTCTATAATGAAGGAACAGAAGAAGCATTCAAGGGTCTCTGTAGAGAGATCCCTAAAGGCGGAATCCACGTCCTTCACGGGCCTCCTGGTACAGGTAAGACTAGTTTCATTACGGCACTTGCCCAAGAACTAGACAACGGTGTTCGTTTCGTTTACCCTAAGATTGACCCAGCTGTTGATCTTGAGGCAATCGTATCTTACCTTAAGGATGCGTATCGTAGCCACGTATGTCTCATTGTTGAAAACGGTGAGGAAATCTTTGACAAAGCTACTCAAGCTATGTTGAATGTTGGTGATGGTATCCTGTCCCTCCTTGGAAAATATAATGTGTCTATCCTGATCACTTCAAACCGTGAAGGAGATGACATCATTGATAATATCCACGAGGCTATGAGCCGCAAAGGACGTATGCGTTCTTTCGTCAATCTTCCGTTCTACACGGAGGATAAAGCTCATGACCTTCTCTTCAAGTATGAGTTACCTGAACTTCCTGTAAGTTTGGCCGATCTCTATGCAATGCTTGAGGAAAAAGATAGTCCCGTCCTTGATAGTCCGGCTCCGGTTAAATCGGATACGGTTACTATCGAGTGGGATGACGAAGATTATTGATATAACCCTTCGTAACTGAATCCACCTCCGCCTTTCACATGTAAAGTGCATACCTAATTAGGGGGTGGGTTTTGGCGCCTTAGCTCAATGGGCAAGAGCACTGGTCTGGTGACCAGTAGGATCCGGGTTCGAACCCCGGAGGCGCCTCTATACGGGGCCTGCGTATTGGCTTACACGGTTAGCCTAGTTGAAGATGAAGTCTTTCGACCTCTTGTTAGTCTGATTCTAGACAGGGCTAATACGTGTAGCTTATACAAAGCGCTTCGTAATTCTAGGATGACAGGGGTTCGAATCCCCTCGGCTCCGCAAAGATATTGGAATGGGTAGCACAGTCGTGGCAGTGCGTACGGCTCAACACCGTAATGTCGGCGGTTCAATTCCGTCCCCCATTCCTACTTTTTTAACACTTAAAATCAAAATCATACTCAAGATGAAAAAGATTAAGAAATATAAATTTGAGATCTCTAGAGCTCCCAAGGAGAACGAGATCAAAGAGAAATCCTGGAAACGCATCACAGGACTTAACGTCGATGCAGAATACCCACAGGTAATCGAACTGGCTCTGCCTGAGATTCGCCTTCTCACGAAGAAGAAACTTGGTAAGCAGATCAGCTTCCCCCTCAATGTTCCCAAGAAACTGAAGAAATTCGGCAAGAAACTTTGGATGTTTATCCAGAGCGAACGCAAGAATCCTCGTGTGGAAGGCGAACATCTTCAGCCCGGTATTACTCAGCATGAGGGTACTGTGAAGAAACGAGACATCTATAAGCCTGAAAAGGTCTACCCGACTGCCTCCGAGCTTTACATGAAGCAGGTGCAGAAGGAGAAGATCGCTCGTCTGAAGAGAAAAGGTTTGTATAAAGCCTGGATCAAAGCCAAAACTGCTGCAAAGCGTAAGGCTAAGTCCAAGGAGTTGGGTAAGATCTATGCTGCTCAAAAGGCACGTGGATTTAAGCCTATCGAAGAAGGTAAGGTGACTAAGGTAGTACAAATGTCTTCTCTTGCTGAGAAATCTCAGCAGGCCAAGGCAGCTTAACCTGGAGTAGTAAGGAGGCCTCTTAGGAGGTCTCCACTACTATACTTATGGTAAAAATAACTAATACTATCATCTCAGATGAGGGAACACTCATTCGAGAAGGATTAGACCAACTCCAATATTGGTTCTACATCCAAATCAATGGCAACCTATGTATCTTTGCATATGACTCTAACAACATGGTCATCTATGATGAGTATGAGGAAACGGTCATATTAGATGTATATATGAAAGACATCCAGGTAGTTCTTAAAGATTTTACTTCTGTATTCTTCTTTGCGAATGATGACTGGTGTTTTCTTGGTAAAAAGAAAGACGGTACATACCGTGCTTTCAACCTTTATAGTGTTCAAGGTAAGATATTGATTGAAGCTAACCCTGCCTTTATTGGCGGAACAGTAGATATTGACAGTATATCATACCACCATACGTATTTTAGTCCTGATAACTTTTGGAAAGTTGGACCAAGTGCGTGGGGAATTACTCTTGTACCAAAATTTGGATTTCGAAATAAAAATAAAATCAAACAATTTTTATCACATGGCTGACACGAAAAACGTAAGATTAGTACACCTTGACGGTGTACCTCATATCCAACTCATGGAGTTGAAATATGACAAAATTGCAAAAGACAAAGTTTGGAAACGAAAGAAGGGGAAAGGGACCTTCCGTACAAAAATGACGAATGTTGCCACTCAAAGAGGTGACAAATGGGGTAATCTGGTTGTTGGGCCAGATCTCAAACCTTTCGTTGTTCTGGACAATGGACAGACCCGCTCAATTCACTCTCGTTACTCCAACCTCAACTTTGTATAGCATGGACCATCAAGCATTATTTATTGTAAAAACGATCGCAAATCTTGCGATTGAGAAGCAACATCTTCTCACAGATCCAATTGAAATCGCAGATGCCATTTGGATAGACGAGAATCATGGTGTGTGGTTAGAACCCAAACAAATTGGGACAATCATGAATCTCATGAGTGAAACTCATCTTGAGTTCACACCCACCATGATATTGAAGATCTCTCATTACTTGCAGCAAGACATTCCTAAAGATCAGCAGGTATACCCTGAGGATAAGGAAACTCTCTACTTCAGAGAGAATGCCTATTTATGGGCGGTCGCGAGTCAATTCTTTACTAGACATAAAGAATATGAAGAGATCCATTACATAACGTAATGCTCCACTCCAATTTTTCCAAACCAGTCGACCAACTAGGCATTAGTGTCATAGTCTGGCCGTAATTTGTACCTTTATGACTAGGCAGAGAATCTCGCTAGCATAAAGGTTTTTCTGCACGTGTAGCTCAATCGGAAACCAGAGCGCCCTTCAACTGACTGTAAGGTTGCTAGGTGCTGATAGTCTCTCAGTTTCCTAGTTGGGAACGATGTAGGTTCGAATCCTACCACGTGCTCTATTTTTACTAAAAATTCATTTATTATGAAACTTGTAACAACTGACACAACAGTGTCCACCAGATTCACAGGACGTGTTTCTGGTATCTTGCTCGCAGTTCTTTTTCTTGTAGGGTTGGGTAACATAAGTTTCAAAACCCACTTTGAGGAGCCACTCTATTTGATAGAGCAGGCTTCATACTTTGTCTTAGACACAGACGGTTTCTCTGATAAAGTACGAGATGTTGCTACAGATTTAGATGTACAACCAGAATGGCTTATGGCCGTTATGTACAATGAGTCTAAATTTGATAAGAATGTAGAAAACCTGAAAGGTAGTGGTGCCACTGGATTAATTCAGTGGATGCCAAAGACCGCGAAGGAACTTGGAACAACGACCAAACGACTTAAAGAGATGACCCATGAAGAACAATTGGATTATGTTTATAAGTATTTTGATCTTGTTAAACGACGTTACAGACCGTTAGAAAATTTGACAGATACGTACCTCGCCGTACTATACCCAAAGGCATTAAATGCTCAGAGTTATTTCGCTGCTCAGCGATTAAAACATCCTGGGGTAAAGAGGTGGGGGAGGGATTTTAACACATATGTGTTATATGCGTCTCCGTCAAAAGCATACAAGCAGAACATTGGCCTTGATGAAGATAGAGATGGTAAAGTTACCATATTCGACATCGAAGCCCATGTTCAGCGCAAGTACCCTTCTGCATTCGCGGCAACAAAGCGCCCGACTCCTGAACAACTATTAGCAGTCATGGACTCAGCAAAAGCCTGGGCTGCTGATGATGTGATGGATGAACTTGAAACAAGAGGTGAGGAGCTCGGAATAGAGTTCCTCAAAACATATGCTCACCAAATACTTTTGAACGTCGAAAGACATCGGCAAAAGAAAGTAGATGGGATTGCTTCAAAATGAAATTTTAGTTCTTTTTTACATAGGGTGGTCATTCGGACCACCCTATATCTTTTATCATTATTAATTAATTTAATTTTCTCAATCATGACATCAAAAGTGATTCCCGTCGACCAAGACAATGCTATTAACACCGAAATTCGCAGAGAGTCCCTTAAAGGCCGCTTTGGCAGCTTTGGATTCGAAGGCAAACCATGTTTCGGAGTTAAGAAACCCGTCCTCCTCAAGGACCATCTCAGACTGACAAAAGGAAATGATTCGAACCCCGAGGGGACGTTCATTGAAAACCCTTTTGAGAATGACAGTCAATATCGCAATTTCTTGCAAGACGTTGTTATCCCTGAAATCCAGGCCGCAAACAAAGGTCTTGAGATCATTGTATTTGTACCTGGAGTACCCGAGCCTACAAAGCAGGAATTCTCCTTCCGTATCACCATCATAGGTATGGATCGCCCCGGTCCTCTCGCTGAAGAATCTCAGCAAGAGAAATTTTATAGTAACCTCGGTGAGATCTATATGATGATCCGGAAATACACTCGTGCTCACGCACGCGATGTTGCTTTTGACCCAAGCAACTTCTAAGAATCCTTTTTTCGCCATGTTGAGTTGGACCCTTCGGGGTCCTTCTCTTTAACACTTAAGTCATGAAAAGAACTGACATTCAATTTTTTATTAGTATGGCCGCACTCCTTTTCAGTGCCGCCCTCCTGGCTGCTAGCATATTTGATATCTTTGATATTCAACTTCGCTGGCCTCTTGGAGCTACCATTCTTTCGTTCATATGGTTCATCAGAGTGATGGGCAAGTATGAGAAAGATGATTATTATATAGAGTAATGTTCAATACAGCATTTATTATACAAGTGATAAATGTCTACGCACCGATGGCAGCGGACGAGATAATTACGAATCCGTTGTATGAGGTCAGTGATTATAACACTATATATCGTAGATACGGTATACGCGTAGACGCAATGCATCCAGCACTTCAAAAATTCACCAAAGATTGTGTGGAGATGGAGTACGAAAGACGGTTGTTATTTAAAGAGTATAAACCAAAACCTTTCTTATTTCCTAGGATTACGTTTCCAGGAATGTTAGCAACCGGCCCACTTGAGCAGACTTTATTCTCATCTTTTCCATTTTCTTATAGTGATAACTGATGCATACTAAGCAAACGAAAGATAATATTGCGTGTTTCGTCGAAGACGTAGCGCTCCATTTTCTGTATGAACTCGCTCTGACAAAGGCTGAGATACGCAGATTGTTTATGGATACCGTTGGGTATTCTATCAAACTTCTTACCGCAGAAGAAGCAGCGACCACCATTAATGCAATCTTCTGTCATATTAATAACAACAAAACCATTACGTACTGTCATGAAGAAGCTAATGCTACTATTCATGCTGCTTTTGGCCTTGGTGCCGTTGTCAGCACAGATTCAGTCAGTCACCCTGTTGGGGTCTGATTGCGTAAATGGCCTCCCTGTACAATATATACAGGTTGAGGTTGATACAGCGCAGGTTCAGGTAGGCGATACGCTCGTCGCCCAATCTGCGTTCTTCGGCAATGTCTATGTACCGATTGATAATCAAAAGCGAGAGCTTTACAGATTTCAATTTGCTACAGCTCCCAATCAATTTGTGACCTTCTCGGTTACTTTGATGCGAGGACCTACAGGCATTGCTATATTCCATTTGAGTCAAATCTATGCTCAAAATTGTTCAGCGTTCTCTATTAATAAATCAAGTCTTGAAGCCAAAAGGAGAGGTAACTTTATATATCTCAACTGGGGCGGAGAACTCGAAGGAGAATGTTACGAAATATACCTTGATGGGGAATTCGAGGCTATAACTCAAGAGATGGGGTATAGTACTTCAAATCCTCATTGTCGATTAGTAGAGATTCGGGAAATCGATTTCGACGGGAGAATCATCTCTCAAGCTTTCGCTGAAGTTGAACCGGAAACTCCACAAATTGACCTGTATCGGATCACGCAACAAGGGTTAATGCATGCAGATTACTTGCAAGCAAATACCTTATATGCGATGCTCCGACAAGATACGTGGCATAAAATTTATGTCATGCCTTAAACCCCTACTGCCCTCGCCATAGTTTTCATCTTGGTAGAGGGGTGTGTTCCTCGGAACCTTTAGGGGTAATTTAATGAATAGGGTTGAGACACCTGAAGGGTACCTACACGGGTGTCTTATCGGGTTCATCTCCTGACGTGATCGATGATCGCCCCTATTCGTTTTTACAGTACGTTAAATTCAACAACCATGAAAGCAGTTCTTTCAAAGCAAGAGTTTATCAAGTTTAATTTGATAAACGGATTGCTAACATTAGATCGTGCAGAGAATCCTCATAATATGACTGCGTTTAGTCACTTGTTAGGAAATCTTTATCTGGTCGACCCTGTTATGTTACAAGAAAGGGATTTAGTTTTTGCGGGAGCAGATACTTTGGATTGGGCTAGACTAGTCAATCCATCAAAAGTCTCTGAATCGCAATGGGAAACTTATTTAGAAACCCTTCAACCACATCAACAGGAATTCGTAAAGAAAATTGTACAATCAATGTAACAACCAAGGGCAACGGGTCTAGGGAACAGAAAGTTTTGGATTCCCCTCCGAAAGGAGAGCTATTGTGCAAGACAGTGGTGACGCAGTTACCGCCCCGGCCATGATTCTAACCTGAATAGGGAAGCATGGTGCCCGACACTGGATGGACGGTCTTAAGAGAGGTTCGATTCCTCTCCATCCAGCATTTTTAAACAAACAAATTTATTTTCAATGATCACAAAGGAAGGCGTACTCAGTCATTTGGCTGATCTCAAACAAGAGCATTTATATAATGCTTACGCAATGCTGTTCAACTTTTTGGAAAAGAACCAAGATCTTCACCACTATGACTTGTTCATGAAAGCTGAAAGCATCGAGGAACTTAACCAGAAAATTATCGGCACTGTTCGATCTTTTCTTAATCTACAAGGAGCAGGAATTTACACTCCTATTTTAGAGTGTTATCCTACGATTCTTGAGGAACAATACCCGTTGGAACCGAAAGACATTAGTGTAAAGCTTAGTCCTCGGAAAATGCCTATAGACTTCTACTTAGGAGTTTACAATTCTTACATAGCCTCTAACATCCGTTTGTTAGCTTATGAGGAAGGTCTCTTGAAGACAGGAATCAAAAGATTAGAGGCTATCGAGTACATTGAAAAATCGGCCGGGTTAGAGATGGAAGCGCTTAAGAAGCGTTACCCCAACCACGGCTGGTTCAGACTCAACCCAATTGAAACCTGGGTACGAGATGTGAATGACAAGTTCACCTTGTTTCCCCATGAGATTTTGCGTACTCCTACAGCGATTGCGTATCTCATTGAACATGGCTTATTTCAACATTATTTTTCTCAAATCTATTCCGTACAACGCGGAGCAAAAAAGAAGACATGGCGAATAAATTTATCGTAGATCACAAAATTCCTGTTCTCCGTAGAGGAGTAAAGAGATCATTTGGATCCATAAGATCTTACGATCTTTTCATGGAACCAGAAAAATACCGAATCATCAGAAAGAGTCCTTTTATTAAGACCTTATTGGAAGTTCAAACGAAGCAAGAGCTGGCGACTTATTTATTAAGTGTCAACTTTGCGGCCCTTGCTTTGTTTGAAGGAAATGTTTATGGGTCAGGACGATTAATTGATGAGAAGACTGTAGATATCATGTGTTTGACAAAAAAGGAAATTGAGTACGTTCGTGTACAACTTCCTAATGTCAGAAATAAAACAGTTGTGATAGATACAGATAGTGCGCGGGCAGCGATTATTAATGTACTTAATAATGTCGCTATGATTCATGATCGAAGTGAGTACCAGCAAAAAATATCATCTGATATTTTTGTCGAACTCTTTCGGTATACGCTTTTGCCTCAACCTAAGAGAGTTGTTAAAGAGGAGCTGAACAGGTTGAAGCAAAGAAAATTCATCTCGATACTTGAGAATGGGAATAACAAACCATCTCTCGTATCATTATTCAACGACGAACCCGAATGGACAAACGATGATATCGCTAAATTACATCTCGGGGACCCTCAATTCTGAGGTGAGTGCCCCGAACGGAATGTTTGACTTGATAGTCAACAATTTTCCAGTGCACGTTATGTATAATGACAAAGCAATGGAGGAGCCTCCGCAATACCATTTTGTAGGAGAGAATGAGATAATTTTCCCAAATTGCTCAGCAAACTTTCGATTTCATAGAGATCGGATTCAAATGTTTTGTACTCCAAACGGGAGCACCAAAATGTCGATTCTCATTTCTGAGTTTCACAAATTTGGTTTCTTACCCAATGCACGACGAACCCAGTTCTTCGACGCAAAAGGTATGGCGGTAATCACTGAGGGGGTTAGTCCTAACCTGTTTTCAATTAACCGCACAAAAATGACAATGGCGAATTTTTCCATACCAAAAACTATTGCATTATCAATCTCTAAGCTGGATTCCCATCCAGTCAGAGCATCCATTGGTAATGCTTTGCACACCTTCGACCCTAACAACAATTGTTGGGTCAAAAAAAAGAATACTAAGCGGTCAGCCGCTTAAGATACACGTCTTTTCTTACCTTAGCCCGGTATCACATTGTAATGTTTGTTTTTGAGAGCTGGTCCATTCAGATAAGAGGCCGTTCTTACCCTTTAATTTATCTTTCACGAACAAAAGACGATTCAAAAACACCCCCAGTATCCCCATGATAAGAACTTATCAATATAGCTGTCCAAAGGCTGAGATTAAGTACACTGTTATGGTAAGATGCGCGAACGTATTCTTGGTAATTTGATATAAGTCCTACTAGGTGAAATCTAGTAAGGACGTAGACAGAGAGATGGCTTGTGTACAGGCGTCTATGCCCGTTAGGGCGCTAAGTTCCCTCCCTTTGAAAACGAAAGTTGGTAGGAGGCCGCTTATTCGAATTACTATAAGAGTGTAGTCCACTGAGACTACTTGGAGGATCTATCAAGGATAGATTCCAGAAATTATTTCTTTGAGATTTCATGCAGATAATATCTGATCATGACAAGAGCACCTTAGCTAATAATCCATGAAAAGGAAATTAATCGGAATAGGATTGGTAATGGCAACTATTGCCGCTAGCCTAATTTTCCCAGATCGCTTAAAATTCATAATGAACGATATCATGACTGGCGGACCATCATTGTTTTCCGCCCTCGGTAGTATATCAATGTTAGTCGGTATCTGGCTGTTAGGTGGTGATAGCATCACTCCTTCCGAAAACGACATATACGTGCAAGAACAGAACGAAGAAGAGGAAAGATCCGTAAAACCATTCATGTCTCGAATACTTTACGGAAGCGCGGAGTTCGATGACGCTCCCGAATAGCCCGACAGCGTGGCTATCCAACCCCCGGAATCTTACTTCTGATGTTTAACGCGCAAGGTACTGGGGTACGTCTCGATGAGACGGCCCCTTTATCTTTTAACCACAAAAGATCGAAACCATGTTATTATTCACAATATTCGGAATGCCTGGAAACTATGTACTTTCCATGGCACTTATTCTCACTACGTTGGCGCTGATTGGCAGAGCTAAAAGTAAAGAACGATCCAATACTTATTGGAGAAAGTCAGATCCTCGTAGAGGGGATTATAATTCTATGATTTCGCAAGGTCGAGGCCATTCATTGGCTTCAAGACGCTACGCTCGACTTGATGTTGGACGTAGAGTATAAAGAGAAATTCTCGAAAGCTCTGAGCGCAAGCCAGGGCGGGATCCTCGGGATCGGCGTACGTAGGCAGGTCACGTCCCGGACTGACGACTGTATTTTCCCCGCAAGGGGCGCGAGCGTTATGAACTCGCCGTGCGCTTAAAATATCGTGGAGTCGGCTAATTACAATGTCGATGTGGAGGTTCGAATCCTCTCTCCTATTTAGGAGTACGCCAATCTGGTAGAGCGGCGATAGGGGGCAAACTGTACTAATCATGCAGGAGTTATATGTTGACGTACTGAACAGGTCCGGAATGGACAGAAGACGAGCATCCTGATACGACTTGCTCGAGAGAGTTTCGCCTATCTCAACACTTCCTTGTGGAGTGGGAAAACCTGAAAGGGAGCTGGACGAAGTCGTCATAGAACATCTGACTTATTGGGGCATAGCCCCCCTTCTTTTTATTGAACAATGATACCGGCGCGAGTATAACCGATGCCATTGCGTTTGGAGGGACAATATTCTTTTTCTTGGAGTGTTGGTGACTCTGATAAGATGTGTGAGTCCTGGGCTGCGCCAGTTTAAAAACCCGTAACTGGTAAGGGCCCCAGAGGGTAGAACCTCCGGTTAGAGTGAATCACTCACTCGCGCCCGTTTTTACTTTTAAGTTTTCTTTTAATCCGTTAAACAATTTATTTAATGCGTAAATCACGACTTGAACGCAAGAAAAGCGGACCTCGATTTCGAGGTAATTATCTCCTGACGAGATCTCAAAAGTTTATTGACCAACTTCTCCTATTTGCTCGTATGAGTAACAGGAGTAAGTCTAAGCTCGAGAACAGAAAAAATAAATTAGCAGCAGAGGAGGCTCATCAGAAAGAGCTGAAGCGAAGGGCTGCTCAGCGAGCTCGAATCAAGGCGAACCGGAATGTAAAGATTGTCCCAATCGAAACTCCTGTGTATGATGCCGAGCGTAATGCTCTTTTACGGCAGAATCGTACGAAGTTCGTCTCTCTCCTCGATGAAAACCGTGCTAGCAGGAGACGTAATATTCGTGCAGGGGGGAACAAACCCTTTTACCGGAAGCAGATTGTAAGGCTGGAGCAGCAAAAGCAGGCTAGGGAGCGCGAGCAACAGCTTGCGGAAGCTAGTCTTGACGAGACGAAAAAGGCTGCGTGATTCATTAATTTGCGGAAATGTACTGGACTTTGTCCCACCACTCTCTAAGTGATTACGAAGGCTGGATGCAGAAGATCTGCGGATCAAGCTGCATTACCCCTTACGATGCCGAATTGAGAGTTAAGTAGAAGAGATCGGTTAATGTCGTTACCGACCCCGATACAACACTGTGAAGAAATTTGAACACTGAACAAGTGATTGACATGAAAAGATTACAAATTTTGCTATTAGCATTGCTGATGGCATTCAGTCTGGGGATCGCAAGACCCCCAACCCAAGACACATCCCATCCCCCTCTTATCACAGCTACGGAAATCGTTTCCCCTGCAATTCCACCTTGGGAGAATCCTCCTAAGGTCTTGCATACACCTCCTTTGGTAGCTACGCTCCCAGAGGATGCCTTAGTTGATATTAGCCAGCGCCTCCGACGACTTGTAGTTGTTGGAACTCTCCCCTCAGGGGGGATGCCTGCCTGATCCCTGTAGAATCATGATACCTGAATAAAGACGTGAGGAGCAAAGCCAAGAATTTCTTGGTTTTGTTCCAACTTTTTGCTATCTTATATCGTCTTTTACTATTTTTTACCCTTAACTGAAGACAAAATGAAATTTACTGAACCTACTATTAAGGACTACGAGATAGTCCACAACAACTTGAATTTTTCTATCCGTCAAGTATTAGCTTGGCTAAATAACTTGAATGATGGAAAATCTCACTCACCGGATGAGTGGAGAAAATTAAGTTCCGCACAAAAGAGAAAAGTCATTGAAGATCAAAGAATCGCCTCTGACTGGGCTCTGCATAATCGGACATTCAGACCTACCAATGATACTAGCAAAGTCATTGCTTTGTTTGAAAAAACTGAAGAAGATGGAAAAAAGACCAGATACAGACAGCCACTACGTTTCAAAGATTCGTACAGTGTGGAGTTTGTAGATGACTCTTTGAACATTACTGTCCCAGACCAAGATGAGAATGTTAAAATTCTTGAGGTCTCAGCTACTCGTTCTTTCGATAGAACTTACGAGCCTGTTAAACAGAAGAAGCCTCTTGACGTGGTACAAATAAACCTCGATAAAGAGCTTACTAAAGTTAGATGGTATAATGGTGAATCTTTCATGAGCTGGTATAGCAAACCAGTTGAAGAGAGATACCCCCTTCATCCGGATTTTATAGAAACTAAAATCTCAAATGAAGATGAATTAGATGAACGAAGTTAACTTAACCTTTTACCAAACCAAATTTTACGAAGGTCTCCTGAAGATGATTTTCTACAAGATAGAAAACCGAGACCAAATTGAAGAAACTCTTTTAGTTTTCAAGGATGAACTAGCGTTCCTCCAAGAACAGGGTTATATCGACTCTGAAAACCCGTTTAGACTTACAGAGAAAGGATTATCTATGATGGATAATTCATATAATGTTGGCAGAATGAACTTTGTTCGTTTTATCAACACACTTCTTCGTAACTCCGTAGAAAGAGCTGGATCATTCATATCCAGACTGCTTAACCTCGCATCGAAGCGAGAGGGGTTCCTAGAGGAGGCGTCACGACACCTCACAACCGGAACCGTTGAGCACCTCTTGAAAGTGTTGAAGAAACGAATCCAGGAGATAAATTCTTCTGGTATTAGTCAATCTCCTGCTACAATGACCGAGCTTCGGTCTAAGCTAGAGATGTCTAAGCTTCAATAAGCGGTCGACTGAAACGTTCTCAGTCGTTAAACAAATGAACACAGAATCGTGTTCGGGAATTACCGAACAGCTAGTTACCTACCTCAGTAGGTAGTTCCTCCAACCCCGCGCTCTGGACGTTCAGAGTAGCACAAATCATACATATGAAAGCACTTGTTCTGAGTATTAGCTTACTCCTGAGTTCAAGTGTTGGAGGCGTATTCTACTGGAATAGTAGTCAATACGAGGAAGCACTTGAGCAGGTGAAAGCTGAATATCAACAGCAAACTGCCCAAGCTAACCAAGAAATCGAAGCGTTGAAAGACAGTGTAAAGATGGAACGTCTTGAGTTAGCTGAACTGAAAAGTCGAATTATTATTCACCCATTGAAAGAGGTGGATAAAGCATATACAACTCGTCCCTTTGGCTTACAGGTCCACCCTGTATATAAAGTCAGAAGAAATCACGAAGGTTTAGATTTTGGTAGTACCAATAAACTGAACCCAATCCGATCGTCAACAGACGGTAAGATCATTTCTGTAAAATACTACAAGAAAAGTGGTTGGACAGTTGCAATACACAATGAAGAACACAACATAATTATCAAGTACATGCACTTACGTTATAACCCATCCACTACGACAGGTAAGACGAAAGCGATTAAGCGCGGTGATTTCATCAACGCAGCTGAAGTATTTGGTATTATAGGCAGTACGGGGACTTCCTCGACAGCTACACATCTTCATTATGAGATCCACGAGTTCAACGAAGAAACGTTGAAGTATGAACCTGTTGATCCCAACAGCGGAAAGTATGTATTCATTGATGATATTAACCCTCAAAACCCCATAGCAGAAAAATAAGAAATAAAAAACACCCTCAAGGCATGTAATGTGTCTTGGGGGTTTATTTATATAACTATGACTGAAAAAATTTACATTGACGAGGAAATCTCGGTTTCTATTATTGGTGACTGGACTTTACGAAGCTTCAGAGATTACATTAATGAGTTGATTGAAAAACATGGTGAAGATACGTCGTGTGAAATAGACGTTGAATATGATTATTTCATGGATGACTATGATATCGATGATGCCAACCTTATTATAACAACCAAGAGATTAGAAACTGATTCCGAATATAATAAAAGAATTGAACAACTACAGCTCAGAAAAAAGAAATACGAAAAAGAATTAAGCAACCTACAAAAGAATTATTCTGACGTATTGGAAGTCATTGACGACGAGCTGTTCCAAATACAAATCTAACAAATTATGGCTAAGAAAAAGCAAGAACATGATTTCGCAGAGGGAATACAAGAACTCATTGACTTCTATAATGAGAATTTTGAAGCCCCTAATTACCACGTAGTAGAGAAGAAAAAATATGAAAATCTGCTTCGTTGTGGTATCTACATGGACTTAATGGAAAAACATGAACTGGACGATTATGCTCCTGAAAAGGTGCAAGAAAAGTTTTATGCAGAGTACAAAAAGGTGTGTAAAGACAAGGGGGTTCCTGTAGAAGAGGACTAAACCTTATACTTTAATTATTGATCATGAATAAGCAACCATATTTCGATCCTTATCGAGAGACTATGTCTCCTGAGGAGTTCAAGGAATTTCAACGCATTGAGAGAGATTACAAGACTAAGGTCTTGAATCAACCCAAAGTGTTTCGTGCTTATGAAGTTGTCCTTCATTTCTTCAATGATCAACTTGACTTAATGGAGGACGACAGAGATGTCGTTGAAATAGAGAATTGTATTACAGCAGTGGTAGAACTGCTCCCTGAGCATCCACCGAAGACCAAGCACGATACGATTGCCTTCAACGGCATTAAGGATGCCATCCTTGAACTTACTGGAAAGAACTTCGATACCCTTCTTGATCCCACAGCGGATATGGGCATTGAGTCTTTCGATACAGTAGTTCGAAAACGAAAGAAAGAGCGGCCCTCATCAGATGTTGGGCCTGTTGCGGTAGTTCCCAGACCAAGGCCGGTTCGACGAGTCCAAATCGAAGAACCTCTTCCCCCCGAACCTGATAACAAAATCAGGTCACTGGTGGTTAAAACTGGAGACCGCATTATACAGCTAGGCAAATGGGTTCAAAACCGTGCCAGAGCTGCATAGAAAAATAACCTAAGGACTGTCTCTGGCAGTCCTTTCTTATTTGTATCTAATCATGTCATCATATAAATTGTTCCTGTCGCGACTCAAGCATCGAAAGCTCGCCGCTAGGCACTTAAGAACTCTTCTTTTGTTCCAAGCTGAGCCAGAGAAGCAAGGGTATCGCGTCTTATTTGGTGGTTCGTCCTATGATAGGACTATCACCAAATGTGTGAAAGACCTTCTTCAGAAGGGGTTCATGGAAGAGAATTATTATTCCACGAACCAAGGCCCATTTCGCATCACTGATGCAGGCAAGAAATTGCTTCAGACATGGGAAGCCTTTAAGCGTAATAAATCAAGGCCCGTATGGGCTCTATCAGTTAACGAACTTCATCAACTATGGACCTAACTCAGTGGGTTTATGATATAGAAGTATATCATAATTTCTTCTGTGCTAACTTTGTTAGGGCAGAGGAGTCGTTAGAGGACACCCGGCAGTTTACTGTTTGGTACGATCCTTTTGATGAAAATGAACCTATTGACGAAATTCTTGAACTGCTGAAATTTTTAGCTGAAGACAATTTCTTTGTGGGCTTTAATAGCGTCGGTTACGATGATATTATTCTCCACAAGGCGTTAGATCTTATGGGTAGTTCTCCAAAAGAATTTTGCTCGACGTTGAAGGAACTATCTGACCGAATTATTAATAATGAAGTTAGGAAGGTTTCCGATGCTGATCGCGTATTCTATTCCTTGGACCTATGGAGATTATGGCATTTTAACAACAGAGCTAGATCGATGTCACTCAAAGCCGTTGAGGCTGCGATTGGCTTCCACAATATTCAGGAGCTTCCGATTGACCCCGGTCAATTTGTTTCTGAGCAGGAGGCCAACGACTTAATTGAGTACTGTTGGAATGATGTCAACGCTACAAAAAAATTCCTCTGGTTTAAAAAGCCTGAGGTACAGGAAGATACACAAGCTATGATTGAGTTGCGTGAGGTACTAATGGAGGAATACCATTATAACTTCCTCAATGCGTCAAATTCCTCAATCGGGGAACGGATTTTCCTCGACTACATGTCGAAAGCATTAAATCTCCCTCCTTCTGTTCTACGTCAGTGGAAAACGGAGCGAGATCAAATCATCGTGAATGATATAATTCTGGATTACGTAGAATTCGATGCGCCAGAGTTTCAGGGAGTCCTTGATCAATATCGAGAGATGTTGTTAGGGCCGAAAGATAAAGTCTCTATCGACCAAGCATTTGGCGGTATGGTTTATACTTTTGCCCTCGGCGGATTACACGCTGTTGTGGCTGGAACTCATGAACCAGAAGATCACCAGATGATCCTAAGTGTGGACGTAAAAACGAACTTGCGTCCTAACCGGATGAATTGCTGGAAACCTAAGTTATAAAATAAGGCAATCAGCAGCGAAGCCCGCAGAGCGGGAACGTTCAGAGACTACCTGAGCTATAGCGATATGGCTTAATAACAGGAAGTAGCACATGGTAATGCTTGTGTGAAAAAGCGTCCGGTAGTTCAATTAGTTGGGTAATAAGTTGTAACTATGAGAATAATACCTTATATTAAGGTATGAAAGCTCAATTACAACACAAGGAAAAATCTGGTATTTACTGTATCAGAAATAAAATAACTAATAAAGTATATATTGGTAAATCTGTAGATGTCTATAGAAGAATACAAGCTCATAAATCATCTTTAAATAGGAAATCTAAGGATGAGAATCGTTATCTAATCAATTCTTGGCATAAGCATGGAGAGTCTAATTTTGAATATTTCGTTATTGAATACGCAGAATATGATGATCTCTCTAAAAGAGAACTATATTGGATGAAGTGTTTTAATTCTTTAGACAGAAAGCATGGTTATAATCTTAGACTAGATTCTGAAGGAGGATTAATGCCTGCTCAAGAAACTAGAGACCTTCTATCTGAAAGTGGCAAACGTCGTTTTTCTGACCCAAAAGAAAGAGAAAAAGTATCTAAATTCTTCAAGAAATTCTGGGAAGACAACCCAGAAAAAAAAGAAGTAATGAAGAGAAAACTTTCAAAAAGTAAAGAGAAATACATTTTTCATCAATATGATTCATCAGGTACTTTGTTAAATACTTATCCTTCTATGAAGGATATTCTAGAAAAAAATCCAACTTTTACTGCTTCCAGCATATATAATGCTTGCAATGGGTATAAACCTCATTATAGGCAATTTATTTGGAAGAAAGAACTAAAGATATAGTCCGACACTTCAGGAAACTGAAGATTAACAGGTATGAAGTTCATACTACCCGAACCTAGCAATCAAAAATCGTTTATTTCCCGAGCATCTCTCAGAGAAGTTCTGTGATGTATACGAGGACTTGTATAAGCTACGGAAGTCTATTCCCAAAAGTGATCCGAGAAACGGGGCGTACAAGCTTGCGTTAAACTCGGTTTGATTTTGCACAAATCAGCAATCTTTATTGTATTTAACTGTGGTTTATAGTATATTATATTAAATTATGATTATTATGAATACAGGAATATATGAGATAAAGTGCAAAGAGAATGGTAAATCCTACATAGGGTCTACCAGAGTTAGTTTTGCAAAAAGGATCTATCATCATTTTTTATCGTTAGAGAATAAAACTCATAAGAATAAGCATCTTCAGAATGCTTTTGATAAATATGGTTATGAAGCCTTTGAATTTAGTATTTTACAACGTGTTCCAAAGAATCAATGTCTTGCTATCGAGCAAAAGTATATTGATTCTAGAGATTGGAATATGTTATTTAATATTAATCCATTAGCGACAGATTCTATTCATTTAACCTCTAAGCAATTACAAGATAGAGGTAAAAGTCTTCGAGAATTCAACAAGAAAGCTCGAAAATACTTTAAACAAGTGAAGGCGTCTAAACTTAGATTAAAAGACGTTCCCGAAAAATACCAAAAGCAGGTTTCTAAGTGGTTGAAACCCGTATGGAATACAGGAAAGAAAATGTCGAAAGCGCATAATAAAAAGCTTTCTGCGGCAGCGAAAACAAGAAAGATTAGTCAGAAAGGACGTAAACAAAGACAAAAAGCATTCTCAGCTAGAGTGCCTGATGTTTATGTGTATAACCAATCTAAAACTCTACTTGGTAAGTATACTTCTGCGGCAGAGCTTGAGCGACAATCCTTGAAAAAATCGTTTGAATTAATTGATCACATGATTCTTCGAAACCCTAACGGGAGAAACGGATTACCTGCTCATATTTTACGTGCGCCTAATGTGAATAAAGCAACTAAAACTGGAAAACCTTACAAAGGATTACTATTTTCAGTAAGCCCTCTCAGCTAGTAATAGTTGAGTTAGCAGAGGATGAATTCAGGGAAACCTAAGCCGAAAGGTATGGCAATCCTGAGCGAAGCCTGAGGTACACTTCAGGAACGTGCAGAGACTACTGGAGAACTATAGTGTTCTTAATAACCAGCTAGAGCGTCCTCCATCCCTATGGGATGATGATATAGTCCAGCCCACATAGAAATATGTGATTATGCTGTTACGGTAAATCCAACGACAAATGGTCATTCCTATATGACCGCCAATTTACAATGTCCATTACCATTAATGGGCAGTTGCTCTTAGCCATGTTAGCTGAAAAGCTTACAAAAGCAGGAGCCCAGGTCATCATGGCCAACACTGATGGTCTCGAGTGTATAATCTCGAAAGTCGATTACGACGCCATCATCAAGATCTGCGAGGAGTGGGAGTCTCTCACCAACCTTACCCTTGAGTATGAAACATATAGAAAGATGTTTGTAGCAAACGTAAATAATTACTGTGCGATCACGACGTCTGGAAAGCTTAAACAAAAGGGTGCGTTCGAGGTTAATAAATGGATAAATAAAGACCACAGCAAACGCGTTGTGCCCATTGCCGTACAAGAGTATGTGCAGAATGGCACGCCGGTCGAAGTCACTATACGGAACCACGATAAAGTCGAAGACTTCTTCGTATTCGTTAGGTGTAAAAAAACGTCCATGCTTTGCCACGAATTAGATGGTGAGGATTCCCCTCTGCAGCGGATCAATAGGCTAATCGTATCGAAATCAGGAGTGCCGATGTATAAGCGGTTCACCGATGGACGTAAGATAGGAGTCTATGTAGGAAATCTTTTATCGGATTTCAATCTTATTACTGATGAGAAGTTAGAAGACGTAGAGATCAATTATGATTACTACATTAAAGAGGCTAACAAACTTATTCAGTCCGTTGAATCTTTTAACGATTTATTCTAATGAAGAGAGCATTAACGATAGCACTCATCTTGAGCTTCTTTTTCTTCGGTTCTTGCGATGACTGGGGAAGCCCGATGAGTTCTGCCCAAAACCAGACGGTTCAAGGCAGGCAACAAGGTCCTATCTTAGGGGCCAAGACTTTGGACATTTCTATTGATAACAAATGGGTTGTCAAGAATGTAACGCCCCTGGATCCGAATGCTAAGCCGGATACTCCCAACCCCATGTGTGTTGCGCTTGTGGAGATGGAGGGAACGAACGGTGAGGTTGTAAGTTTGCGAATCAAATGTGAGTGCTATGGGCCCTCATTACAAGGAAGACATTTACAATTTTTAATTCATGACCCAGATAACCCCAAAAGACCTGACGGATCGTCTAATCGACCTAACGACAGTGTCGATGGATCTGGTACAGGCCGAACAAATAGCTCGGCTAAAAAGTGAAGAAGTAAGAAAACAAACAATGAGTGACGAGAAAAAGAAAAAGGATCCAACAGTAGTTCGGATTCATGTCAATTTCGCCACCTACCTAAAATACTGGGTCGAGGTAGTCGTCTTTGCGATGTTCTTCTTCGAAGCCCTGTATGCTGCCTATCTAGGAAGTCACTTTGGCGTACCTAGTTTGATTAGAGTTGGAGTTCACTCGACACAGGCATTTGCTTGTATCTTTTTCTCCATCGCTTTCTTCTCAATTATTAGGCAGATGATTGAGTTGGGTCAGAAAATTGACAAAAAGAATAAACAAAATCAGATTGTTGGGTTCATCCGGCTGTCCTCGTTATTTATAGCGGTGATTGTAGCTGGACTATTCACCTATAAAGGTCCATGGACCTTGTTCAATTTGATTTCATCGATGGCAACAGGAGTAGACCAGTATACGGGAATGCTATTCCCCAATGGAGCAACTCTTGTTGTCGAAGCTGCTGAAAAATGTGGATGGTGGCTCAACACGAATTGTTGGGTTGATGTTCTATCCGCAAACCCGTTTTTACCGGCTCCGTTCGGTAGTGTGGTATTCCATTACGCACTTCTAATCATCCTATTGTTACAGAATAGTGATGTATTACTGCTTGTAAAAAATGCGTCTGCTTCCTCTAGTAAAGGAGGTGGCGGAACTAAGAAACCTAAAAAACGACCTAACTCTGGTGGATCTGGAGGTGGTAATTCAGGCGGTGGAGGAAGTGGCTCGGGAAAGAAGACGGGCAAGGTGAAGAATCGACCGAAGGGGGGAGTAATCTAACTCCGCCTATAACGTCGGAAGTTCAAGATGATCTTGAGATTCTGTTGCCTTTGCTCTACATCACTAAAAAGCAGAAGTCATACCCTGACATTGAGGATTGGATGGCTAAGTACTCAACCGAGGACTTAATCAAACAAGCCAAAGATGACAGGAAACACTTTCAGAAAAATCCATCTAGGTATAAAGGGGCCGAAATGGATAATGTGGCGAGAGCTAAATGGAGAGTTGGTTCAAAGTGGATGGCAGCAGTGATATCTTGGGCCTTGCCCCACGTAACGGAATTTACCTTTGATAAAACAGTAGGAAACAGAGCTGTGAATCTTGGAGATGTTTTATACACTCTTAGTCACCATACCGAATTTGACACTAACTTCGGTTATCTGGAAAAGCAATTTCCTAGATTCAACCAGTATGTGGCAGACTATGTATCCTACCATCTCGAAGGTACATACAAAAGCAAACCGAGGTCACCTTTCCCTCAAGCTCTTAGTGAGTTTAAGAGAGCTCTTAGCGGTCGTATTAGGCAAACACCTGATGATTACAGCAAAGAGGATCTTATTCGCGATATTGATTATCAGATTAAGACAAGGAAGGACCGTGATGAAGATTTAGAAATCTTTTGGAAGAACAACAGAAGCAAGTAATCGACTTAGTCCAAAAGGACGCGGTTGGCTCCTTGCTTGACAAAGATAAGGATGTTCTGTCGGGAACCCTACTCATGGGTACTGGAACGGGGAAAACCAAAGTTGCGATCGACACGATCAAGGCATTGGGTAAGTACTTAGAAGGTACTCCTAGAGTATTATGGGTTACTCCGACAGAACGCCTTAGAGATGTAGATGCTCCAGCTGAATTTGATAAATGGAAAGCAAAAGATGAGAAAGAGAATACAACATTCATATGTTATAGTTCTCTAACTAAGCTTAGAGGAGAAGAGTTTGATCTGTGTATATTTGATGAGTGTCATCATATTACAGAGAACAATATTCAATTCATTTTTAATAACGATATCAAGAGGTTAGTATGCGTGACTGCTACGTTCCCTGAAGATGAAGTTAAAGCTGAATTAATTCAACGACTTGCTCCTATTAGATTCACTTATTCTATTGAAGACGCTATTGACGATGAAATAGTGAAGAAGGTTAATATCCATGTCTGTTACACATCTCTAGAAGATGAAACAAAAGACATAGAGGTAAAGACTAAAGACCATCATTTCTGGACTACTGAAAAGCGTCAGTATGAGTATTACACTAAGGAAGTAGAAAAATATAAACATGTATATTTCTCGGATCCAACAGAGAAAAAGAAACAACTCTGGTTTGGTAAGATAGGAAGACGATCAAACTTCATATATAATCTACCATCTAAGATTCGAGCCGCGAAGAAATTTTTACTCACTCTCCCCGACGATGAACCCGTATTAGTTTATGGGAAACGCATAGACGCAATCAATCAACTTGATATGGGTACGTTCCATTCCAAGAAGAAAGATTCAAGTGATCTCGACGCGTTCTGTTCTGGGGAGTCAAAAAGACTAGCAGTGGTAGACGGCCTCAATGAGGGCGCTAATCTACCACATCTCAAAACTATTGTTGTAATGAGTTTAGATTCTAAGAAATTAAATCTGACTCAACGCGTAGGTCGCGCTGTCCGTAAGGACGGAGACCAAGAGGCCAATGTTTACATTTTTGTGAGCAAGGGTACTCAAGATGAAGTTTGGTTTAGGAAGGCCATCCAAGCCTTTCAACGCACAACTATTAATTATTTCAATATTCAATAGGAAGCCAAATGGCAGACAACAAATTAAAAAACAACCCCAAAGAAACTCAGGAACAAAAAGCCGCTCGTATCGCTAAGGAAGCTGCAGAGAAGGTAGCTGCTGAAACTGCAGCTCGTGAGAAGCGAGATAAGGAGGCCACTGAGAAAGCAATGGCTGAAAGCCGCAAAAAGGTTCAGACCAACCTGGATAAGATCCAGAAAAACATGGCAACCGCCACCGATGTAGCTGAGTCCATGAAGGACGAGATCGCTGCTGCGAAAGAAGCTAAGGAGAAAGAGGAAGCTGAGAACCAGAAGCCTCATCCTGACAGCAAAGTAGGGGGGATCCCTATGGCTCGCAAAGAGGACGGTAGCTTGAATGGTCGTAACGGACCTCCAGAGGAAGCAGACGATGATCCTATCGTTGCCGGAGTGAAGAACTCTATGAATTTCTCTCTGTGGACCTGGCCCACTACCTGGAAGCCAAACCTGGCTAATTGGTCTCCCAAGATCAATGTGAACAGTATTGGTGCCCGGTTAATCCCTGCTGGCGTTATTGCCATCGCCCTGTTCCTGGTTCTTCAGGTTCAACTCAAAAGTAGTCTGAGAGCTCTTAGCGCCACAATGCAAGAGCAAATGGACGAAGAGATCGACCGGCTTCAGAATGACTTTAATGAGCGGATGATTGTCAAAGACAGCGTCATCCTGTCCCAAAAAGACATCATTGCTCAGGACTCTGCCGTTATTAGTGACCAAATTGGTATCATTGATAACCTGGAAGAAGAGAACTATCAGCTTCAGGTTGACCTGAATGCTTCACAGTCTCAGGTTCGTGATGCTAACCGGCAAACCCGGGAAGCTACTCAAACCCTTCAAAATTTCCAGAGAGATTATCAAGTTATTTCTGAAATGAACGAGACCCTTCAGGAGAGCCTTATAACCCATAAGGTGAACACATACCGTCTCGAGAGAATTCTTGCTCAAGAAGATCAGAAACAGATCATCGAAGCAAACGGAATGTTCGTTGAGGTTAGCTTACAGATATCTAACGATAGCCTCATTGTTGTTCCGACTCGAGCTGGCTATGACCGCCAGACTTTGACATCAAGGTAAACGCTATAATTGGAGAGTAGGGAAACCTACTCTCCTTCATTCATATGAATTACACAGTTGTATTTTACGAATCTGGAAAACATTTCTACGCTATCTTGTATAAGATAACGAATAATTCTGCTCCTTCTTTTAAGAAGGGTTTAGACATCTACCGAAAGCTTGATATAATGTATAAGAGTGCTATAAATGTTAGTCGAAAGATTGTTATGGACTATTATAGCTCTATTACTTATGCATATCATATCGTTAATGAGAATCAACTATCTCCATGCATGTTTGAAAGTATTCAAGTCGTACAAGGAGTTGCACAGGATTCCCCCATCAGATACGTAACTCTTGCTTCTTACAACAAGAAAGATTTGCGTCAGAAGATGAAGACTGCGTTCATTAGAGATGTATGTCGCCGACTTCCTTTAGGAAACTATTCCTTTATATATTATAATGACGGGCAAGGACTCGTCCAAGAAAAGCTTATTATGACTTATCTCGCCGAAGAGAATGGGTCATTTAAGTACGAATTAATTTGATCAATGTATCTTCAAATGCTCAAGGTAGACCGTGATTTCGGTCTGCAAGGCGGGACAACCCGCAAAATATATCAAGAGCTGAAGAGATTAGGAATAATTGAAGATACTCCTATAATTCTTGATTTTGATCTGACTCCTGAACACGTAAAGGAGTTTAGACAGGTTTTCTCCAAGAAAACAACCTTCAAGAAAGGCTTAATGAGCGATACCGCCCATGTTACTGCTCTCCTAGAGTGGTTCCTTCTGGTAAATCCAGATTATGAGTGGACTGAGATCGTTGATGCGGCCAAACGCTACGTTCAGGATAGGCTCGATTCCGATGCCCCTGATATGATCATGAGAGCTGATAACTTCATCAAGAAATTGTATGAAGACGGCACTCACTCAAGCAGATTGCTTGAATATTTAGAGACTGAAGAAACTGAATCCACAAATAACACAACGGACAACTGGATATGATTCAATTGACTTACTTCACAACATTTAGAGTCATTTTCAATGCTATCAACAAATTCTATGGTCATATGCCTCAGAAAGAAAGAGGAAATTACCTATGTTACATCACCAAAGATGGTTGGTTTGATGCTAAACAAGGAATCGAAAGCTTGAAAAAGGTTGATATAGTGCTCATCCCGAAAAGATCTAACGAGCATTTGGACATTATTACGTCCTCTAGCAAATACAGACAATTCATGTCAAGTCATCAATATATAGGTAGCTTCGGCTTCTTATTTACGATGAATCCTGATTGGTCTGTTGTTGACTTTTCAAGATGGAACATCCGAAGACTGCGAATTTCTTCTGAATGCTTTAAGATTACTCTTAACAGACGTAAGAAGATTTGTAAAGGCAGTAAGAGGATTCCTGAATGCTTATATCGCAACACTAGCACTGTTTGTGTATGTGAAAAAGTGTATGAAATAAGTCAACAAATTAAGGAGAATATCCGAAAAAATTAGTATCTTTATACTCTATGACGACTCTCGAAAGGATAAAAAAGAACAAACAAAATTGGGAGTCGGGGAACTATAACTGTATACCCTTTGAGGGGTTAGGTAAGATTGAGAAATTCATTCCAGGAATTATGCAATCAACCTATTACATCGTAACTGCAAACTCAGGCGTTGGTAAATCCAAGCTTATGCGTAGTATGTTTGTACATCACCCTGTAGATTGGGCAATTAAGAATGGGAAGAAAATCAAAGTCTTCCTTTTTTCTTTTGAAGAAAGTCGACAAAAGTTTGAGCTTACAGAAATGAGCAGGGAGCTCTACACTCGTTTTAAAATTCGTAAGAATACGAGAGAGCTCCTATCGGTTGGTAGATTTAATACTATCAGTCATGATACCATTAGTAAGCTTGAACAAACAACGCCTCGACTAAATAAATTTTTTGATAATGTAACGATTATTGACGATATTAGAGATCCTGATAGGATGTTTAACATCGTTAGAGCATATTTGCTCAGGAATGGAACTGTTAAAATGGAGACTCGAGAAGAGTATAATTCTGATACTAACGAGTATGAGGAAATTTCATTTGAAAGTGAGTACATTCCTAATGATCCAGAGCAATACACTCTAGTAGTGGTTGACCATGCTAGCTTAATCCGGGCCAAAAAGAAATCGGATAGAGAAGCTATGAATTATTGGTCTGACACACTTGCTCTTAAACTACGAGACTTTTATGGCTGTACAATAATAGACGTACAGCAACAATCAGCAGCCCAAGAATCAGTAGAACGTGCCAAGGCTAAGAAATTAGAGCCTAGTATGGACGGTCTCGGCGATTCAAAGCTGACTGGAAGGAATGCGAATGTCATTCTAGGGTTATTCGATGCCTCCCGACACGACTTGGGAAGCTATGGTAAATACGATATTAATATTCTTGGCAACCATTTTAGGATGCTAAAGATTATTAAGGATCGAGACGGAATACCAAATGTGAAAATGCCTCTCTATTTCGATGGAGCTATAGACTTCTTCCATGAATTACCCAAGGCTGATGAAATGCAGCCAATTTACGATGTTCTGACAGATTCGTCTCTGACGTATTCAGAACAACAGGAGAAAGTGAAACATATGTTGACAGTAAAATCTAATAAACAATCAACGTCATGAATCGCTAATTTATGAATCTCCATATTCCTGGTCCCGATGAGTGGACCGAAGCTACTGTACATAACCCCCGCCTCTTGATATTATTCGGTGCAACTAAAGTCGGGAAAACAACTCAAATTGTTGAATTCCAAAACTGGTTGAAGAAACACAAACCGAATATGACCTCCATGATTCTCGATACAGAGAAAGGTACTGCTCCTATCAAACAGAAGAAGAGGGCTACAAACCTTCAAAGTCTGAATGATTTGAAAGCATATATTGCACATGGAAAGAAGAACAAAGTGGACTTCCTCGTACTAGATACTCTCGATGTTATTGTTGAATGGGTTGAAAAACTTGTTTGCGAAACACATGAAGTAGAGTCAATCGGAGACCTTGCTTTTGGTAAGGGCTACGGATTAGTTAGAGAGAAGGTCATGAACGTGATCAACCATCTGAAAGATTGTTGCGATCACCTTGTTCTGATTGGTCATAGAAAGAAGACGCTGATTGGTACTGATTCTGTCGAAGTTAACGTTAGCTCACTGGACTTGTCTGGTAAGTTGAAAAACGTTGTTTGCGCAGATGCAGATGCTATTGGTTATATGTTCCGAGGAGATGAAGGCGAACTTAGAGTTTCCTTTAAGGCTTCGGATGACATTGAAGCTGGTTCGAGATTTGATCATCTAGTAGATGTATTCGATTTCGACTGGTCGAGGATATTTGTCAACATTGAAGAAAATACTACGGATACAACCCAACAATGAGACAAATTGAAAGCTTAAATGAAAATTAACACTAACAAAATCGTAACTCCAAAAGCAGGAATCAATAATGTAACCATGGGTAAGCCATACGTCGGTATGCGTGGAGCCTATAAAATGGTATCAATCCCTTTCTATACTAAAGGAGCAGACTATCCTAAGGATGCTTCATGGTTCATCCCCCAACAACCTACTTCGTGGGCTACTGTTGACGAACTAGCCTCTAAGATGGCAAGAGAGATCATGGAAGTCTATGAACTCTTCATCCCACTTGAGCAAATGGAAGGACAAGAATTCTCTTCTTTTGAAGATATGATTTCGAAATTTAATCAACTTTTACCTGAAGATTTTACTACAAAAAACCTGGAAGTCGTAATGTGTTATGGCAAGCCTAATAAAGAAGGAAAAACCTATCTTAATGTGGCTAGCGAAAACCGTTACCGTAAGGAGCTCGTTGGGAAACGTTGGTTCCGTGATCCGTCCACTGAATCTGAACCTCTATCATGGGGAGATGATTTTCAGAAGAGACTGACACAAGTACAGGTACCCACAAAAACAGTTACTATTAATCAGCCTACTGGTGACGCATCAGTAGACGAAGTACAGATATAAATCTATTAGTCTGCCTCTACGGGGGCAGGCTTTTCTTGTTTCTATTATGAACATTTCTACCTCGACATACTTGCCCTGCACATGGCAGAACATATTAAAGAAGTCTGAGGAGATTTACGGAGACAAGTACTATGTTCAGATTGACATTATCCAAGATGTCATGGGGTATGAAATAACTACCGATGGAACAAAATACTTGAATACTCTACGTGGTGAACAGAACCCATCGTGCCAATTTGTTGTTGGCGATGCAGATGAGATCATTCGCCTTGTCGATTTCGCAGCTAAGAAGTACAATCGCTGCTCTTGTTTCGATCTTTTGATGCTAAAGTCTGAAAATGACGTACGCCCAATCCGCACATTCTCTGAATGTTTAAAAGTCGTAAATGAACGATATGGCTTAGGATTAGGACGAAGTCAGCAGACAATCATCGATCACAAAGACCGAACCTACCAAAAAACCAAGATACACTACGGTGCATCTGCTCCAGATATCAGAATCAGAAGTCTGGATGGTTTCTCCGAAAAAGCAATGGATTACTGGCATACCTTTGGTATTGACCCAGCTGAATTCAATGCTAACACAGAAAACGAGAAGATTTATGAGGTCGTGACGTATTACTATACTGATCGTTCCGGAGCTTGGATCCAAGTAACTCCTAGTAACTTATGCTTTGCATTTTACTTTGAGGATACTAACAAGTTCAAAATCTACACCCCCTTCCCACAGGAAAAGGAAAAGAAGTTCTTCACGAACTGTTCTGTTGACGATATTTTTGGTCAGCATGACTATGACCCAGATTCTCCTGTTATAGTAACAAAATCCTGGAAGGATAGAGTTGCTCTAAAACAGCTTGGTTTTAATGTTATTGCCTTTCAGAATGAAGGGTGTGAACCGAATATCGAGGTAAATGGTTATATACTATTTGACAATGATGAGCCGGGTCGAGTAGCTGGTAAAATCCTAGCTGAAAAGTACGGTCTTACTCAAATAGAGTTAGATCCTAGATTTGGGTGTAAAGATGCTGCCGAATTTATTGAGAAATACGGTACTGAAAAAACAAAAAAGGTGATTTCAGAGCTGGTAAAAAGCGGTATATAGTAAATTTATTTCCCAGAATTTTTATGAAAAGATGAACCAAGATTTTAAATTATTACTTGCGTCTTGCCTAGGCTTATGTCTAGGCATTTTTCTATCCATACTAAACCTTGGTTGGACGCCCAAGAAAGTATACTATCCTAATTGGGATGGTGATACTATGTATGTGAACAAGCAAGACGTTATACAGCTTGCGAAAACTGAAGGTAGAGATTCTACCGAAATTGATTCAGCCTATGTTAGAGGACCACAAATCTTTGAAAAAAGAGCTGACTGAGCTCGTAGACAAGGCTAATGTAATCATGGAAGAGACAGCCGAAAAGCATAAGCTGACATTTCTAGACAGATTGAAAGCAGATACTTTATGCGTCACTGTTGATGACTTTGGACAAGCTGCTCAAACATATGAACGGGAGCATGGATATAGTCATTGGAATCAAGTAGCGTTTGCGAATGGATTATTTGATGCGGATGACATAGGTTTCACTGCCTGTATTGCGTTGTCTCGTAAATATAATAGAAAATTTGAGTACGTGACTTGTAAATATGAACACGAGGAGCATGGTGATGTGTCTAACCACATTGTTGTGACTGATGGAGACAAGTTCTACACGTACTGGTGGTTGACAAATGACAGTTGTGACTTCGATGAGTTAAATGATGAGGAGGATATGGAACTCCGTCTTTGTAGACCATACTATAATTTAGATATTGAATGGCTATGAATTTGTTTAGAAAAAAACTCACAAGTACTACTGACTTTGATGATGTAGCAGGAATGCAACTAGTCAAAGTACTAGAGGATGGTACCGATTTTGCTGCATTGTTCGAACGCAATGATGAATTTGTCTTACTTAATCGATGTCATTATGGAAGCGATGATTATATAGAGTATGATTCTAACTATCCATATGATCTATTGGAGTCCAATGAATCTGGACAACAATTCTGTGTTAGCTCATTAGCTAATACATATTATATAAATGACTTGATTGAGTTTGGAATCATTGACAAACATATCCTGGCGGATTTAAAAGCTGATTACGAACGTGAGCGAAAGAAGAAGCAAATCGAAAATACCAAAGCAATGTATGAACGAACTATCAAAAGTTTACCCAACTTAAATGATGAAGATCGAGCATACCTAATCAAAAAAGTGAATTCTTCAAACTAACTTTTACATGACAAAAGAGCAATTGCAACAGCGTACCTCAGAGAGGTGGGCTGATTTTTTATACCCTATAATTGAGGACAATAAGGAAGATCTAGTTGCGTTAAGCAATAAGATTGCAGAAGCTCGGGAACTTGGGATTGAATCTTACCCAACAAAAGAAAAGAGATTTCGTGCATTTGAAGAATGCGATTTTGATAATACTAAAGTAATTATTCTTGGTCAAGACCCTTACCCTACACCTGATGTAGCACAAGGCCTTTGCTTCAGCCTCCCAGAGACCTTTATGACGCCCTCTATGCGCGTTATTTTAAAGGAGATGCTGACTAACGCAGGGCAAGAAGAACGCTTTGAGGAGCTCGTTAAACACCCTTCAGCGGGAAATTGGGAGCATCTACCTGGACAAGGAGTATTATTACTAAACACAGCGCTGACAGTACAGGAGAAAGCAGCAGGATCTCACCTAGATCACTGGAAAAACTTTACTCTTGATCTGATAACAAAACTCAGCGAAGAGAAACCTGATTTGATATGGGTGCTCTGGGGCAACTATGCCAAGAGCTACAAGAAAAACATATCACAATCTAAAGCAATCTTAGAGTCCCCCCATCCGATGAACGAGATATATAGAGGGGGTAAAGGAGGCTTTTATGGAACCGAACATTTTAAGAAGATAAACCAACAATTACCAGAAGAAGAAAAAATACAATGGATAAACGATTTACTTATCTGAATGACGATCTGTCATTCCCAATGCCTCGTTGCGAGGCGAGCTCCCCACTTTCCCAAGACGTATTCCTAGTGAATATCGGCATAGGAGATGATGGTGAACCAGTCAGGTACATCTCAGTGGAGGATGAGCTCTACAAAGAGCATCCGCTCGGCTTTTCCGTCGTTACAGGATAAACCGTTCTTAAACCTATCAAACTTTTTTAAGTAGAAAATTATGCAAACTCAGAAAAATCAAAACCGAATCATAAATATCACTAGTGTTTCTTTCAACAGAAACACACGCGATAAATCGGCGTACTCCAATGAGAGTCCGCTGCGTCCATACGTATTGGACATGAGCCTTTACCGCTCAAAACAAAATGACGATTGTTCCGGCATTACTTCACGATTCTATCGTGACTCTGACTGTAATGGCCAGTACAAGCCTGAAAATGACACCATTGTGAAAGCTTTGGATGTCTATGTGACCTTGAATACCTGGAGTAATTCTGACAATACGTTAGATGCTCTTGGCGCACCCGGAGTCTACACCTCATCCTGGGATGACGAGATAGACTATAAGTCTTTGCCTGAGCAGCTTATTCCTGAAGAGAATGAGCAGCTTTATCGAGCACAGCTTCGTGCTCAGATTGCTATGGCGATGAACCATATCAATCATGGCAAGGCTTTGCCGACGGATGAGGAAATCACCAAGGCTTTCAGCGACAAAGCTGAGGCCAAGAAATTGGTGAACAAATTTGTGGCTGCTGCCTAACTTCTGAATATTGAAAAGGGGGTCTTCGGACCCCCATCTTTCTATGAAAAAACCTAAATCATTTCTATTCGACCCCGAGAGGTTTCAGAAAGGAGTAATCAAGAGATGGATTCAAAACCCTATCTTCCGTTCGATGGTTCCTAGATTGATCTTTCGTGCTTGGAATCACAAGTATGGTAAGGGATCTTCGATCAAAGGAATGGTTGAGTTACTTTGTTCAGAATTCTCTACGGAGGAACAAGCAAGGATTGTTGACGAATGGCTAGACACCTTCGATGCCGGTAAGGCAAACATGATGCTTAAATTCATTACTGAATCTCTAGAAGATAAAGTCTATGAGAGACGGCTCAAAAAGATCCTTGACTCTATAGAATAAATGTCGTACCTTACGGTATGGCAAACCAAAGAACCCGAGGTCATAACTTTGAGAGGCGTATAATGAAGCGCTTCAAAGATCTAGGTTATGACTCATGTCTAACGACGCGAAACGGATCACGCTTTCTAGATAATTGTAAGCTTGATCTAATGAATATACCCTACCGTGTGCAATGTAAATACGGAGCACACCGAGGACTATCATATAGTAAGTTAATTGAAGATATGGAAAAGCTGACGAAAAAAACTGAATATGCGGATTTACCCATCGTGATATTTCATACCAAAGATGGGAGGAGAAAGTCAACTAAACTGGTAGTGATGCCTGAAGATCACTACTTCGATATCATCAGTGAACTTAAAACCCTTAAAGAAAAACAGAACCGCGAGCTATCTAGCTCCGTTCCTGAAGACTGACGAGTCTATGAGAAATATTATAGACACTTACAGAGATTCTATTCAATTCTATTTAGGTATTGACTATGTCCAAGAAGGATTAGACGGACCAATAGAGAATGGAATTCTTATGGTGGCACCATTATATGTGCCAATAGCAGACCTAAAAAAATCCATCTTTGTTAAATCAATTAAGTACAGTAAGGGTAGGCTTTTTGTTACTTGCGAATTACCAGAGTTTGTTGATGTATCAGCCTTTATAAGGTCAGAGTACAGTAAAATATGTACTAGAGTATTTCAACTATACTGGCATGATGGTCACATCATAGATGTAATGACTATCAATCAAGAATTCAAAAGAACTCTAATCGAATCATTTATTGTGGACAAGCGTACATACGCTAGTGAGTATGATAAATTTAATGAGATGATTAAAGAGCTTGACTCTAGAATAACTCCTGAAGATGAGTATTACTCCACAACTTAGCTATGAAGCCGTGTTCTTCGGCTTCGATAGTGAACTAGACTTGTCCAAGTTTGCGGACTTAGAAGATCTGCTCAAGTTGGCAGATAAAATAACTCTACGACTTGGAGAAGATCGAGCGGAAGCAGTCGAGATGTTTAAGCAGCTAGAGGATTACCTCACAGCGTGTGAAAAAGCATATGATATTGACCAGCTCGTTCCTATCGACATTCAAATCGCTAATGCTGGAGGCTATACTAGCTCACAAGTAGTAGAGAACCTTGTCGAAGGAGACATTTCATTCTTTTTACCTAAAACATTACAATTTGAAAGTAGAGTACCTACTCCCTTTGTTAATCATGAAGACGCTGGGTTTATTCTCAGCAGAGAAGTCATTATTCAGATTAATAAGAAGGTAGAAGCTCGTAGCGTTTGGAGCTTTCGTTTAAACCATGTAAATAACTTTACTCAAACCATTGAACTCGAGGAAGGGACTAAGCAAATTAGTCACGGACGTCTGTACGCAGAGGATGACGATGGTATACTCCATCCCATTGCCTATCGCTGTAGAAAGCGATCAAGAGTAATGGGTAGAAGTATCTTCATCATGTTTAAAAGATACATTGATGAGGAGAGTAAGAATATGGGTATACATAAGTGTTGGGCAGATCACATTGAGTATAATGGATTTGAGATCGACATTTATTCATCCAAACGAGAGTTCGATGAAATATATATCGGTTGGCAAAATTGGAATAAAGTAGTGGCTAATGTGTATGACAACGAGAGGTTGATATTCTCTGAGGAGAAATATTTTGACTTTCCTAGTTGGCACAAGAAGAAAAACCACGAAGCTATCTTAGCAGACTTTAATCAGAGAGTCGTTGTTGAGTGGATAGACAAGGAGCTCATACCAGAGTACAGAGATATGCCCGGAACATATCATCTTGATGTGGAAGTGTATGTCAAGACTATCCCATTCAAGAAAGCAATTGCTCCATCTAATAGACGCTACCGTAAGTTTGTGAAGGACACAAACAAGAAAAAAATACCGAGGAAATATGACTCGGTCATACACATGCCTCCTGCCGGTGCTTATACTCATGAGCAATACAAGGAAAACAGGAAGACTAGTAAAGCAAAGCTCAGATGGGTGATTCCCAAATCCCATTGGATTGAATCACCATATCAGGTTGATGACATCTGAGCTCCTCCTGCGGGGTAGAGAAGTTGGTGTATCTCGCTGGGTCTCAGACCCAGAGACCGTCTGTTCGAGTCAGGCCCCCGCACCTAAAATATTTTTACATATGTCAGAACTAACATCAACCCCTGTAACTGTTGAATCAACCCTTAACAAACTCCTTAACATCGTTGACGATGATAACATTGAAGTTTCATATAATGAAGCTATTCATGGTGGTCTGTACTCTTTTTCTCATAAAGGTAGCAGCTATCGCATTCACCGACTACCTGACCAAGAGGAAGTCCGTGTTATTGTCCAGAAAGGAACCGAAGAAATGAGTGTTGATGTTGATATCAACTTTGCACAACTAGTTCAAGTACATGAGCGACAGACTAAGACAGATATTCTTAGACTGATCGAGCTCTAAACCTAACGGTTTAAAAACAAGAAAGCCTAGGCACCCCTTACGGGATGCTTAGGCTTTTTTTTATACATCTGTTTAGACTGCTTAGGCTTTTTTTTACCTACAAGCTATCTTGATTATCTCATACGAGTTCCCAATGTAGATGATATTGGTGTTCCGTATATCTGATGTCCAGACTTGATTGCTGAAGTGAATGGTGTAGATCCTGGGATCATGCCTGTAGATCTTACCCACAGTTTATTCACACCTTTGAATGCTCCTTGTTCATAGTTAGGTTTTTCACCAAACTGTGCGAAAGTAGCGTCAATCAAGTGACCGAAGTCTGCTAAGGTTCGACCAAGCGTTGCAAAATTCTGAGGCGATGAGAAGATTTGAACTGGGTTGTTATACAGCGTCAATTCATTATAGATTCTTAATGACATGTTAGCCATGTAATTATTCATCCACTCACTGCCAAATCCTTTCTCATGAGAAGGAATTCCCTCTTCCTCTCGTTCTTCTTTGTCTCCAGTAGCCATTGCTTTGAAGCAATAGAACATAGCTATCAACAGAAGTTGGAATTGCGCATCACGAATGTTACGTCTCATATTTGCCGCGTCTACTTCACTAAATCCTGCTTCCTCAAAGGAAAGTTCCTGCCCGGTAATCTGCTTGTTGATGTCTAGTTTACCTAGACTAAGAGATTTACCAAGTTGGTTCCAGAGGTATTTAGTAGCAAATAAGCTCTGTTGTATAGCCCCCATTCCAGTTTCATTAGACCATCCAAACATTACTGGTAAGAAAGGCATTGCAACACCACTATGGTATCTACCCTTCCTTTTGAATCCAAATTGTTTGTCATCTCTAACTCTACCGAAGCGTTGCTGTACAGCTTCGAACAACCACGTATTAAAGATAGATACCATCCTACCCAATACTGATCTTTTAGCTTTGATAGTATAATCAGGATCATAGTTACCATGGTTTTCTCTAATCACTTTATCTGCTCTTTGTTTAAGATAAAACTGAGCATCTAATTGATTATCTTCAGTAACAGTAATATTATCTCTAGCCGCATCAGTAGTGATGGTTGCTCCAACTGGTACATTCAGATTGTTGTCCATCGCATGCCATAGATTAGTTTCGGTTCCATCAGCAAGCGTAACTTTAGTTGCTAAAGCTGTAGCTATTAAATCAATAGACTGTACGAAGTACTCCGAACGAGCTTGAGGATTGTATGGGTCTAAGAATTTGATCTTATCATCCCACTTTCTGGTACCTTCTTTACTCTTACTAAAGATCTCATACTTAGTCTCTTTTAAGATATCAAGATGGTCCATTGCGTTTCTAATCTTCTCGCTAACATCTGCTTTATGCAATATTGTCTTTTTACCAAAGCTCCAGTTTCTACCTACCCCATTGAGTGCAATCGAAAGCGCTGTGAAGTATTCGTTGTCGCCGTAGACTCGTCCATCAGCTGCTTGATTCATGCCTGCTACAAGTCCAAAAGCAATGTTGCTAAACGCCGCAGGGACGTTCCACGCCATACCTTTGAGTCGAGTGTATCTAAGTAACAAATCAATATAAGATGCGCTCTTAAATTTTCCACCAATTCTAGCATACTGATCTTCAAGACGGCTGATTCTATCTTCATAGTCGTCAATCTTATTTTTCAATGCACGCTTCTCTTTCTTAGTAAGCTTATCGTTCTTCATGTCTGCACCCATCTGAACAATGTCATCTTTCAATGTGTCTATCAACCCTTTAATCTCTTCACGTTCTTTTTTCTCATCTTGAGTGAGAACTTCTTTCTTTTTACTAACAAAGTTTTTGTCTATAGGACGATAGTTAAAGAAAGAATCTTTGTATGAATCTACCATAGTCTTAATATTTCTCATACGCCCACCAGCAGGTGCGGCACTTCCATCTAGTGTAGGAGCCTCATCGGATTTGTCAACAACATACCCTACAGCTCGTACAAGATCCTCAGTAGCAGCCTTGTGCTTGTAGTTAAGACCAAAAATAGCATACGCTTTAAGTACTTGTCCTAAGTCAAAGCTTTGCTTTTCAGACAACTTATTTATGATCTCTCTTTCAGCAGCAGCTCTTACCTCTTGTAAGTCTTTCTTATAAGCATCATCTTTCTTCCTATCTCCTTGGTTAACTAACCATTCGGTAACTTTGAAGTCAATATGGTCATCAATCTTCTTTCTACCTCTAATATACCTAACCTGAATCTCATCAGACAGCTGGCCGTTTGGATCTTTCATTCTAAATGATTCCTCATCAAAATTACTTTGCCTTGTTTCTACAAGGAAGCGATCCCAGATAGCCTTACTCGCATGGATCATACCATGGTTTTTACGATCGTGCCAGAACTCATTGATATGAGTCTGTAACATGTAAGGGAGAGTATTCTCTTGAAGATTCCTAGTTTTATACGCAGGAAGATAATCATTTATTTCATTAATCTTATCTATTGCGTACTTATACATATCCAAGAGAGGTTTATTCTCAGGTTTATATAAACGTTTGAAGTTTTTATCTACATGATCTGCAGATTTAGGAACAGTCAGTACAAACTTACCACTTACTATAGGTAAGAAGTTCTTTTCGTTTCTCAACTTAAACTTCTTCCCTGTTTTAATCTTAGCAATTTGGTTTGCTTTAATTGTATTAACGTATCCGTGTTTTAAAATATTCCTATGAACTTCTGGATCGTTTTCAAATTCCCACATCTTCATTCTAAGATCCCGTTGCTCAGTAGTAAGAGTTAATCCATCTAAGAATCTGATAAATCCATCTTTAGCTCGTCTAAACTCACCTCTTAATGCCCGAGCCTGGTTAGACAAATCTTGAGCAACCTCCTCACCAAACAAATCATTCATTTTATCTCTATAGGCTTGTTCCACCCTATAACGAGAGTCGTCGAATATCTGTACGTTTTCTGTTTCAAATCCTGTGGTACCAAAGCGTGAGAACTCTGCCGCACTTCTTGCGTCAATTGTACCTTGTCGCTGTGCCCATCGTCTCTTACGTAGCAATTCTTTTCTCCATTCGTATGTAGCGAACTCAACCAAGTTACCGGTTCTTTCATCATGGTCATTAGAGAATGTTTGTGCCAAACTTTCGAAAGCCTCATTCAAACTTACATCTCTTGTGCTCGCCCAGTCTCTCAGTTTGTCTAACATTTCATCAACTTCTGCTACAATCTTATTCGATTCTACTTTAGCTCTCCAGTTAGCATCCTTAACAGCCTCACCCAATAGATGAAGTACTTCATTATCTGTTTGAGAAATATCTAAGAACTGAGCTTCAACTCCAGATACATCTTTAATAAAGTCATTCCAATTAATATCATGATCTGCTCCATAAGTTTTCTTATTCCTATCATCAATAATGTCTTTGTATCTGCTAAGTAGAATACCTTGGTAAGTCTGCATATTACTTATAGCTCTATCTAAAGTCTGCTTCGTGCGCTCTTGTTGCATGGCGTTCATTCGCTTTCCTTTAGGGGGCTTCTGCTCTCTAATAGATATCAACTCTGACTCATCAAAGAACGGATGTTCTTCTCCTGAGTAGTTACCTACTACTTTCCAAAACTCAATAATCTCTCTAGCTAATTCTAAATCGTGAAGAGTTGGATTTTTATTAGCTCCAATTAAATTCTCCAGTATAGTAACATCCTTATTCAATTCGGTTTTCAAACTCCTAATCTTAGTCAAAGGTCTTAAGAGCTCTATCCGTCCATTAAGAATATTAATTGCCTGTTGAATCTGACGAACTCGAAGTTCAATGAATGCTTTTCTATCAATTGCTGTGGCATGGTGATCTCTCTCCTTAGAGAGTACATTCATCTCACGCTCAAGCTTAATTTTTCTACGATTAAAACTATCAATAAAGAACTGATACGTAACCGCACCGCCTTTATTCCCTTTAGAAGAAGCAGCAAAGAACGAAACATCGTCCATGTCATTTAGTTCAACCAAATCAGGTTCCCCATTGGAGTCTAGTTCTAGTTGATCCCAATCACCCTTATACGCTGTTACATTAGCATACTCTCTAAGAGCTTGCTCAGCGTCAGGAACAATCTCAGTAAGAGAATGGAAAAGTTTAGATGACTTACCGTTAAGTGCTTTAACATCTGTCAAATTTCCTTCGCTATCTCTTTCGATCCTACCTGCTCTATCCATCGCAGCAATGGTCTCTTCAATGCTAGGTCTCTTGCTTATTTCTGAACTCATTTGAGTAGACTCAGTAGTCTTACCTAGAATCATAGCTCCATCTTTGAGAGCATCATAATAGAGCTCCTTAGTTTTTGCTACTAATCTATCTCCTGTGTACGAACGAGGACTTTGTAGGTTAGTTAGATCAGTTCCTCTACGATAACTAATCGGAACGCCTACTCCATCAAGAGTGAACTCATACATCTTTCCATCCATCTCATAAATTACTATTCCTGCATTAGATCCCTCTGTAAGTTGTTCAAAAGCTGAGACTCCAGTATCCGGATCTACATCCGAAACGGAAGCTGCGTACAGAGATTGCATCTGCATTACATTAGTTAATGTGATTTCCAAGAGAGTGTCATTGATTTTAACTCCCAACATTCTAGCCAAATCTCCTATGATCCCTTTGATCAAACGGAAGAACTTGTTCAACATTGATTCGTTCTTTCTCTTCATCCCGGCAAGTACTTTCTGGAACTTGTTATCGCTCATAGCGTAAGCTATGAACTCATGAATGTCAGTAAGAGTATTTTCAATGTAAGCATTTTCTTCTACCAATTCTTTCCATGCATCAGATTCTTTATCCAAGTTTCTAACAAACTCTTGTTGTAGTTGTTTGATCTGAATGGTCAAGCGATGTGAAGGATGTTTATGAATAAACATTTTAGTAAAGGCGTGACCCAGCTCGTGCATCAGCAAGTACTTAAACGCTTCTCCTTTCGAGCCTAAGATCTCAGTTACTTTATCTAGAGTGTCTTTGTTGATGTTAACTCTGTTAGATGCTGGATCATAATATGTTTCATTATCATATCTTGAAGTTCCTTCAACAGGTTGATTAACACTAAACTCTACACCAGTTAGAATTGCCATCTGAGCGTAGGTTTCAAGCATACTCTTTTCAAAGTCAAACTTAGTATACTTCTTAGTTGCAGTAATAACTTCGGCCATACTAGGAGTAGCTGTCTCACTCATTAAGTTTGCATCTATGAGTCTCTCAAACTCCTCTACTTCCATAGGTTTGAGTACTTGAGCTTTCTCCCACTTAACAAGATCATCACTATAGTTATCAGCAAAGTTTACATGAGTAGTAGTATTAGCCGCATGGTTCACTGTTGACGCAGCAAACTGCTTACTAGGATCATACTCTCTCATACCGAATACTCCAAGACTATCTACCTTATGGTACTTGTTATTTCTGTTACTGACATATACTACCATCTTTTTAGTAGCTACCTCTTCAGTAACAAAAGCATGTGGAATGAAGAACTCACCCTCTTCTGTTTTGATATTGTTATCCTTGAAGTTAATTCTGGACTTATCAATAACAGCAGGAAGTAGGTCTTCTTTATGGTTAAACTTCTTACCTTTCTTAACGTAGTTGTCAAGATCCATTGAGTAAGAACTAACCTTGATCAGATGCTCTGACATGTGCTGTAGGAACTGGTACTTAAAGTTCTGGAACATGTCTAGATCTCTAAGTGAAGCGTTACTAACCTCGTCACCTATTGTTCTACCATCTGGAGAAGCAAGAGGGAGATTGTATAGAATACTTGGCGGAATATATTTAGTAAATTCAATCGCTTCCTGTTTAGCACCGGAGAGCATAGCATACTTAATTAATTCCTGTCCTAATAACTTGGGCGTATATCGTATTCCGTTGAATACTCCTAACACAGGTTGGCGTACGTCATTAAATAGATTTAGAAAAGCCTCACTATAAACTCGCTCGTTCATTAACGTTCCTTCGGTAGCATTGAAAGTTAGCTTACTAATTCCTTGTTCATTAATGTCTGCGGTCATACCAATCAAGAAAGGATTGTTCCTAACATAATCATGTGACATAATATTTGAGAAAATAGATGCCAATGACATATTATTCACAGGATTCACATCTCTAGCTTGCGCTAGTTTAATGAAGTTATTCAACGCGTACTTAAAATGAGCTGCTTCAATTTTCTCTGATTGATTAGCCAAAGAATATATTTTTGCTGCTACTACAAACTTCTGAAGTTGAGTAGGGTCACTATTAAAAGTAGACTCTAACCGTCCTTTCTTCCCGTCTGTATTAACTGCTTTGTTTCGCTCTTTCTTAGTAGGTTTGTTCCAATGCTTAATGATAAAGCTGTTCTTAGTAGATTTCTCATCAAATATAGCTGCTCTATCCATCATAGATGTAACAGCGTTTAGATCAAGAGCCGATGAGATAATGTAAGTATCTGAGGCAGCTACATACTCAATAGCTTGATTATCAGTAGTCTCTCCTACTACAAATCGAGAAGAGATTTTATCTCTCAATCCTTGCAGTTGTTGCTCGATCATTCTATCCCACAGCATTCCATTTGTTACCCTGCTGTCAAAAAATAGTCTTTCTCTAGCTGACACAACGTCTCCATCAAACATACCAAATTTAGGTAGTGAGAAAAAGTAAGAAATCATATGTTTGTAGATTTTCTCACGAGTATCATTGGGTAGTGTCCAGCGTACAGCGTCATCTAAGAACGAATATACTTCTTCTATAAGAGGTGACTGTACTTGAAATATATCATCAAACTTAAGAGCCAATGGTAAAGCATTCATGTAAATCCAACCAGGAATTGTCTCATTAAATAACTTCTCTTCATTAGCCATCTTATACATCTTAGATTTATTCTCCGCTGGCTTAAGAATCTCCAAAGTTTCAATCAAGTTCTTACCAACTGTTTTGGTATCACGACCCAGCCTACGCTGTAAGTCTCCAATGTCTTCGCCTTTCTTAGTGAAGTCTAGAAACTTATAGAACAGTGCTCCTTGAATTCTAGCATACTCTTCTGGAGTATAATCATCAGAGTCAGGGCCATTCTCAACCATGTGCTTGAGTTTATCTAATCCAATTTCATTAGCTTCTTCATATAAATCGTTCTTAAACTCCTTCAGTTTTTCAGCTTCATCAGGAAATTTGATGTTGTACTTTTTAAATACTGCACTAACCGCATCAGCTCTTTTCATACCTTGGTTCAAAAAGTCTAAGTAGTCAAACATAGCATCTTGAGTCAAGAACCATGGAGTCTCCTCAACAAAACCAATCTGGTTCATATACCTAACAACCGGCATAGTAGTAGAGTTAACATTCAGCTTATAAAGAATCTGTAATGTTTCATCGTCCACCGCCGCAGACTGCCAAGCAGAGATAACCTCCATCTTAGTTAGTGTTCCATCAGTAGTGTCCGTTGTGTACATTAGCTTCGAGTCCTGATCCCCAAACTTTTCGAAATGGTCATCCCAAGAATCGTCAGTTTGTTGTCTCATTAAGGTAACTCTATGCTGCTGCAGCATAGCATTAAATACTGAATCCTGAGAGAATACACCTACACCAATCTTACCAGCACGAGCATTGAGATACTTAGTTCTCTGATACTCAGAGGATATTCCACTAAAGGATTCATTAGCTGGAATAACTTCGCCAGTCTCAGGATCTCTTTCAGAAAATCTCTTCTCTCTGAATCCTAATATGGTATTACCAATCTCACCAAGTCTCCACTCATTCAATGGAGTACTGATAGCTTTCTGTACATTCTCATCCGGGTTACTAGTAATAGTCATGTGAACATTCACCAATGCATTTTTTAATCTCTTCTTATCATTTTTTCCTTTATAAGCCACAATCTTACCAGACTTGTTAACAGAATAGTAATATTGATAACAGTACAGTTTATCAACGTCAAAGTCAGAACCCATTCGAGCTGTGAAGTCACGAGGTGCAATAATCAAGTCCCCCATCTTCTTAGGTAAGAACCCTGCAATCTCAATATATGCTGTGGAGTTAGGACCCTGGTTAGGGATACGCATTCCAAACATCTCAAGAGCTTGTTTAGAGAATTTACTCTTCTTGAGAGTAAGCCTTCCGTTCTTGTCCTTGTTCAACCACTTATATGTACCATCTGAATAAGTTTCTCTAAGATCAATATAACGCTCTTTCCCGTTTTTATCTTCAATTTTAAATCTAGGAGCTACAAATACTTGATCTCCCCTCATAATTTTTTTACCTTTTTCGGTTACAATGTATTCTACTTCTACACCATCTTTCTCCTCTTTAAGAATTCTGTTCTCCTTTCTAGCATCAGCAATTTCTTTTTCATTAGCATTTTCTACTGTCAAGTATCTAGCGGGTTGTAGATATTTACCATTGAATGAACCAGTATAGATAATCTCAGTATTCTTAAGATTATCTTCTGTAAGTCCTTCCTGAATTCTAAATCCTTCCTCTGATCCAAGTACGTATGAGTGGCCTGGCATTGTTTTCTTCAACACTCTGTTATTAACAATAGAGTTAAGCAAGGCTTGAAACTGTAGAGCGTATGGTGAGAACTTCAAGAATGCTACATCATCAAACATATCAATAGCGTCCACCATTGTTGGTGGATAGTTACGTGCTATTGCCTCGTCTCTAATTACATCCTTTACTTTATTCCAGTCGAGGTCTTCTCCATTCTCTTCCATGAATTCGTTTACGAATCCTCTCATGTCTTCCTCATACAGATATTTGAATATGGCATTATAGATCTTATTCATATCCTCTCCTGAGAAGTCATGGTCTATTTCATTGCCTTCATCATCAATGAAGAACTCTCTAATAGAAGGAACGAGGTCATAGATTCTATTATCTATAATAAACCTCTTGGGTTCAAATCCTTTCTGCCCCATCATGTTTACTACCAAAAGTTTAGCAGCCTGCGATACACGGTTGATCTCATCTTTATCTTCTTTGTAAGGAACATCTTGCTGAATTCTAAATCCTTGGCGAGGTACAGTAATCACGTGTAGATCTTGATTAAAGGCTCCGGCCTCTGCCAATTCTTCCGATGTCTTAAATGTACCATCTGCATTCATGAACTCAACGGCATCGCTAAATCCACCAACCTTAGTACCAGACATCATAGGAACGCGATGTATTGTCAGTGCTTCTGGATCTTGGTATCTTTCTTCTAAAAATTGAGTTAGCTTATCTATTTCGAGATCACGAGTCAGCTGTGGAAGTAGAGGGAATGCAGACGTTTTAACATAGGTTCTGATGTAAGTACTTAATCCCTCATCCCATCTGTTGTTAACATAAACAGGTTTCATTGGCTGAAGAACAGTCTTCAAATCTGAATCATTCAGGTCTTCACCTCTGTCTAGTTTATCTGTAATTCTCTCATAATCATCATCTGTCAGTCTACCCAAATGATATAGTATTTTTAAGTGCTCTGACCAGTGAGTATACTCCTGACCATCTGCACCTTCGAGCCCATCATAGGCATCTCCCAATCCTAATCGTTTTAAGTATTCTTTTTCTACACTAGCAATTTTAACATCGCCTAAGAACATATAATTAATCTCAAGATCATCTGCAAAATCTGGGTTAGCTGTATCTGCTAACTCATATCCAGGAGCAATATCCCCTGCTAGACGTTTACCAGCATTATCGAATGTATCTTTGACCACATTGATTCTATACTCATCGTTAACCTCAGAATGATACGCCCTGATAAAATCAATAGGGTCTGGATATTTCTTGATGAGATCCTTAGTCATGCTAGGTTTAAAATACAAAGCTGGGTCACCAATAAATAACATATACATGTTTGCATTTGCAATCATGTAGTTGATCTCCATATCAAGAGCTGCTTTCTGAATGGCCAACTCTCTTTGTTGATCAGTCATGTTCTTGTTGGCTCCAAACATCTTGTGCATGTAGAACTTGTCGAGCCCCTGAAAATGCTTCTTAATAGTGTTACCACTCTTAGTTTCGATTTCTTTAGTAGCTCCGATACCAGCCTTTTTCCAGAATTTATATTTCTTCTGTCCTAGTTTAATTAAATGTTTACTAACTCGATCTCTAACTAGTTCTTGAATCTTAGGATCATTTAATGCCTCTGTATTCAGTTGTCCAAATTCATCCCAAAGTTCTTCCATATTATTAAGAGATGGAATAAAGTGAAACATCTGTCCTCCGTGAGCATATGCTTTAATTCTAGGAGTGTCCCCTGCAGCAATTAGAGACTGAATCTTTACAATTCTGTTAAACTCAGGTTCCACTAACTGTTCCATCGCGACATCAAGAGTCTCGTCTGTAAGCACAATTCGATTCTCTTGTCCATAAAAAGAACTGACAATAGCCTTGATTCCTCTAAAGCCTGTAGCCCTCTCTTTGTTAGAGTTAGTAGGATAAAACAGACTAGTGCGTCTACGTCTAACAGGTTCTCCTTCTTCATATGTTTGAAACTCGGAACCGCCTTCAAATCCTTCTTGGAAGTGAGCAATCTTTGTAAGTTCATGCTGTAACTCATTACGATCCTGTAATGGAACCGGGTTACCAGAACTTGTTTGCCAATCTTCTTTGTATGGATTAAGCGATACGGTAAAGAACTCCATTTCATGAAGACCTAAACCAGTAGATACAGGTTGACCTGTTTCCTCATCGATCATCATTACTCCTCCTGTATGATCATAAGAATCTTGAAGCCATAGTGACTTAGCAGAGAAATGAGACTTTGAGAAGTTTGCAATCATATCTCCATCTTCTTGTAGCTCTCTTAAATGGTCCGCATTAAACTGAGTAGTCGTATACTCATAAATAGATTTATTGTTAATCCTTGCTGACTGAGGTCTTAGACCTTGTTCATGCTTAGCTTGTAGACGGGATAGACTCTGAATATATCCATCGTTAAGAGGGTTGGATGCTGCTAGAGGTAGATTGTTAACCATTTTAGGACGAAGTCCTTTATCACTGAGCAATACTGACAATAATTCTCCAGCTTCTACCCACTCTCCCCCACTTAGTGGAATGTTACCATCCCATTTAATGATGTCAGCTATTACTTCGTCAGATAGAGTAACTCCTATCTCAGATAGGAAACCTACAAGATGATCTAAAGTTTTACGATACTGATTATCATACTTGTTAAACAGTGCGTCTATTCTAGATGTATTAGGATATAACGTAGCATCAAACTCTGACTTAGGAGAGTACAAAGCAGTTTGTTTTAGGTTAATAGTCCATTGATCTCTAACCTTTTTGTCCACCTTATTCCTGTTAGCCGGGATAGTTTTATATCTACTATAGCTGTCTCCTCCTGTCAAGTTGGAGTAAGCCATCACCATGTACATATTGATCGCAGTAGAACGAACGGCTACGATAAGCTGTCTAGCTAATTGCATTTGTTTCTGGACCCGATAGTTTGCTCGGTCCCAAGACATCTTCTCTAGTTGCTCGTTTGTATACTTAGTAAAATATGCTGGATCGTTCTGTAGTTCTGCTAAAATCCTAGGCTGTAATGTAGCAGCATGAGTTTTGTCACGCTGTAGCAAGTCAATGATGTGTTGAACATACGGATGAGAAGTAGTATAGTTTTCTAACTCCTCAATCATTGCCTTACGGTCAGACCACTTGTTTGCTAGAGTCTCTTTCAAGAATCCCCACACCTTATCAAAGTCTACATATTCAGTTCCTTTATACCAACTAAATCCTCCAATAGCTTTTCCGGTTTCTGGATCAATCTCACTTCTAGGAATAGTGGACAAGAACATCTTAAGCAAGGGAGATGCACTAGCTTTAGGATCTACTTCACCAACAAGAGAATCAAATTTCTTCTTTGAGAAATCTGACTCGGTCATTTCCTCATCAGAGCTTACATTCTCTCCCTCATGTTCGGCAGGAGTGTCTAGGTCAACTTCTTTACGAGCTGATTTGTCCTTTGACATTTTAAACCCGGCAGTGTTAGTAAGTCTCTCATATAACAATCCTTCTATTTTGTCCCAACCAGCTATCATCAAGTCAAGCTTTTTCGCTCTGGCATCAAGCTGAAGAATCTCGCTGAACTGTGCTGCATTATCAGGATCTTTTGCTGCTTGTTGCATACTGTAGGTATCCGCATCATACTTGCTTTTGATCTGCTCATGAATAGCAGCTGCTTTTCTTCGAAGATCTTTCCTCATGTTAACAGTATTGTACTTTAATTGAGGAACATACTCTTCCAACTTCACTTTAACTCCCTTAGGATTATAGATTACTTTATCAAACAATTCAGCTAACATGTTCTTAATGAAAGCTCCTTGATTGAGTACATCAACTCCTTCAACATAATGAGTGTCTACAAACTTTTGCTGAGCCGGAGTAAATCCATATAGGCTAGCAGATTCATCATCTGAGTTAGGGAACATAGCTCTAATAGCATCTAGCTCTGCCAAGTCCGCAGCCTCTTGTTCGTCAGAAGGTGGGTTTACGGCGCTGACTGCCCCGGTAGACTCTTCTGCCTTAAACTCTTTCTCCACTGCTTTAATATCTTCTTCTCCATATGGGCTAATGGTATAAGACTCTGTTGCTGTATAGATTTCTTCAACTGACATTGCTCTGTCATGAATTACATCTATTAAATAAGTCTTAAGCTTAGTCATGTTGGCAGAACTTATGCTGGTTTTAAGACCTTTGGTCATTAGCATAACGAGTTTACCTACATCATCGGGCTTGATTTCCTCATCGTTTTCGTTGTACCTTTTCTTCATATCACTAACCAAGTTGCTAAGTTCTTTAGCAGCTTCATAAGATAATGAATCCATAAACTCAATACCATATGCGTGTCGGGTCTCAACAGCTTTAGCGACATCTTGAGCAGGGCGAATGATCTTGTTCTGGTAGTCAATCAAATCCAATAGAGATGCTTTCTCAGTACCAGCAAAGTACTCTTGAACATAGGAGATCAAACCAGTAAGTTCTTCTTGTGTGAAAACATCTAGTCCTTCTTCCATGTAAGGATCAACCATTGTCTCTAAGTCTCCTGAGATAAAGTTACCAACATCAACATTATGACTCTTGGCAATGATTATCTGATCATGAATACCTCTGTATACATCTACTAACTGATTGTATAAAGCAAGCGTAGCATCACTAGAGCGCAGTTCTTTAAGTCTCTTAGCAATCCTTTCAAACTGATACTTATCAATCTTTTGCTTCAATCGATTAGGCTTATACGTAAGCTCATGCTTAGCACGTTGCTGTTCCACCGTCTCCTGTTTTGCCTCAGTAGCAGATGTTTCAGGAGCAGTGTAGTCCATGATAGAATCTGAGTTCATTAACAACAATCTCTGTGCTGTGTATGTATGCTGAGTTTCACCATTCTCATCAGTATACTTCATCCCAATAAAAGGAACATCTGATGTGCTTTTTACAAACTCTTTGTACGTTTTGGCGATCTGCTCAACCTTGCCTTTCTTAATTATAAAGACTGGTTTATTGTTTTTAACTGCTGCAAGAGATGTGTTAAAGAACATAGCTTTAAGGTGCTTCTCAATGAGCGCCCTGTGCTGCTCTGTGAATTGATCTCCTCTTCTAAGATTAATGAACTGGCTTCCGTCTGCAGATAATTTACTTCCAAGAACTAACTGTGCTCTCTTGTCATTACTGTCTTCTCTAAACTTTAGAGCAAATACCATTTTACTATCGTCTAGATTAGAGTCTTTGATGAAGTCAATAATCTCAGTGTACTCAGCTGGAATAGTTCTGTCATAGAGAAACTGCTCCAAGTACTTTTTAACATGCTCCCATTTTCTCAGATTATATCCGGTTTGTTTTTCAAACTCTCTGATCAGAGGCATGTTGTTTTCATTACTAGTGTCGATGAATAGCTCAATTACCTTAGCAATGGACGATCTGATATCACTGTATTGATCTTCCTCATTAGCTTTGGTTGTTCCCATCTTGTGTTTGTACAAAGGAACAGGAGCGAATGTAGTCACAGTTCGTTTTGTTTTCTTCTTACCTACTTTAATTTCCTTAGTTCCTACTGGGAACATCAGGTACGTTAGGCCGCGAATGACTTTAAACCCTTTCATTCTATGGACACGGTTCTGCTGAACCCTTTCCTTATCACTAGGTCCTGTACGCAAACTAGCTTTTTGACCAGTCATACGACCAACCACAATGTCTAGATCTTCTTCTATTCCTTCTGAAGCACGTACTCTATTCTTATTCTCTGGTCGAAGTAACTGACCTATGCTAGTCTCTTCAATTTGTAATTGTCCTCCTGCATCAAATTCTCCTTGAGAGTTTAAGTTGTTCAGAATAATGTCACGAGCGTCTATCACTGCTTCTCTTGCTTCCTCGACCGCTTCATCAGAAGTCTGGCCATCTTTGATTTTGATAGTATGCTTAGTAGCAAATCCTACGGTGTGGTACCATCCGATCAGTCTATCATCTTCAGTTCTGATCTCAAGAGGGACAAACATGTTATACTCTAAAGTACCTTGTGGATACTTAGCGATAAAATCGCTCCACTGCACTACTCTTCCTTGAGGCGTCTCTTGTGTAGGGAGGTCTCCCATCAGCTCAGGATGATACTTAGTTACTCCAGTATAATTATGGTTAACTTTAATCTTGAGCTTTGTGCCGGGGAGAAGCTTCTTTCTATTGAAAACATCCGGGTGAACTTTTCCTTCATTTAGACTATCACTAATCTCTTGAGCACTGAATCCCTCTGACGTTAAAGCCTCGTTAAAATATTCACGAGCTAAGTAAGCAACCTTATCTACAGCAGCCTTCGTTCCCTGCTCTCCTAATTTCTTATCAGGAAGTTCAAAGAATCGCTTGATGAAGTCAGACATGTTCTTAACTTCATCTATTGTATTTTCATCATACTGGTCATCAATCTTAACATCTGCTCCAGGAACAATGGATTGCTTTAACCACTCTTCGTAGCTGGGAATTTGGGGTTTCTGGAAGTCTCTTGACTTATTGACAAATACATAATGCAAGTAAAGCATCTCATACATGTCATATTGTCTTTCGGAGATAGCGCTATTAACTGCTTCCAACTGATGCTGAATGAAGTTAATAAGATCAGCAAACTCAACTTGGTAATCCTCTCCTTTCTCTAGTCTCTTTCTAATTCGTGCAATAACTCCGTTGAAGTTATCTTCAGCAGCTTCAATGATTGCGGAGAATCCATTCCTAGCAGCAAAGCGTGCCGGTAGATCAGAAAGCGTTAGTACAACAGTCTCATCGTTGAACTCTAGAAATCCTTTCTGTTCGAGTTTTTCAATGAACTCATCAACCTTCTTCTGTTTAGTCCCAACTAGCTTAGCTAATTCTTCTCTAGACCCCACCCAAAAAGAAGAATGCTTCTTACGAATTTTAGATAGCATCTCCTTCTCTTTCTTAGTCAACCCTTCAAGTAGATCTTCCTCGGCATCCGCATGAAATTCTTGGTCTTGATCAATCTTTCTTAGCTCTGCGTCAATCTTATTAGTAAGACCTACAACAGCTGCTAAGTCAGCTCTTGCCTCTGCTTCCTCTTCAGATGCTTGTGGAGTAGATGGTGGAACTTGGATAGGAGTTGACGGTGGAGTTGTAATGAATGTCCTCAAAGGACTAAGTTCAATACCACTCACTGAATCTTTTGGATCCATGAAGACAAAGAAGTCTACCATACTAGTAACATCAGGACCAAATCTTTTGGTTAGAATGTTAACAGTGCTTGGAACTTTTACTTCTCCGTCAGGATTGTACCCCCCAACTACTGTTGGAATTACTGCTAATTCAGCAGCCAAAAGTCCAGTGCTGTTTGCTAACAGAATGCGGTAAAGTGATAACTGGTCTTGGTGAGTTTCTGCATCCGATTTCTTTCTCCCGTGTGTTCTGGAGTAATAGTCATTCCCTTCTAGTTTGTTGCTTCTCATCGACTTGAGGTCATAAATATAAACATTACCCTCTTTGTCATAAGTCATTAAGTCAACAGTTCCAGCTACTCCATTCTCATCATCAGCTAATTTAAACTCAGATGTTTTCCCATCTACAATTCCTGGATCAATAATGACTTGCCCTTTACTTTTAAGAACAAGCTTCAGATCTTCCAGTTGATGAAGATAGTGTTCAAACTCTTTCTTGCCTTTAAACACTGGATAACTCTTAGTCTTATCGAATTTGTCTGCAACTAAGTATGTGTCCCAAGCCTTGAGATTGCCTGAAAAGAAATCTCTAGCAATCAAGTCTAGTGCTGAACCAATCTGAGTAGCATGATGAGCATACTTATTAGAATCATCATAGTCAGGATTGCTAACATTACTTACTCTTTTGTAAGTTCTGACAACCTTCCCGTTCTCATCTTTCAGCTCATACTCATTAGTATCTTCATTGAGAATAATTCTCTTAGATCTATTGATCATCTCATCCAGAGCATCTTTGATATGTGCTGGTGGGGCAAATTCATATTTACCACTATGCTGAAATGGCTGAGCTCTGAGCTCCTCAAGCGCATCTCCTATCTCTGCTAGTACGTCTAGTACAGGCATTATTTCTTCAGGTTTGCTACTACTCAGTACAGCTTCTTTCTTACTTCTCTCTGCCAGCAGCGTTCCTCTCTCTTTTCCTATATATTCATTAGGAGTAGGTTGAGTTGGTGTGACTGGTTGTTTAGTTGCAGGATCAACAGTCTGTAACGGTTCTGACTTTTTATTTTCAGGAGCTAGCTTAGCTTTAGTAGCAGCCTTATCCATTATCTTCTTAGCTTCTTTCTTAAGTTCTCCTTTCTTAGCAAGCTGCTTAGCTTTTCCTTTAAGCTTTTTACTTGTCTCAGCTCTCTTTAGTTTTTTATCTGCACGTCGTTGTTTTCTTTCAGCAGCTTCCTCTCTTTTAATCTTATCCTTCAGCCTTTTTTCCTGCCTCTTCTTATGTTCAATATAAGATTTACGATATCCAAAAGAGTTATAGTTAGCCCTATCTTTTTTGGCGTCTCTCAACTTACTATTCATTTCATCAAGAATAGCTTGCTGGTCTTTTAAATCTGTTACTTGAGATTGAGTATCGAATACCTCAGCTACAGCTTTAGCATGAGCAGGATGTAAATCAGCTTCAGCCAGCTCATCTACTGGAGCTCTAAGCTTGCCTTGCTCATCTATAGATAAGATTTTACGAAGTGCGTCCTTCTTCTCATTACTAATTTTTAGATTGGCTGCTTCAACAGCATCGTCTATAATAGTTTCATTAAGATTCTGCGTTAGCTTATCTATATGTTCTTGCTGGGATCCAACCAGCTTCTCTAGGCTATTGATGATATTGTTTGTCTCGAAGAGTCTTACTTGATGTTTGTCGTCAACAGCATATCGGGATGTCTTCATCCATTGCTGCTCTAAACGATCTAACTCTTTCAGTAACTCTTTGGCATTAGCCGCATCATCGTCACTATATTTATTCTCCTTTCGGTACTCTGCGTTGTTAGCAATGTCATCTAGGTGTTGTTCGAACACCTCGGTTGTACCAGCTTCAAAATGCATTGTAGCTAGTCGAGAGAACTCACGATTAGTGGCAATCTCCCCTAACTCAGGACGGCCCGCAATAACAGCATCGGCAGCAATATTATGTCCTACCATTTGTCTTCCTAACTCGCTTTTAAAATAATCATTAGTTTCCTTGATTATTTCCTGCTGTTGGTTGTACATGGCATTCTTATCATTCCAGTACTTTTTAGTGAAAAACTTACCAGTAAGAACTGCATCTCCTTCTTGTGCAAACTGGGTGGCTATTTTTTGAGGGCCGCCGCCAAAAAATCCTAAGAATCCTTCATATAGTAACTCTGAATCAGTGACATAATCTAGGAGTCTTTCCCCAATAGGGGTGTCTACTCCTTTAGCCATATCTTCATGAAGACGCTGACTAATTCCTTGTACAATCTCTTCCCCGGCCTCTGTTACTCCTTGCTTAAGGAAACCATAAATTGGGTTTTTAGTATTGAACTTAGTTAAGTTACCTACACTTTCTTTAAATCCTTTGGCATCTAATAAATTTCGTGTGAAACCTTTTCCTTTAAATAGACCATGTAACTGAACTGCGTCAGTAAAGAACATGAGTCTATTCCATTCTCTAAATGAGTTAGCAGAGAATGCTGATCTCCTTTTAGCTTCTTCTAAAGAAATTCCTTCTCTACCCTCACTATCTCTATACTTCTGAATATCTTTCTCAAAGTTCTTCATGGTATTGTTGTAGATCTCTGAAGCCATAGAAGTACCTTCTATATGGTTACTTAAAAGACCTGAACCAACAGAGTTGGCGATCTGTTGTCCACTCTTACTTGCTGTAAGCATTTGTCCTAACTTCTCTGTTTTCTTGAAGTAGCTAAATAGTCTAGGTATTTTTTGAATAGCCCCTACAGCCTTTACTGCCCCTGCACCAGGAAGAGCAAACTGTACCGCTGAGTCTAGGATTCCTTGAACTGACTGCCAATAAAATCCTGAATCATCCCAATCAAACACATCATTGGGATCTGCTTTATGGATTGCAAATGCTTCTCTCTTCTCATCAATGATCTCTCCTAAGTTCTTTGCGATCGTTGATTGAGAGTATTGTTCCATATCCAATAAATCTGACATAGATTTATCAGAACTAAACATTGTTTCGAAGAAGTTACCAATATCATGTGCGAATTGATATGTGTTCTTCATAGCACCTAAAGCACCCAAGGTTAGTCCACCTCCGATTGCTCTCCGTGCTTGTTCCCACCCCGATTGGGTGAGTAGGCTCATTCTAGGATCGTCGTATCCTGTGTAGATTGGACCGTCTACTAGAGTTGTTCCTAAACCTTTAGACGCAGACGCTCCGTGGAGTGCCTGCGCTCTATTTTGCTGTAATATTTTATCAAATACTGGGTTTGTATTTTGAGTTGTTTCAGCCATTATAATTTTATTTTATTTTTTCTATTTGTAGTTTTAATTCAGCAAGAGTAACACCTTGTACATAATGAGGAGTATCATTAATCCATACATATGTCCAATAAGGATGCTCACTGGAAGCGCCACCAACTGGTGCATGAATTATTAAATCGTCACCGTTAATTGTCGTCTTAATTTTATTATCAACAATATCATCTTTAGATATTGTTTTATAATCGTTTTTGCCTTTAGTTCTACCAGAACTGCTGCTAGAACTAGAAGTATTACTAGTACTAGAAGTACCTAATGTATCGAGAGCATTGGAAGTTCTTGGAATACTATTAGATTTATTATTCGATAAACCTCTTATTTTTATTTGTATATCTGAGAGCTCGTTCGCTTCTATCCTTTGTAACCTACCTGCAGAGTCATTATATAGTGCAGTCCATTTATTATCAAATTGATCTGGTTTAATAATTGTAAACACTATATCACCAGAACTTACATCTAAAATATCTTTTCCTGTGAAACTATCTCCATCTAAACTGGATATAGGCATTATAGTCATGTCTTTACCTGCATCAACGTGCTTGATAGGTTTAATAGGTCTAGGAGTCGATGAGGGTCTTGATTGGTTCATCCGATTAGCCATATATCTCTGATCAGGAGTCATCCAGATATCGCCTAAATTATCTTTAGGTCTTTCTTCTGGCTTAAATAATCTTGGATTAGCCCTCCTTCTACTTTCTATGAATGCTCGATCATAATATTCATACTGAGGAGTAGTGTTTATTCCATATTTTTGCTCTCCCATTCTACCATCACCTTGACGTTGATATGTAAATGCTTCGTTCAATTTCTCAGTTCTAGCATAAGGAGATGTGTTTTCAATCTCTCTAGCCATATCATCTAATGATCTAGATGATACAAAATTTCCGTCTTCATCATAAATCTCTACATTGACATATGTCATACTTTGAGTTGTCTCAGTACTTAAACCGCTATCGTCTACAGAAACAATGGGTCTTGCGAGCATTGTGTATCTTCTTTCCACCGGATCTCCGTTCTTATCTTTTTCAATAATCGTCCAATCCTTCTCTACGGCACGTAGACTATATTGAGCTTCTGCTAAGTCACTAATAATTTGAAGTTCTCGGCTCTGCTCTCTTGTTTTATCTTGAGCAAGTACGATGATCTCAGTTCCGTCAGACCTAGTTAAACTAATAAAATCTCCTGTGGGTAATCCAGCTGCGTTAATAGGACCAACTGTTCCTAATACTCTCCCACTTATAAATCCACTTTTCTTCTTACCTGAAGCAGTTTTAATAGTTTGAGTGTAGTTTTCTACCAGTGCATCCGTTGTAGGTATATCAACCCATTTTCCTGTTTCAGGATCATGTACTTTGAGAGGTCTCTGTGACATGTTACCTCTTTCCCAGCCTCCAGTACCATCAAATTTTCCAACAACTAGTTGAGTTTCGCTTCTCTGAGTGTCCGGGTTTTGGTACTCTCTGTATATAAAATTCTCTTGTTGTTTGTTTACAAATAAGTCCAAAACAGGAGCGACTCTCTGCATGAATAATTTCTTGCGATCGCCCATCTGTTGGTAACCGGCTTCACTTTGTATGAGCTTTCTATAGTTCTCTCCAGTCATTCCATTAATAATCAAGTTAGGATTATCTTTCAAGAATGCCATAACTGCTTTTTCTGCAGCATCTCTACTTTGAGTATCAGCCGCAAATTTTGCTCTATGTTTTTGCCACGCGCCAAGAATAGTCTTGTCTCTTACTAATACAGAATGATAAGGATCAACATCTGTTCTAGCATTCTTACCGCTGAATCCATACATAGCAGCTGTGGTATCAATCATAGTATTTCTAACTGTTCTACCCATCTCGCGAGTTGCTTCAATAGCAGATTGAATATCTTGCTCTTTTTGCCACTTGTAGTAAGCTCTTTTTTGTTGCCAGCTATATTCATGGTCCTTAAAGATCTTGTAATCTCTAGTAACATCACGCTTAACTTTAATTCCTACATAAGGATCAGCAATGTTTCTAATGTAATCGGAAGTCCACATTGACTGCGCTAGCCCAGCTTTATCGTCTGGGTCTTTGGTATCGAAATCGGTGACGATGGCCTGTGCCTGCTGCTGCTGCCTGCTTATACTGGTTCTTAAGTCTGTGAGAGCTTTTGTGTAAGCCTTGCTTCCTGGAGTTAATCCTGCTAATTGTTGAGCGTACCTGTCAGGTATTTGTCCTGCATCTATTTGAGCAAGTTGCTCGAGCAATTCTGCACTACGACTATTATAACGATTTCTATATGTAGCAGCCAAGCCTTGTTTCATTGCATCATTTCGGAACTGAAAATCAAACTCGCTCCCTAACTCTCCTGTTTCTACTCCCTTAGCCATTAACGCAGCACTAACCTCTTGCATGAGATCATCATATCTAATTTCATTAACAGTATCATGTGCCCATACAATATTGCCCCCAATACGTTGAGGTTTCCCCCAAGTCTCTGTAAGCTGAGCTTCCTTTTCCTTGACTAAATCCATAGCCATTTTATGAAAGTCAGTAGCGTCAGCGCTTCCCATTAGGTTCAATGGATTAATAGATCCATCTTCACCAAAGGTCTTGTACCCTTGAATAGGCTTCATTACACTATCCCAATACTGAGATTGTCTAATCTTTCCTTCGTCTAATCTCTTTTTCTGAGTCTTTTGGTGCTCAGACCACATTTGATATTTCTTCTTCCATTCAAAATATTTTCCACCAGGTCTATTTTGCTTCTCAATGTCTCTAATGAGTTGTCTCATGTTAGTAGATCCTCTACCTACATCTTGCATATAAGCATCGGTTACTTGTTCGCTTCTATCACTAAATCCTTTAGCTATCACATCTCGTTCAGTAACATCCCCAGGTAATACATCTACTACCTCGTTCACCTTTGCCATACTAGCATCATAGAACTTCTGGTTAGCTTGGATAGACTTCAGCATCATTTCAAAATTAGGCTGATACAGTCTATGTTCTACTTGAGTAGGGGCCACAAAGGACCCCGGTGTAATATTAGCCATTTGGATTTGCAAATCTAATTCCTAGGTTAAACAACGTGCCATAATCAAAATCAGAGGGTAGGTCCTTTATCATTTGAAGGGTCTCTTGTAAGTTTCGGTAATGGTTCATTGTGTTCCCTGTTTTGGCTAGCTGGTCAATTCCCAGGTTAGCTCCTGTATGTTTGAACTTGTCTCTCTCGGCTATGGCAGCATCTCTATAAGCAAGTTGTTGCTGACGATCTTGTCCTTGACTAATTGCCAATTGACCAAGTCGCTCTCTAACTTGATTCTGAAGCTGTTGCTGCTTTTGACTAATCATCGAAGTATTCATGTCATCTTGAGCGTAAATACCCTGAAGATTAGAAAGCCTAGTAGCAGCGTTAGGAGCGTTCTGCTCAACACCTCTTATGTAAGCATTCCTATTTCTAACCCTTTGGTTTTGTTCTGCTTGAGTAGATAGTCTCATCTGATTGATCTGACTCTTAGCTTCGTCAAAGCCTGTGTTAAATCTAGGAGCTGCTACAGGTCTGTTAGCTTGACTTGTATAGTATGCAGACTTGAGTGCTCCTGCTAAGAGATTCATTTGATCTCCTTGACTAAAATTGCTTTTAAGATTAAAGTCAAATTTAGGTAGACTAAATCTTTTTTTATCTGCGGCACCTCCAGTAGAGATTGTCTGAGGAGTTATATTACTCATAGCGTCAAGTCCTGCTTGCTCATAACTATTCCATGTGTCTTCGCTGATAAATCCAGGCTGAACAGTCTTTGCCCAACCAGGAGGAAGCCCTTTCTCTCCTCCGTTACGGTACATCTCACCTCCCTGCTTAAATTCAGGAGAGGCTTGACGAGTCACGTCGTTTTTGTTTGCTAAGTTACTAAACTCAATTTTCATTGTATCTTGAGTAATAGAATCTGCTCTATTACGATACTTGTTATTAATCTTTGAGGCAACTTCAGCGAACGTTAAACCTTTATAGTTTGATTGTTTATACATTATTTAAATTTTAAGTGGTCGCTAAATATATACCAATTACCGTCTGGTAACTTAAAAGCATTTTCTTGTTTCTCTAGTTCAGCTCTACCCCATGGGTTGGGATTACCATTCATATCAATTTTACCACCTCCTTTTGCATGAGATTTAAAATCGTATTGTTTAAATAGCATTCCTCCTTGATTATAAGTAGAGGTCATTTTACCACCGCTCTGGTATTCTTTCTTTTTTAGAGAATCTGCTTTCCAACTGCCTCCTGCAAAACTCTCAGCGGAGCGTTCATCATTAAACTCAAACAGTTCTCCTCTTTTCTCTGCTTCTTTCATTGCAGCCCAGTCATTATCATCACTTAATTCATACCATTCGCCTTTCTTGTTTTGAAACAGTGTTGGGTATGCTACAAATTTTCCATTCATCTCTGCGTATGACATGAGATGTGTAGAATTAGAGCCATCTTTGTTTGGTCTATTTCCAGTTCTTGGTGCTATACGAAGAACATCTGCTGTTCTATATTTAGGAGGATTCTGAAATCCTTTCATCTGCCCTCCAGATCTGAACACATTATCTAGCTGTTCGGTGTAATTAACCTTACGTTGTTGCCTGTTCATAATCTGATTGGCCTGCCATTCTTGTTTTCTTTGATTCTCTTCCATTGCCATGTTGCCAAAGACAGAAAGCCCGGCGGACATTAGAGGTCCTACACCGGGTATAAATCCTGCAGCAGTGCTAGCAAATGGAAGTATTTTTGACATTATTTCACTGCTCATCGGAACGAATGTTTTTTCTTTGTGTTGATATAATCTATGGTGATTCGATAATCATTCTCAGGATTAAACGAAAGTCGTACAAAGTGGTCTTTGTCTCTTAGCATTGCTAAATCATATTGAGATATTGATGTAGAATATGCAGAACTGTATGGCATCTTATCCCTGTACCCTTGCCCGCTACTATTGTACTGGTTGTAATATTCAGTATCAGTCCACGAACTAGTGAACAGAGGAAGTGTGTGGTCTATAACTCTATCTCTAATTCTACCCATTCTCCAGTTCTGATCTACTTTCTCTGCCATACTTTCATCTATAGCGTAAGTCATATAAGCATCGTCTCGTCCTTTAACATTTATAGTAGTTGAGCCAGAAGACTGTTCATGTGTATATGCAATAAAGTTATCGAATGTAACGTCGTCTACTGCCTTAAACCTTTCTCTACTTGTGTCATACTCATCTACTTTTGTGTGCCAGTTAATAGCTTCAAGAGTAGAACTCTGCGGGCTATAATGTGTTGTCTCTACAACAAACGGATAGCGTGTACCATAGAAATTAGTGTACCTATTCCTATGCAAGTGCTCATAGTTTTGATTATCTAAGAATGAGAACAACTTCTCATCATTGTTATACATCCACTGAGGATTATAAGAATGGAAACTTACCCATTTCTTTTCCTTAGGATCATATGATATAGTGAAACTACGGTTCTCGAACTTGTCTTTCTGAGTAAAGAGCATACCAGTCTTAATAACGGACTGATCGAAGAAATAGAATTTATTATCTGAAGTGTCAAAAACATGATCTCCTTCGTTATATGATACCTGGTCATCATAGATGGTCCAGTTAAAGGTTGGGTAGTAATCCTTAACGTTAAAGATTATTCTTTCGTGAAAAGGATCGTATGCTGTTTGGACTCCTAGTCCATTATCATCACATATAGCATCTCTGAGACTGTAGTCAATTCCTTGAGCCCTTAGTTCTCTGATTAAATCAGAAGGTAGGTACTTCTTGAAGAACTTGCTCATTCCTCTATCAGATATGGGATCTAGTTGTCCATTAATAAATTGATATGCCTTACCTTGATTTCTATCTACATAAAATATACCGAATTGGGTTTCTATTAAATCAAATCTATCTTGAGATCCTCCATACCCATAGGCTGTTTTAATAATCTCTTTAGCCGGTAATGAGAAGAAGCTAGCCGTACCTAAATACACATCGACACCACTTCCTTTAAGTGAGGCAGCACTCGGTGTCTGTTCGAATAATGATCCTTCTGTTCTAAGAAGCAAAGATCTTCCTGCGGAAAACATTTCAGTAATCTCACCACTAGTTCCTTCAGTTTGAGTAAAGTTATTAGCAAGAGTTATCTTATAAGCGTCTACATTTTCTTGAGATGCAACTCCTGAATATACTATCATATTAGGAAAGCAATTTGAGCATCCAGAACAATCTGTAACATATGAAGGGAATGCAGGTTTAAGCTGCTCCGTTATATGCATATCTGGATTGTACAAAGTAGTGTGCTCATCAAAGTTGGATTCATCAAATCCATCTTCATCACGATCTTCAATAACAGCTTCAAGAAATTTTACTTCATCAATGTTTTTATTAAGAACAAATACATCTGATGCTTCATGAGCTAATGCAAAATTAATACGTGACTCACATGGCATTACTGTAAATGATGCGGAATACTCTTCTCGAAAGTCCGAACCTCCTACAAGATCATCATATGCCCCTGCTGAGTTTACTGTTTTCTTATGCACAAAGGGTGCAATAATAGTATCTCCTTTTTGAATCACGGTTGCACCAAAGGCAGCATCATTAAACTGATCATCTGCTGCTTCATAGACAATTGCATCTAAATCAGAATATACATCATTCGTGTTTTTAATACTTGCATACCAATAATAATTGACAGCGGTACTTCCGGTTGCTCCAAAAGCAACAGTATCCGAAGACGCATAATCTATGACATCGTCTACTAATTTAAAAAAGATAATTTCTTGTTGCTGTCCCCTATTATCAATAATTTCTCCTGATTGACTAAAGCCCTCGAATACTCTATCATACCCAAGCGCTATAGAATTATCGATGGTTCTATTCGCACACGATGGATTAGCAAATGTATCCCATTCAGATTTCCATCCAATGTCAGTTCTATTTGGAGGAGTTCCTGAACCATTGTCATATTCTCTAACAACGGTCGTGTCCCCTTGCACGGTGCCTTCAAATTTTACATAGGCTCCATTTGGAAACTCATTAGCATAAAGAAACTCAGGACCTACGAAGCAACCAAAGTCTAATGCCTTAATGGAAGTGTCCGCAGATGTTTCAGAATTATGTCTGTAATCACTTGTACCTTGTTGGTAGAAAGGCATTGGTTGATAATAAACATCTTGGGGTGTAGAAAGCACTTCTGCTTCCAACGCGTAGGTGTAGATGCCTTTTGCCAACACAGTTCTTTCTGATTTGCCAACAAGTATTTGATATCCTTGAACCTCATCTGAATAAGCTGCTGGAACAGAAATATTAGATAAAGCAATACTAAAGTATCTCAAATCTTCTCCATTAAATGGATGTACTAGATTTGAATCAGGCATTCTGTGATGTCTAATGTTATGCATTGCATAACTACCTCCTCCCAAATCATCATGAGGATATATAGGTACATCATTGCAATCTCTCGTATCAGGATACGTTGTTGCGGATTCATGATATCCCATTATGCCAGACAACGGGTTTCCAGGTGCAAGCGGTTGTGCAGTATTATATACTTTCCATCTAGGAAGATCTTGTCCAGCACTAAATCCTAAATGATGTACATCTTCTTCAAGTACTTGAGTGGTTGCATCTGTAATACTTGCTACTACATCAAGATCTTGAGTATCCCAATCACCACCTCCAGGTACTTGATTTCTAATATGGGTAAACGAGTTACCTGTAGTAATATTAATACGGGCATCTGAATCAGCTTCTCTACCTGGAATATGAAGCACTGGTCCAAAAGTTCCATCATTAAGAATCCATCTAATCCCTAGTGCATATATCTCATCAGCCATAAATCCACGAGGAGTTACTGGATTCTTAGCATTTCTATCATTTGATACATCATATGCGTTCTCTTCTGCAGCAGCATATAGTACTGCAATATCATTAGCTTCTTTTTGAAACTCTTTCCAATCTATATCATGAGAACATACATTCGCTCTAAGTAGCCTATTATCGAATTGAGTAATAGCTTTAGATGTAGGATATACTACTGGATCTATTTGTATCTCAGCTGTGTCAATACTTATCGCTCCTACCCCAAGTCCAGAATATGTGTATGTCCAATCAGTTCCATTAATGCTTTGCTCTCCTACAATATAACTTGCAGTGGTAACTCCGTCTCCGGTAATATAATGAGTGGCCAGTACTTCAAGAGTATCATAGCTAGTATCCAAGTCTTGCAAAGTTAATATTACCGACTTATTACTAGTGACAAAATCTGTTATTCCAGATGCTTGATCATAGCCCCCCGTTATATTATTATAATCAGTATTAGACCCTTCATCATAAATTATAATAGGGTTAGTTATAAGAAATACAGGAGTAGTATTGCCTGAACTATCTTTATATCTAAAAGATACTCTGAGGGTACCGATGGGTAAGGATCCTCCTGAATCCTGAACCTCTATATCAATTACACTAGCTACGCTAAAGGTAGCTGATAATGTCATTGTATCACAATCCCATACCCCCGGAGAACTCTGATAATCATCAAGTCTATCCAGGTTAATGTGTCTATCTACATTATTTCCATCCACAAAGTAGATGTTTTTCTCGCATCCATTACGCATGCGAAACGTTCCTTTGATGGGGTAAGCTGTATCAAACCCCATGCATGTGTTATTAACTAGCGCAGTATAGTTGCAATCTCTAGCTATGCCAATCTCTGAATTAGTACCATTAGTTGAGAATACTACAACCCCTCCATCGTCAACATTGATATGACCACATGGTTCATACCCGCTAGTTAGCGCATAACATGTTTGAGTACCTGGCTCATTAGACAATCCATAACCACGCTCTTGATCAGGGTTAATAACCCCATTAATAATCATGGTAGCCATTGTCTCGTCTTGCGCCCAACTAGCTAAATCTGTGTTCAGATTATAAGGACGCTTAGCACTCTGTTTTGTTGTCGATTGATTTTCCATTATACTGGTATTCCATAGTTATCATTCCAATTGGTCGATCTAGTGACCATGTGGTGAAAACGGTGTCGGTAAGCTGAAATAGCTTTACTGTCTAGAGTTTTTAAATTGATTTTTCCTTTGATTTTCATAGCGAGTCTTTCCCATTCATTCAGATACATAAGTCTAATGTTCATCGCATTCTGCTCATGCAGATGCATTTTGGTTTCCCAAAGCTTGAACATGACATATGTAGCTAGCGCATTCTGCACATCAGAATCATCTAGGATTAGGAGATCGCCGTCTTCATCATACGGTTCAGATAGATATGCTATACATAAATACCCGCTTTCTACGCTGGTAATGATAGTTCCATCTTTCTGAATAGTATAAGTATCATCACATGTAGATTGAAGATTTGGGCACCAAGTACAATGTCTACCTCTTGTAAATATATCATCAATGGGTCTCAGAATTGTAAATCCTTGTTGCTGAAGGATGGCTTCCCATAATCCAGTGTACAAATTATAGTTGTTTACAATACCTTGAGATTGAATACGCTCGATATGTTCTTGGTTGTAAGTGTAGGTAGGATCGTTAATAGGGTTAAGAGTCAATGGATCTGTTTCCACTGTCTCTTCAAATCCTTGGACCTCATCGTCCGTTGGTTGATCCCACATATATGCTACGGCTTCAATTCGACGATAACCACTAGGCATTTTACCTTTGTAGTTCTCGATCTTAATCAAAGTAACCTTAGCATCATATGTTGCTGATTTAATACCAAGAGCAGTATCGTATGCTTGAGCAGCATATTCAATAGCTACGTCTTCCTCCCACTCCGATCTTGGAATTGTTATATAAGGTAACACAGACCTTATGCTAACATAGTTTTGTCTAATAGGAGTCATGTTATTATTTCGTAATTATAAATATTTGAAGGATTCTTTTTCAACATCTTAGCCAGCTCTTCCTTTCGTTTCCTAACAAATACAAACTTGTATAAGCTAAGATCTCTAGGAGATTTTGGTTTTCTCCATCGGGTCATTGCTCCCCAACCACGGGTGTTAATATTCTTTACGTAGACTACTTTCTTATCATCCGGATTGTTTTTATTCCACTCTCCATACAATTCTCTAGTCTGTTTAAAGTCCACAATCTTTCGTTTCACTTTCCATCTGTTGAATCCTATAGATCCAAGATATGGAATTTCTACCATCTTACCCTGAGTAATATCTTTCCAAGCTTCTTCGAATACATCTTTTATAACAGAGTTATATTGTTTGTAAGTAAGTGAAAGCTTCCCATCAGAGGCTTCTTCTTTCTTTACATAACCCTGACTTCCATATGTACCGTCTAAGTAACTATCAATATCTCTTGCTCTATATTTATATGTAGAGAAAGAATCCTTTATTGAGTATCTTTTTGAATTAATCTGAGAATCAGATTTGATTTTGTTTGTCGGTTGTTGAGTCGTTCTTTGTGTCATCCATCAAGTTTATTGATACGTTCAATTCTTTGTAGATCATATCTCGAACTGTAGGAAATATACTTTCTTCCATTGGAAACTCATCATTACGAATATCATAACAAGACTCGGTGTTTGTAGTACCGCAAGTAGTCCATTCGACTAAGTCTGTTGGATCACTAAGAGGTCCTTCAACAACAACATACTTTAGTATGTCATTACCATATATCTCTAAATAACCATTGGTCATTGTATAGGCCATTTTATTTTTTCTTGTCTTAGAATATTGCAGAGTCTTAAACTCTGTGTAATCTGAAACATAGCTTACCTGTTCCCCATTCATTAAACGAACTCGGAGTAAATCTTTGTTCCTGCCATGAATCGAAACTGGGAGTTTCTTCGTAGACCTAAGTACATTACAAGAAATATCCTTTGAGCAGTCGATACAATCAGAAGCGGATACGCATTCTAGTTCGACGCAGAATTTCTGATAATTAAATTTAGAGATTGGTTTGTGCTTTTCAGCACGCTGCTTAAGCAGAACAGCTCTAAATGATTTCACAAGCTCGTACAAGTACTGATCGCTATAGTGAGAATCATCTGTTCTTGACCTAAGGGTTTCTCTCAACTGAGAGATCATTTCATTAATAGTCATGATAACCAATCATATAACTCCTTATGCTCATGGTATTCTATGAGCGTAGAAGTGTGGTCTGGTGTTTTATATATTTTATATGTGTCTTCGAGATCAACATGAATAATCCAACGGTCTTCTACTGTTACTCCTTGAGCTTCTAACATCATCTGATAATAGCTAAGCTGTATCTCGTATTTGCTCATTGGACAATCAAGCATCTGCTCGAAAGGCATCTTCATTGTTTTGCCTTTGTAGTTCTTAAATAGATCTTTATTTGTTTTGTAATCTGCTATAACGTAGTTACCTGTCTCTGTGTTGCGAAGAATAATATCTGCTGTTCCAGCATAGCTGAACTCCTCATGATACATTCTTAACTCTAATGCGGCTATCTCATACTTAGGATCTAATTCATCCCAAAAAGCTAGTCCATTTTTCTTCATATAATCAAGGTCTTCATATACAGGTTTAATACCAACTTTAATGTATTTAGCATGCTGCTCTCCCCAATCATGGAACTCAGTTCCCTTGGTTGAGGCAACGTCTCCTGTCTTAGCCCACATTTTTAATACGTCCGCAGTCTTTAAACCATGCTTTCTGGCGTAGAGAGGTGCTATCTTTTTAGCATTAAAGGGCTCGTAAAATGTCTTTATCTTTTTAGAAACAGAAGGAAGTGTCTGTCCGTTTCTTGTGTACGTGTGAGTTGATTCGGTAAACTCTAAGTCGTTAAAGCACTCGTTTAAATTTAAAATATCCATAACAAAATATACGAAAAATCCAAATAAAATAAAAGCTGGCAGCTAAATGAAATCATCCAACCACCAGCCAAGAACCACTAACCACAAAATAATTCTAGTATCTTCCGTAATAATGGAAGAGTATAACTTTATCAGGATTAAGTTTTCTCTTAGAGTTATCATAAGCGCGCATATCTACATGCAAAGCCGTCTTCATAACTCCTACTGTTAATCCTAGTAATAGAGCTTCTCTAACGAAGATAGCTCTGTCAGAAGAATTGTCACAGATGAAATCTACTGCCTGACCTTTCAAATGTCTTGAATATTTACTACCACCTACTGCCTTGTTCTTTTCAGGGCTCCTGTAAGTGGAGGTAGGAACTATAGGAAGTCCCGTGTTCTTTCTAAGCTGTACAAGAAGATAGATCATTAGTGGATCCATCTTGTCGTAAACTGTTACTCCGTCGATGTTAAACTCAGATTCTTTAAAGTATTTATCAAAGTCTTCTGGTTTATTGTTTGATAAGTATGGCATCGTTGAGGGCTGTTGTTTTGGTGATTGGGGTATTACCTGAAGTGTTCTTAGTAATCTTTGTAGGTACATGGTTGTTTTTCATTAGAGTCCAATCTCCGCCCCATTGTTTCATTAACTTATATCGACGGTCTTTCTTACGCTGGCGTAAGAGCTGGTGTTTTCTTGTCATTACTGTATTGTTCTTGTAAAAAGTTAAATTTAGGTGTATTAGGATTAACTACTCTTGCCACACAAATACGATGAGTATCATCGTTCTTGTAATCAACATTAACTTGCCACTCTACCCATATCCAATGTTCACCATTTTCTTCATATGAATACCGAGTTTCGTTTCTACAAAGATATCGGTTTTCGAATACAGAAGAGGTATCTAAATCTTCTACATTTTTATGCCCAGCAATTGTCCGATTCTTGTCATCAGGATGGAGCAAATCTAAAAATGTTTTATCTAACATTTCTTCTTTTGACCACCCTGCATATTTCATCCACGTAGACGAGCAATCAAGAATATTAGTTTTGACATCTATTAGTAGTGTCAATAGAAAGGGAGTCTTGATGAACATATCGTATAGTTGATGTGAATATCTACTATGAGATAGTTTAGCAAATGTATTATCTGGATTCTCTAATTCTTCTAATAAAGAATCGATAGCATCGCCTAGTGTCATTTTATACGCGCGACGCATGATCCTCTTTCCGAAGAACCACATCCCTAATTTATACCTAAGTCGGTTAAGCCATTCCATTATTTTTCATTTCAAGTATTGTGATCAAAGCCTCAATCTTTGACTTCAAATCAGGAACGCCTTTCCAATGATGTTTGGTGTCTTCTAACACAAATAACAGTTCATTGATTTTCCCGGTATTCTTTTCACTCATCTGTATAGCAGACAGTGTTTTGGTCACGAGTTCTGTTACTTTTATCATTGCGTCTTTAGCGTCAGCATGAAGCTTTTGATTTTGTTTGTATAATACATAGCAGCCAACAGTCGCTACACCTGCCCATACACCTAATGGTCCATAAACAGTTAAAGACTCAAGAAGAGTAAGTCCCTCTGTTGCTTGTAGTAGTTGTAACATTATCTTTGTATTTTTATTAAGGGATACAATGCATATATCCCCAAGCTTGGTTTTAAAAATATTTGCCCGTCATGTGATATAACTGACCCGCCTCCACCTATACCCATAACAAATTTAAGTTCGGGTTGATTTACAACTACGTCAGTATTAACAACATCTACATTCGGATTTTGAAATCTAATAGATGTCATTAGTTGTTTCGACTTTAAAAAGCCGGGTCGTTTGTAATACTGATCTATAAAGATGTCTCCGGGCTTATATGTATAAGGTAGTACAAGCTTCTGGTTCTCAACCATGAGATCAGCAGATAAATATCCATCATCAAATTTTACAATATCATCAATAGGCAAATACAGATACATAGTATCTTGCTTGAATGTATTCTCTATTGTTATTTTCCCGCCAAACTTGGCTTGAAATTCAGTAAGGGACACCAAGTTTTTAATCTTGATGTCTCTCACTTTTAAATCTTTTTTCAGTTCATAGTATTTCTTTCCATTAATCTTTCTCAGATTATCAAGAGTCTGGTCTTTCGCATAAATCCGATACTCCATCTGTTCTAGTTCATTCTTAAAAGAATCTACTCGTACAGTATTGTAATCTATAATAGATTGAATGTGATCGTTCTTATTAGAACACATCTTCATCGAAATGAGCAAAAAAGTTGTTAGCATGATAATTATCCACTTTTCCATTACATAAACCAATTTACTCTTGGTTTAAACGTTGGTCCTCCACCATTTGTTTCCTCAGCACCTACTGAATAAAAAGTAGACGGGGAGTTTTGATTATTAAATTCTGTAGTAATCCAATCTGATGATTTAGTATCCTGTATTAATCTTAACTCAGACAGTGAGCCTTCTAAATAGACGGATGTACCATAATTAAGTTTTCCAATTAGTATATCATCAACGGCGTTGAGTCCAGATATAGTTTCAGTTTTGCTATCAACAGATGCCCCGTCTATAAATAATTCGTAGTCGTTTCCGTTTCTTACAATAGCAACTTTTTTCCATCCATCAGACGCAGCAACAGTGTTAGTACCGTCTGGTGCAAAAAGTGCTCCGCCAGGACCATTGTCTAATTGCATAGATAATCCATTAGAAACAGATGTCCTATTTATAAACATCCAATACCCCGGAGGACTTACTATGTTGTTTCCCGATGCAAGTATAACATTTTGATTTTTATCCGTATCTATATCTAACCAAGTAGTTATTGTAAAATCATTATTTATATTAAGGTTGTTGGCTCCTATATTTACATATTTACTAACACTACTGTAGTTTGTTCCTGAACCAGTAGGTGACGAAACTCCTCCAGATACTAACCCTCCGTTAGCAGTTAATGTATGAGTGCCTGTTGAATCAACTGTAGCTCCTCCGTCATGAGTAACCAATACATAATCAGACCACACTGCATTTCTACCATATGTATCTGTAACAGCATAAGCAGATGCGCCAGCGTTTCCATAATACAAATAAATGATCGTGTCAGAAGAATTACTGATGAAATCTACTTTAACATGGATTTCAAACTCATTTGTACCACTATTATAACTAACAATTTCAAAAGGTAACTCTGTAGTCTCATCAGCTTTAGTGAATCTAAAATCCTCTGCTGCTGACTTAGCGTTTATATATACAGAAGCACCGAAATCACTTCCTCTTAGATATACAGGAAAATCAATCAAATCAGAATTTATTTGACTTGACTGAATTATTATCTTAACACGATATGTCCATGATTCATTATACCACGCCATTTCCGTAATCTTTTAATTCTCCATGACTAATCGAGTTATCACTCTCCTTGCATATAATGTACATCTTGTTAGAGAATGTACCATCATTTTCTTTAATTATTCCTTTTATAGAATAATATTTATTTTCAATCAACATATCCATAATTTCATATGTTACAAAATTAGCATTGAGATATGAAATTAGATCTTTTGGAATAGCTTCCGTAAGCTCTTTATCCAAATAAGCAGATTCATTCACCCCTCCTTCATCATTAATATATACGATATATGTTTTGGAACGTAGGGTCCTTTTACCATTAATATCTGCCATCTGGACTTCAATGGTGTATTTTTTAACACCATTAATTGTATCTCTAAGAACAAGAGAGCCTTTTTCCACAATCAAAGGGTTAGTATCAAGCTTGTTTAAAAGTTCTTGTTTAGTCATTGTTATTAGTTAATTATAACGTAAACCAAGAGTCCTTCAGGCATACTTCCAGTTGTCACAGACGACACTGCATCTATGTCAATTCTAAGCATATCCCACTCTTGAACGTCATCATTTGCTGTATTTATTACTGCGGCTGTAGCAGCAGTAGAAGAATTGGTTTCAGTAGCGTCTATTGTCAGTTTTGTTGAAAGAACATCTACAGAACTACCGCTTCTTATTCTTGCAATTTGTATATCAGTTGTACCAGTATTATCACCTGTACCAGCAGTGACAAAACTTGCTCCTACTTCAATAATATTTCCTGTTACACCATTTGGTATTAAAATATATCCATTTCCATCTCCTGCCGTATCAACATCTGTTGCACCATCTACACAGTATATGGATAATCTTTCAGTAGTCGCCTCATCAGCAACTTCTTCAAGTAATGATTTTACATTAGAGTTATCAGTATAAATAGGATTAGTCATTGAACCAAGGTTAGCTCCGCCAGACGCTCCTATTGCTAATGTGTTATTAAACACATCTCCGACAACATCTTCTATTTTATCGTACACAGCATTTTTACTGGCTGCTATAGTTGTTACTCCATTCCAGCTTACTCCATATACAGCATCACTTACAAGTCCATCAACGTTACCATCAATTTCATCTAAAGCTGCTTGTACTGTAGTTGCAGTTAATCCAGAAGTAGTATTATCAAACGTTACGCCTAAAGCTGCTACTAAATCTGGATACCAGTTAGACCCCGACCAAGTTAATACTTCGCTAGGAGATGCTGCGGTAGCGCTAACATTTCCTAAATCACCGATATTAATATCTCCTGCGTGTTGTGTAACAGAGGAAGAAGATATTCTAGCATCGGCAAATGTTCCTGAAGTAATATCACTTGTAGCATGAGTATGTCCTACTGCTGATATTCCTGCCTCCGCAAGTGTTTCGTTGATCCACGTACTTGAAGCATTATCATATGTAAGAATTTCATTGTCCCCAATAGATGTAATATTTACATCATGTAAATCGTGTATTCCTTCATTAACCTCTGATCTTACAAATAATGAACCAGTAGTAGCATTTGCATAAATAACCAATGCAACAGCTGCTTTCATACTAGGTGCAGAAGGCTGTACATTAGTAAGCGCGCCCGGAGTAGTAGCATCAGCATAAATTAAATCTCCGTCTGACCAAGACTCACTATAAGGAGTTCCTGTGGTATCAATACCTCGAATTTTACCAAAGTGTGTTACTTTTCCATCTGTTCCGTTCGTAATATCTTCAGTAGCAATTCCTATAAAATACTCAGGAGAAGTAACTCCGTCGTTATCAAATGCGGCTACTGTTATTCTCCCACTTGCGCCAATTGTTCCTGTAAACATTACAGCTTCTCCATCAGAAATATCAACGCCAGAATTATTTCTAACATGGTAGTGTATCTCTTGTCCTATCTGTAATGTAGCACCGTTTTGTCCAAGGTCTAATGTTTCTTCATCAGCGTTCCATGCTAATTCGCCTTGCCCTACTGTATAGGCAGCGGCAAGATCAAAACCAATATGATCAAGATTAGTAATAGGATTAGATAACGCATCTAGTTCTCCACCAAGTTGAGGAGTGGTATCTTCAACTACGTTGTTTAGTCCACTTCCAGCGCCAAGATCGTCAGGGTGTACTTTATAAACTGTACCACCAGCGGCTTCTAATACTAACCAGTCAAGCGCACCGTCAACACTAGATGCTTCTGTTTGCTTAGCTATGTCAAGATTAAAAGTAGTTGTATGATTACCAATAAATGTATTTGCAGTAGATATAGCATCTCCTCCAACCAATTCAAGAGTGTCATTTCCACCAGCATTATGGTTGCTACCAGAATCAGCAATAATTGTTTTCCAAAGTTCTAATGAGGAGTTTCCAGCAGCAGTCAATCTACCTTTAGAGTCTACTGTGAAAGTAGGAATAAAGGATGTTGATCCGTAACTTCCGGGTGTTATGCCAGAGTTAGCTAATGTTACTGCCCCAGTATTTGCAATGGTAGCGTCACCAGACATGGCAACATTATCCCAACTATCCGTACCATCATATAATAACATATGAGCAGTAAGAGGAGTTGTGATGTCAGTATCAGTTGCGGCAGCAATAGTAGATATTCCACCTCCACCAGTACTTACATTTTGCCAATCTCCTGATGCAGTAGTATCGTCCGAGATATAAATCTCATCTCCTGTTGTATCCACATATATCAAACCAACTCTTGAAGGAGTTGTTACAGGAGCGCCTGCTCCAGATGCAATCAGTGAGTACTGAGTATGCGGATCACCAGTTGTTAAATTATTAAGAGAGTTATGGTCTACAAGAGCCTCATTGACTGTTAGACTAAGTGTTCCGGCACCATCATCATATGATGTAGAAATAGTACTATCAGCACTTGTTATTGTAGTAGACATTGTATCTTCTACAAACTCTTGAAGGTCTGTAACTTGTGTTGAGGCAATCAATATATTATTAGCTGTAGCACCAGTAAGTCTACCTTGAGCATCAACTGTGATATTTAGTGATTGCGAAACAGATCCGTAGTTTCCTGCAACTACAGACGTATCATCAAGCGCTAAACTAACTGTTGCAGTTGTAGCTGCTTTAGATACCGTTCCTGTAATGCCAGTTCCGCCTACTACGTCTATTAAGTCTGCGTCATTAACTGTTACATCAACACCGCTATCACTCCCTAAAGTAAAGTTACTAAACGGATATGAAGGTGCTGCCCATGTACCGTCTCCCCTCCAAAATGTAGAGGAGCTTGCTCCAGAACCGCTGTTCAAATTACCCACTGGTAAATTGCCGGTGACTTCACTTGCTAAATCAACATTTGCTGAAACACTTAATGTTCCATTAGCCCCTGTCGTTTTAACAAACCCGTTAGTTGTTAGTTCTGAGAATCTGTACGATCCTTTAGATGCATTTGAAGTGGTTTGGAATAATAAGTTGTCTCCAACTCCTGTTCCACCAATTAGCGTTTGTCCTCCAGCTCGTCCAGCAAGTAAAGCATACTGTGTGTGATCGTCGTCACTTAACCCTGTTATACTTCCATGATCAATACTCGCGTTTCCGGCGGCAGTAAGTCTTCCTTGTTGGTCAACTGTAAAAGTTGCTACTTGAGAAGCTCCTCCGTATAATCCGGGAGTCACGGCAGTATCGTCAAGATCAATATCGAGAGTAACAGTAGTTAACGCCTTAGATACCGTAGTAGTGATTGCAGTACCAGTAGTAATATCGAGCAAGTCTCCACTATTTACTGTCTGGTCTGATCCAGCGTCGCCACCAACTGTCATGGTAAAAGCATCAACAGCTTTCCATGTACCATCACCTGCCCAAAATGTAGAACCTGTAGCTCCTGTTCCAGAGTTAAGATTACCAACTGGCAGATTTCCAGTAACGTCAGCAACAAGGTCAATTTGACCAAGTGTTATTTCTTGTCCTGATAATGTTAAATAATCAGGTGTTCCCGCTAAAGTAACTGGGTCTTGTAAATCACTAATTTGAGATTCAGTAATACTTATCGCAGCTTGCGTAAAGTGAATTGTTGAATCTGCAATATGACTATCAATCTGAGCATGTGTGTTTGTACCAATGTTACTTAGTAATGTATGGTCAGTTACCCCAGATGTAGGAGTTTCCCATGTATATACTCCGGCAGTACTACTAGCAGTAAGAACCTTGCCGGCATTGGTTGTACTATTTGCTGGAACATGTAAGTTACCGTCACCTGTTGGGTGAGTATATTCGTTTGCATTAGTATCTCCTGTATAACCAAGATCAGCTAATGTCATTGTTCTAGTAGAAATACCAGTAGTAATTCCATTAGTTACAATAAAATCATCAAATACATCTGCCCCGGTTAAAGCAGAAGTTGCTCTATTAAATCCTGAATGAGTATGTGATGCTAAAGCATAAGACTGGAGATCGCTAATCTGTGATTCAGTAATTGAGATAGCAACATCAGACGCAGTGGTCAACTGACCTTGCGCATTAACTGTAAACGTAGGAACTGTTCCTGCTGCTCCATAAGAATTAGCAGACACTCCAGTTGTTGAAATGTTAAGAGTTCTTGATGTTGTAATATCTCCTCCTCCGTCAAGTCCAGTACCAGCAGTGATACTAACACTTCCGTGATTGATGTGTTCGTTACCTACAAAGCCAGATAGTGAGTCATGATCTACATTACCTACATTGAATGTGAGTAATAAGTTATCATTATATGTTGCATCATCATTAGTAACCGCTACTGTGATAGCGTTGTTAGCTGATCTAAACTCAAAAGTATCATTTCCTGCTGCTGTAGATGTAGTTGCACCGTCTGTCATAAATGAATATGCAGCAGTAATCCCTCCGCCAGCGGCGGATTCTACAGCCGTTTCTAAATCTTGTATAGCTTCTTTTATAGTTCTATTATCAGGAATTGTTGTTCCTGTAAAAGTAGCTAAGTCTGTAGCTCCTCTCGATACTCCACTAAGAGTAATTAAGTCGCTTTGATCATGAGAAAGTTTACCAAAAGCTTGTTTGATAGTATCTGTTCCTGTGATGGAACCACCAGAAGCCACATTTAGTCCAGTAAGTTGTTGTCCTGTAACAGAACTGTTAGTAAGAGTAACAACTCCTGAGGAGTTAATAGTAGCTCCACCAGACATTGATACATTATCCCAAGAGTCCGTACCATCATAAATGAGTATTTGCCCTGTGGATGGTGTAGTAATATCAGTATCATCAGCTTCGGAGATATTGTCAATTCCTGTACTAGCCGTAATCTGAGATTCAACCCATGCTTTAGTAGCAGGGTGATGGGCAAGCGTAGGCGTGAAAGAAGTTGTGTTATTTGTTCCTGCTAAGTTGTTATCAAACTCAGTTTGAGTTACAAAGTTAGCATTATTGTTCAAGTCTCCGGTATTAATTGATCCCGGAACAACGTTGAATGTTATATCAGCACTTCCTGTTCCTCCGTCATCTGTAACGACGGCGGTAGTGGCTGTTCCATTATAGAAGTTAAGCTTAGTTCTTGTACTAACTAAAGAATCGCTATTATATACAGCCATGGCTGTTAGATAACCTTGAGCTGAGTGATCTCCCCATCCAAATGCTGTGTCCCAGTTTGTAATATCCCCAGAAGAGATACCGTCTAGAACAGCTTTATTAGCATGAGTATGAAAATCGACCGCTAGCTCATCTATCGCAGCCTTAACATTAGTAGCAGTAAGACCGCTGACCCCGTTATCATAAGTGATAACTGAAGAAGCGTGCGTGTGAGAAGTGTCGGACTTTCCATTCAGCGCACTTTGTAAATCAGTTTGACTAGACAAAGTCCCAGTAATATCACCCCAAGCCACACCACTAATAAACCCAGCGTCGTTATTGATAGAGGCTGAGTTAATATTTGCTTGATTGACAGTAAAGTTAGCATGATCTCCATGTGCTCCATTATCATTTTCAGTAACAATAGTTACTGTGGAGTCGCTAGACATCAGTTTGAACGTGTCTGTTCCAACAGCAGTTGTTGGATTAGTACCATCTGTAATAGTACCATAAGATGCTGTTACAGTAGCGCCGGGGTTAGCCTTTGCTTCCCAGTCACCAGATGTACTATTATATGTAAGTACGTAATCATTTGCTTTAGCAGAGTCGTCGATATCTGCTATATCATTTAGGTTTACTGTACCAAAACCAATATCAATGTTATCCGTTCCATCAAGAGCCACTGTGATTTTAGAGTCTGCTCCATTCAAGGAACGAAGTTCTAAATCTACTCCTGACTTCTGTTTAAAAATTCCAATTCCTGCACCTATATTAGAAGCAGTGTTTGCTTCGGCAGATGTAGTAACGTCAACGGTATTAGACCCACTAACAATGCTGATTAGCCCACTACCCGTAAGAGTTTTAAACTCAAAGTCTGAACCAGTCTGTTGTTTATAAAGTCCTGCCCCGCTGCCAAGATTTGATACGGTGTTGTTTTTAGCATTGTATTCAATGCCTGAAAGTTTGGATCTTTCGAGAGATGTTATAATATCTCCCGATCCCACAGAAGTAATTGAGTCTAATATAGCTTTATTACTGTGGGTATGCCTAGCAGTAGTGTTAGCGCCGACATCGGCGTTACTAGATACTCGTAAATCAGTGAAATACAGATTACTTACCCCTTCGGATATATTATCTGTAGTCAATGTTACATTACCTGTCTGACTATTAACACTTAATACTTGGTCTAGAGTCAGGTCAACCTGAGTACCGTTAGGGTACTCAAAGGTTGCCGTTCCATCTAGATTATCAGTAACCGTAGTCCAACCAGATTGGAATACAGTTAAATTTCCAGTACCATCATCATGCGTTACTGTACCATTAAGGTTGACGGTCATAATTGAAGTATCACCGCCTCCTCCGCCACCCGTAGGAGCATATTGATCAATCAGATCAATAATATGTTCGGTAATATTAATATTACCATCAGCATCCAACGCATTTCTGCGTTTAAAAATGCTGCTTTCATCTAAAAAATAAAAAGGATGGCTCATTTTATATGAGATTATTCAGTTTCGTTTTTTGTTTCCTGCTCCTCAACTTCTGTAATCTCTTCATCAGTTTCTACAACTTCTTCAATGGTTTTTGGTGCTGCATTAAGAGCAGCCTCTTGAGCTTGAGCAGCTTGAACCATTAGTTGTGCAAATCCGTTGAACTCATTTGATTTTGCTTGAAGCGCATCAACAATCAACTTGAGTTGAGCAGGTGTTAAATTAAATTGGTATTTCATGATTAGTTTATTTTGTAGTTCTTAAAGTGTATAGTCGGCACAGATCTTCTCAACTGGAATACGTACCATAAAGGGAGGAATGTGTGATTTAGCTGTCCCATTGGTTTCCACAGGGTAACCTGTTTTAGCACCTGGGTATGCAGTTGGAGCACCGCTAGTCTGATCATTACCTACTTGAATATAGGCAGCTGAAGTTCCGCTGTTATGATCGTCTAACGAAGTAGTTAAATCTGCTGTATCTGTTCCGTTAGCAGATGTATCGAAAATGTGGTGCTGGTGATCCGGTAGGTTAGCAGCATCAAGAGTAAATGTTTTAGACCCTCCTGTACCATCTGCTGTACCGAAATCAGAATCCCCGGAGCTATATCCTACGAAGAATTTACCTCTGGCATCCTCTGTTCCGTTACTACCGTTTTGAATAGCCCAACATCTCCATGCTGAATTAGCTAAACCCTTTCCTGTTGAATCAAAATATTGTAACTCCGCTGCCCCAACAAAGAGCTGAGCTCCTACTGGAGTCCCATACGAAGACATGAGGCTCTTTACCTCATCTCTAGTAATACAATCATTACACATAATTATAAATATTTTTCGTAATTGCAGGGTATGTCAACATCGGTGCAATCATCCTCCCACTCTAATAGTTTAATCATTGCGTACAATTCTGTAGGCAATGAACATTTAGTTGTACCATATACAAAGTAATTCACATACTTTTGCATACGATCAACAAATTCACATTTTAGTGTGTAAAGCATGATTAACAACTCTTACAATTACCTTTGATTCTATTATTATATAAATACAGTGCGTCACATGCTGCGCAACACTGATGACAATCCATTGCCCATTCTAGCATTTGCTTAGTAAAAGCAAGCTCTGTAGCTTTGTCTGGATCGGTAGAGAGTAGCTCTGCTATCTCCTTTACTGCATCACACTCATTATCGCAATCAACGAATGCACATCGAGTAGTGATTATATGTCTGGCATTACCGCTAGCGTCAGTATAATTTACTTTTAGTCTAACTGACCATATCCCATCCCAATCTCCAAATGAATCAAGATCAGTGATGAGCTCTAAACAATCGGATGCGTCCAATGTATACACATTAGAGCTATCTACAGTCATAGTATCATAGACTGGATCTGACGGGTCACCGACATCTCCTGCTCCAACTGAGCCAAAATCCCATTTACCAGTAGTTGTTACACCATTACTATATGTAATGACCCAACGAACTTCATCATCCTCCTGAAAAACAGAAGGGTTCTGGCCGATGACTTCTTGAAAAGTGTGAGTATGTGTAGTAGATGGAGTATCGAAATCTATATCGTATAGAACTGTAGACCCCCTAGTTACTGTTAACTGATAGCTAGTTATATTATCTAGATCAGCTGATATACCAGCGTTAGCCCATATTAGTTGTTCCTCATCCGATCCCCCTGATCCTGTACCAATACTTACATTATAAGTCATAGTACCTACTTCTTCATTCAAAGGAAGAATAGTAAAATCAATCTCAGTGAATGAATCGTCGCAAGCATTAAATTTTGATACTTCTATAGAAGTTATCTCTGTAAACTCTGCAGCTTGAGAAGCTGGTGGAGTTAAATCGTATGTGATCTCGTTTGAGCCAGAAGGTGCCGATTGGGTATCAATCAAGTCACAAATGGTAAGATCACAAGTTGTCGATTTACTAATCGTAAAGTCATAATATTGTAACATAGTAATTGATATTATCGGGTTCCTCCTGCTAATACTGGAACAGTATCGGAAATTCTGTATGAAAATTTTTCAGTCGGTAATCCAAAATCTTCATATACACGATATGTAAATGTAATAGGATGAATATATTCTGCGTATCCACCGACGTTTTTTGAAAATTGAAAAGCGTCTGCTAATCCTACATTTCCTCCGCCAATGTCTTCAATAGACGATGCCGCTAAAAAATTACCTAATATTTGCCAGTCGCTTGGGTATGGTCCTGATATTGTAAAAGCATCGCCCCACTCTATTGCATTTCCACTATTGAATGCATAAGTAAATCCATTAAATGTTGCCCACATATAAAACTTATCCCCAGCTCCCATAGGAGTAACTCCATCAGATTTAAGGCCTGTCATTGTAACTGTTACTTGATTTGGGTCAAGGTAATCAAGGGTGATCGTGGCTGTAGGAAGAGAGTCTATTCCAAGTATATCTTTGGCGTAATTGTCAATCAGAGTCTTCATTGAAATAGCATCATTAGGATTCTTTCTACGAATGTTTTGAGGTCTTGCCAAGAACGGCTTACTTATTTCAGTAGAATCTAATCTCAAATCTAAATAAAGAGTTTTAAGAAAGTCCACTGTATAAGTGTCTGCGTTTATTGAAAATGGTAAGTCGCATATGTCTCCATCTGCTACTACAGTGTTTATAGCCGCGTATAAATCAATATTTCTGTTGTTAGTTCTACTACTTGTAGCAGAAGTTAGAAATGCGGACGCAGGAATATAAACTTCTGAATCACTAATAATTGACCCAGTGTAGTTATCACACATGCTTTCTCTTGAAAGATATGCAAGAATGAATTCGTAAAGACTGACATTATTCGCAGTGCGGTTAGTAACTCTGTGAGAAGTTGTGGTCGTACCATCTACGAAAATAGTAGAGTCAACCCATCGTCTTACAAAGTTTCTAGCTTTTGGTGTCTTAATCATTTCTTTTATAATTAAAAAAGGGGCCGGAGGAAACCGACCTCAGACCCCTATAATATTGAGTATTATGTGTGATTATGCGAAGATGTTCGCACCACCTGCTTTCAATACAAATTCTGTTTCTGCAGAATCCAACCATGGATCTACAATCGCGTTCAAAGAAGTTACAACGTTAGAAAGGCCTGTACCAAGAGTGCCAGTGTTTTCTACCAACAGGATAGTTCTGCTAGGGTTGTAAGCTGTGTGAGAGTAATTTACGTTATTCTCACGAACGTTCTCAATAATGAATACGTTATAGTTCTTAGTTGCATCGACGTACTTAGGAGGATCAATGAAGTACTCCATTCTCGGCTGGTTTTGCTGAGTGTACTGATTCAACTGATTGTAGCGGTCAGAGCGGAGCAACCATTTACGGCCTTGTCCAGCACCTTCATAAGCTACAGAAGCTTCTTCTTTATTAGGATTGAGAGAGTTGAAGTTGTACTCCAATCCAACATGGATGCGAGTTTTAACACGCTCCTCTGTATCTACTACGCTAGCTGTTTCAGCATCAGTACCAATCAGGATAAACGCGTCTGCATTAGCTGCAGCACCGGCAGTAGCGAGGTTGATAACCTCTACTGTTGAAGCATTTATCAGTGGAGTACTGTTAGCGATAAGGTTTACAAAGGTCTGCTGCATTGTAGCATCTACGTCAACACTGTAAGTGTTAGTACCGTCATAGTATACAGCGATGCTGCTCACTGCACCAGTAGAGATGTCCTCTACAGTTACAGACTGCTGACCAGCAGTAGTTACAGGAGTACCTGTAACACCGGCACCACCACCAACATTGATAGCCAAAGCGAGGATGTTACGATTACCACGATCTCCAGCAGCTTGAGTTGCACCCAACATGCGAGAGTTTACGTTTGTTTGATAAGCAACATTTTTGATCAGCTGATCAAGAGCTTGGCCAGATGTAAGGCCGAGTGCTGTATAATTAGGAGTAGTATAAGAAACAGGGAGAGTTTCAATTCCAGATACGGAAAACTCACGATCGTTTCTTACGCCTGTAAATGCGATGTGCATCAAATATTCAGTACTATCAGCAGTGCTGATAGAACCGTTGTTAGCAGCTACGTCACCAATCATCCAAGCTGAATAAGAAGGAACGGTAGCTACCTTACCTGTAACTACTACAGGAGACTTACCATCAATCAATTGAGATTGAACGTAAGGTAGATCATTAGCTGGGTTGCCTTTGTTAGTACGAAGGTCTGCAGAACCAGGAGTTCCTTGTACCAAGCGTACGAAACGCGCATCAGACACAGTCTGTCCAGCTGTTAGAAAAGTATTATAAGCGACTCCTTGTCCGTGCTTAGCAGATACCAAACCGATTTGTCCGTCGGCCAAGTTAACTACACCTGTAGCAGAGTTAACCAATGTACCAGAAGCAAGTGCAGAGTCGGCGCTAGCGACCAGAATATTCTCTGGACGAGGCTGCATGCTGAATGTGTTATTCATTAAAGCCATTGCTAATTATTTGTTTTAATTTGATTTTCGGCTAATTGATAGCCTATAGTATTCTCGATGACACCAGCTGCTAATTTCACAGCGATATCAACAATTTGTTCGTGATACTCATCTGGAAGATCACATTCTGTTTTGGTCTTGGGGTTTCCGTCAATATCATTGTACGTGGATACCGCGACTTCTGCAGGATTACGAAGATAATCCAGATATAAACCTTCGATTTCAAATACTTTATCTGTATAAACAAAGATCGAAGATCCATCACTTGTTGTAGATTCGCCAAAAGTAAGTAATGTCCTCATCCATTTAGATGAAGGAGACCAAGTACTATTCTGAAGAAATCTAGCTATTTGATTATGAGACACTATCTTTGTTTCAAAGAGAGTATCACAGTCTTTTACTTTTACTTTTGAACCTAAATAATGGCGGTAATCAAATGCAAGATCACCTAATCTAAATTCGTAAATTCCAAAATCTGTATTGGAACTATAAGGAGTTAACATCGGCTGAGTTAATGGAGACTTTACCACTAGGGTAGAGAGTTCATCAATTCTCTGCTGATCTTGCTCCACTGAGGTTCCTTTGACATTGTTACCAGTAAATCTGGTTTCAACGAAGATGTTTATTGCCTCATTAAGAAATGAGTCAATTTCAGCTTGATTGAAGTCTCGATATTCTCCCGAAGCTATTTTATCTAGCTTTCGTTTGAATGTCCAATGTAATAACTCTATTTGCATTTTAATTTAAAACTATTCCAGTTTTTGACTTTAGTTCTTCGCAGAGTTTTTCTCTCCATTCTAGAGCATCAGGATCCATGAGGAACTCTATAACAGATGCTTCAGAAATGCCCAGCTTTTGTACAGATTGATCTGGAGCGTTACCCCAAGTGTAGCTTCCTTTTGTTACCGTGATAATACGTTTATTAGCTAATGTTTTAACGAGATACATAGTTTCGAATCTATATTTCTCATTCTCATTGCCTTCAAACATTTCATACAAATCGAAGAACGTTTTAATGTTTTCCTCTTTGTACTGTTTGTCATTCAAGTAGTCACTCAACTTATTCTTAAGAGAGCGAGGAGCTACGTCATCGTCTTTAACCAAGTTAAGATTGATTGCAAAACGTTTAACTGTTTCAGAATCATACTCATTCTTAATTTTGTGTAGACGATAGATAGCGTCTTCGTACATTTCAGTCTTTTTAGCTTTAGCTAACTCTCCTTCATTTACTTTAGAAACGTAGTGAGTATGCTTTAGCGGATTAACTTCTGCAGAGGAGTTAGCAATTTTGGAAGACTTCAATGCTAGCAAATACATAATTTCATCCTTCTCATTGTCCAAGTTAAGGACGGTTGCGCCATCCGGTAGTGGATAACGAAAGGATTGAAGGTATGTGGGCTTTGTAGATTTACGCTGACCCCATAGGTCTGCTGGTTGTGAAGTGAAGAAACCAGGATCTTTACCATATTTAATCTCAAGATATTCTTGAATGGTGATCTTTTCTCTCTTCCAGATCTCGCGTTCCTTCCAAATAGTAGGAAGTTCTGATTGTTCGTAAGACGCTGTTTTATAGGGATTTTCAATGGTCTCCCAAAAACCTGTATTAAGTTGTCTCCTGCTGATTGAAAGAGAAGGACTAAAATGAACTGCCGCACCAATAGCGCGATTCTGTTCAGCTAACTGCCCGTTATGTAATGTCCTTTTATGTCTTCCTTGAGCGGAGGGGCGAAAAACTGATCGTATAATAGCAACACGACCAGGTCCTTTGGGCCCGGTCGTACTGCTCTTTAGTTTCTCTTCTATGTTAGATAAGTAATCTAAAGTCATTATTTATTTTTGTGATTATGCTTCTGGGTCGTAGATGATAGAACCACAACGAGATGTATCACAAATCCAAAGTGAACCAGAACGCTCACGACGGATGCTTACACCTTTGTCAAAGCTAGCCACGCGACTACCGTTATTCACAGCGCCAGTTTTAGGATCAACAACGTTGGCAACATAAGCGTAGAGATCTACACCTTCTTCGATTACCATTTTCATGTTGCTTCCCAAGCTCATTGTCTCACCGAAATCGTAGATATCGAAACGGAAAGAATCAACTGTGAATTTAGGATCGTCTGGGTGCTTAGTTTTACACCAGTGATGGTCGTCTGCCATAGGATCGTGGATCAACTCAACCTCAATACCGTTAGTAGCGATAAATTTGGTGAACTGGAATCCGTATGACAAAGCATTACTGTTCCAAGGAGATGACGCTTTACCAATGTAATTGGTATCGAGAGTCATGAAGCTGTTTGCCTCATCAGAAAGAATCTGGTGGAACATACGGCGTCCTCCTTCCCCAGTGCCCAACTTGATCTTACGATCTTTGGCACCAACACGATGTAGGAAAATACCATGCAAGTAGTCCTCAAGCTGCTGAGCAGTCAAAGAACCATTCTGGTAAAATACGTGGCCATCGAGAACCAACTGTCTCCAACCCGGAGCGGTTTTCAGAACGTATCCTGTAGTAGGGTCCTGGAATCTACTCTTACGACCAAACTTCATAGATACCTCAATATCCATGTCAGTCGCTTCAAGTAGGTGAGCCTCAGCCATAGTGATGAATGCACCACGAGGAATAATCTTGTCTCCTTGACGGATAGCAAATGCATATCCTTCAGAAGTACGAGAATGCTGAGGAATAGAATTCAAGTTACGCTTCTCGCGTACAGCAGCAAGCTCCTTACGGATAACTTTGTCTGTGATGGAAAACTCACGAGCTACCGCACCAATCTGGCACTGGAGATCCATCTGAGAACCGTAGTATCCGCCAGCAGCGTCTTGGTTCATCTCGTTCTGGATCGCTGTACCGGCGTCGATAACAACTTTTCCAACCTGAATGTTAGCAGGATCGAGCCATACGTTTGGATCGTCTGTTTCAAGTCTCAATGTATAGTAGTAAGAATCTCCTACTTTAATAGGATCTTCCATAATCTGAGCGCGAGGCATACTGTTATCCTCGAACTGAATCATGACTGGTTTTCCCATCCAGCCTTTATCCACGGCGATACGGAACTCTTGGAGTCCACGACCTGGATAATTGTTACCTGATTCGAGCAGTTCTGTAATTCTGAATTCTACGAGAGAGTCTCCTGCGATAGTCCACTTGTACACATCGTCCTGAATCACTTCGTACATTCCACGACCATAGGTCAAGTTGTTAAGTACGCGGTGCTCATATTTATTGATAGCGGTAAAGATTTTAGATACCTGCATACCAAAGTGATGTGGAGCGCTACCACGGAAAGCGTCAGCGTAATGGTTCGAGTCGAAAGACTTACCACCAAATCCTTGGTAATACTGAACCGCTAATTGTCCGTTACTTTTAGTCATCGTTAATTAAAATTTTAACGGCTTAATACCATTTGTCTAATCCTGGTAAAGCCGCTTCTGTGTTAGACCAATCAATTTGTGTTTTCTGTTTGTTACTGTAATTAGTTGGAGTAGAACTCTGTTGGAGTAAAGCACCTAATTGATTCCTAATACCAGTCTTGATATTATTCTGAGTCTCTTGGGTACTCTCCAAATTGAATCCTTTCTCAAAATCGAACTGGTCAGTAATAAGTTTTGTAAATTGGACAAGAAATTCGGGGGTATCGTAAATCTTGCTCATTACTGCACCTACGTACGAATTACCACTGTATTGCTCATCAGGTTTATAAATCTTGCTATAAACTTCTTCCTGAGCTTTGGAAGTCCATTTGTCTTGAGCCTTTAAATAGGTAACAACACCTTCGTGCTTTTCTCTATTGCGCTGCTCTTGTTGTTGTTTCGCTGTTTTTTGGTTTTCTAAAAGAGTTTGTCTTTCCTGTTCAAAAGCCTGCTTCATAGTTTGAAAAGCAGTGTTTGCTTCGTCGGCAAGTTTGTCGTCATCCTTAAGGCGGTCAACAATGGCATTCACTGCGAAGTCATTATTCCCTTTAGATTTTAGATACTCTCTAACGAGAATCTCTTGCTCCTCGGGCTTACTAACATCGTAGTTAAATTCCTCTATGCGTTTTTCGGCTTGAAAAAATTGGTCTAGATCTTTTCCGCCGTCTAACCCATAATCTACAATGGCTCGAAGTTTCTCTGGTAGAGATTCGAGTAGTTGAGCGGCTACCATATTGTTACGGGCCATCTCATTCTTTAATAGAACTTCTTCAAAATTTGATGCTGTTTCATCTAATTGCAATGAATCATCATAAACCAATCCGGCTTTTTGCAAAAGCTGAAAGTGATTTTTGAAGAGATCACTATAATCTCCAGCATCATCTGGAGTGTCGTCGTTTGGAGGAGTAGGATCATTGTCGTCGACAGGGGGAGTGTCTTGGGCAGGATCAGCTACGTTTTGAGGGTCCTGAGGTTCGTCAATAGGCTCCGTTTGTGGAGGATCTTGAGAATCATCAGCAGGAGGTGTGATGTCCATGTCCTCGGGAAGTTCGACCGCGAAGCCGCCCTCCCCAAAAGGATTATTGTCATCTACCATCTCAAATCCAAACTTTGGGTTGTTATTATCCATAATGTATTTATTAAAAAAATATTTTAAAAATTTGGTTTTGTGGTTATTTTGCACATCTATAACATACCTGTTTTAAACATACAGGTCTGCTTAGCTGCTAGATTTTGTGGATTTTGCTTGTTTTAATTTCTTGTTTTCGAGCTTCATTTTATCGTCATGTTCTTTCTTCTGCTGCTCTAATTTAGCTTTGTCCATTTTAAGCTTACTTTCCTCGAAATCTTTTTTAAGTTGAAGGTTTGCTACCTCTACAACATCAGGAACGCTGTTCTCGTTCATATCCTTATCAGGATTCCAAGAGAAGGTTTTGATTGTATTAACTGCAATCTCACGCTCTTTCTGAAGTTCTTCTTGCAACATAATCTTCTCAAGATCTCTTTCGTGTTCTTGTTGAGCCAATTGCTCTTGAGCCTTAAGCATTTCCTGCTGACGTTCTGTCTGAGCCCGCTCAGTTTCCATTCTACGCTGCTGGTATTTATCAGTCAGTACTTGAATCATTTGGTGAATCTTTTCAGGCGATGTACCATCTCTTCTTGCTTTAAGAATTTCAGATACTACTTCTGCACCTTCCATTTGATTCTGGATCAGAGGTAGGATGTATTGCTCCATTTTAGACTTGTATTCTTCTGCTGAAGATCCAACCTCGATGAAGATTCCGTATTCAGAAGCTTCTAAGAACTTTGAATCTATCTTGAGCATTTGAATAGAACCATTGTCTAATACATACTGAAGCATCATTTCTTTCTGAGCTGGGTTCATCTCGAACCAGTTCTTAGCCCACGTAGTAAATACCGAAAGGTATTGATTCATCACATGCGCCCACAGCTCATTATGAAGATTAAAGTATACTTCTGTAATGTATGAAGATTGGGCTATCGCCTGCTGATTATCAGTAGCGTTAGTGTATTTTTGGATCTGGCCTTCGCGCTCTTTTGATATTCCTGCGGACTGTCCGATTTGCTCATCTAACCAATCACACAGAGCAGTAAGATTTAGAATGTCAGCTGTCGTCGACATATCTACTGCGTCTACAGCAGCACCTCTATTAGAAGGCATTGCTCCTCCTTGACTATTGCTCATAGAGTTAATGAATATCAAACCCTTTGACTGGTAAAATAGCTGCATCATTGTATCGCTTCTACCAAAAGCGTCATCAAAATTGGGTGTCTGGGCTTGGTCAATAATAAGCTGCTTACCTTGATTTTGTGATAGTAGTTTGCTTAGCTGGTGCATTGCGACAAAGTACATCATCTGAAATGGTCGCATTCTAGATAACAAAGAAATAGATTTAGCATTAGTAGACGTATAAACTCTACCCACATAACCTAGTTTCGCGCAACGATAAGGATCGTCTATAGATATTGGCTGGTTAGGTTTTTCTCTTACATCAAGATAGATATCTCCTTCAATTCTAGTTCCCTCCCAGATACGTGGAATCCATACTTCTTCTGCGAAGACTGGGGTCTGTGTAAGCGGATCCATCCATTCATATCTGATAGTGTCTACTCCAAACTTGTTGGTCATTTTCACTTTAGTAGCTTCTGAAGGAATTGGAAATTGCTCATCTACGATCTTAACATCAGCGTCTCCGAAGTCATTATATCGAGTCAAAAAGAATACTCTTCTCTGAGTTTTCCATTCTACGTGCATAACCTCTACAAGATCAAGAGTTGTCTTGAATGAGAAATCAGAAGCGTATTGTCCAATGCCTTCATCATCTAGTTTCTCTGCTGATGCAAATGCTCTAGGAGTAAGGTAATCTAATGTCTTTTCAAACTGTGGATCAATTGCCTTAGTTAGTGAGCCGCCTTCTCTAGTATAGAACGGACGCTCAAACTTATCCCTATCTTCTTTTGACATGCGATCTCCATACTTATCTAGTACGTCAAATCTAGTCATTAACAGTCTCTCTCCTGCAAAATCTCCATCTTGAATATACTCCACTTCTGGACCTTTTTGAAAGAATAGGTTTAGAGGGTTGACAACTTTAATCATTGGCTTACCTCTGTCGATACCTACCCATACACACTCCATATCAGATATAATAGTGTGTTTAAATCCTAAGTTCTTCTGAGCCTTGATCTTCTGATCATATTTAGCGTACTCTAGAACTTTAGAAGCAAAGATCTCTTTTTGAGTAAGGAATTCATTATGATTGAGATCTTCAGGTGTATATTGTGTACGATAGCTTTCTTCTAGTTCTTGATATTCTTCTTCACTAATTTCTCCCATCATCATTCGAGCTTTCTCCATAGCTTTCATTATCTCAGAGTCTACATACTCTTTAGTAAGTTTTCTCATTTCATCAGTCTTCTCTATAATATCCTTCTGAGATATCAAGAGTGGTTTGTAGGATTCTCCGCGAATAATCTCTTCACCAATAAGAATATTGGCTTTGTTAGGAATCTTGTTAAAAGGCATTACCTCCTCTTGGTACTGACCTACGTCAATTCCGTAAGGCTGACACCATCTAACAAAATCATCCTGATCTATCTCATTGTTGTAAAGCTTGTAGTCAGAGACTAACCGTTTGTTCCTTTCCCACCGGCTAGAATTCCCCAAATATACCGGGGAGATGTGGTCCATGTACTGACGACCCCATTTGGCGTCGTTGGCGAGCTTTTTGCGTTGAGATATTTTGTGTTTTAAAATGTCTGTTTGCATGATTTAATTTTTCTATATCAAATAGATAAGGATTGTTTGATAAGAAGCTTAGTGGTTTTGGCTTGGGTGCGACAGTCTTTTCAATTTTGTGGTTTTCTAGATATAATATACATCCAATAAGAGCCATGATTCGGTCATAGTTTCCGTGTTCGAAATTAAATCGAAGCATCTCCTGTAATAAAGCTTCGTCTAATATGGTATCTAGTAGTCGTTTCCCTTCGCCTTCTAGAGCTGGGGATAGCAGCCAGTCGATAACATATCTTATCAATTCTTCCTTAAATTGTTTATTGACAGTTGTGTATCCAAATTTTCTTGTGGTTGATGTGGATTTTGAAATGTGTTTGTCAATAACATGCCCGGGAGGCTGACAAAGCATGTGTAGCGATCGCTTATGCTGAAAGTACTGCTTCACCTGCCCTCGGTTGTTCTCAAACATAATCTTTGCATTATAGTATTTAGCTAACTTGTAAAGATTATAATTGTAATCATCAGATCTTTGTTCTCTTCCTATATAACTGGCTACAATCACACCGGGTAATCCTAGCTCTTTTATATACTTATTCGTTCTCATTACATAGGCTACACCAAGGGATGTTCCCGATGTAATATGTACCGACCCCTCTACTGCATATGGGTCATGTCCTATAATATAGGCATCATCTGGTACTTGCCCATCTACTGTCTGCGGAGCGTAGTATTGCACTACACACCCTTTTAATTCTTCCATTGACTCATTTCCCTCTAGAGGAAAGTAGTTCATCGGCAGCAGTTTTGATTCTAAATCGGGTTTAAAATTAACACCCACTTCTGTTTCTACTAAGTTACCATAAACGTAAGGTTTATAGGTAGCTGTTTGGTTTCTTAGAACATTAATCCTGTCTGATACTTCTTCAGTTGGAAATACAGCTCCATCTAAGATCAAGAATGCTTCAGATAAAGTCTTACAGTTCTGAGTAAGAAAGGTAGCTTTAGCCTTTTTAGTAGCATCCTTCAGCCTAATTCGCTTTGCATTTAACGAAAGTTCGGCAACCCAGCGGATGGCATTTCCTTGTTTGTCTAGTCCTACATGAGTAGATCCATCTTTTAGGGTAACCTCTGAACCCTCTCTAAACCATAAGGCGTCGAAGAATAGTCCGGAACTCCCTAGCTGAGGAGTGTACTCATAAATATTTTCGTACACTTTGAATTCACTAGCTTGTGGAGCTAGCATGGCTTCGGCAAAATCTCGTGTTGCTCCATCCATATCACCACCAGTACCGAAAGCAATACATACTCCTTTCTTGATGGCCCCGGAACGTAGTGTTGGTTCCGTAAATGCCCACGCATTAGTGAACTGTTTTATCATACCGCTCTCCTCAAATATAACTCTGACAGCTCCATAACCGGCTGCTGCGTCGGGTTTATTGTGGAACGAAACGGTAATGATTCTTGATTTTCTACCTCTAAAGAACTCTTTTCCTCGTACCTTTACTTTGGCTCCAGCTACTACAATACATCCGTTATCTGATACTTTTCTGGTTCCAAGAGGTGTTCGGAACTCTGTATGCTCGTTGACAAAGTCTATAATAGTCAGTGCCATTTCGAATGTATTTCGGCTTTTCTCTCCGTACTCAGAGCCAATGATACAAGTTGATTCTCTAAAGAAAAAGAACTTGTGAGAACATCCAGCTGCTTGCTTAAATGAGAAACCAAGACGACGAGACTTCGCCATAGCAAGGTGTTGCTTATTTATCGCTTTATCTGGATTTTCACAGGCATCTAACTCGAGAAACCAGTAGAAGTCCATTGTTAGAAAGCGAGGAAAGAATTCCCCAACTTCTCCTGATTCTTCATTTATTACTCTCGTAATGATACAATAGTTGAGATAGAAATAGAATTCACCTGGAATCCATACTCCTCCAACCTCATATCCTTCTACACATCTTCTCCATTCTTCTTTCCACCACTTAACATAGTTAACAGTTCCTTCAAGATAGGGGCAATATTCCCCTGTGCCAGTTTCTTCTTTTACTTTTGTAAAGTAGTTAGCTGCTGGTGAAAAGACACTAGTATCTTCAAAATAGAGAAAATCCCATTCAAGATTTTGAACAGGATTTCGCGTTCCAACGTTAGTTAGTTCGCCATAAATCGATTTGTCTATGAGATCTACATAAGGTAGATGGGACGTTTCATAGTCATCCCATACTCTTGCAACTTTAGGATCATAGTTCCCGTGCCTGTTGTAATTCGGGTCTCTCATCACTATAAATTAAACATTCGGTCGTCAAAATCATTGACGCCACTGATACTGCATTTTGAATTGCTAAGCGCAATACTTTCTTAGGATCGAGCAATCCATCTTTCATAGGGTCTACCCATACGTTTCGCAATGCGTTATAAACATCGGTTTGCTTCGGTCGTTTAGAAAGTACTTGGTAGGGATCGAGTCCTGCATTCTCAAGAATGAGTCGAAAGGGTCTCTTAAGAGCCGCTTCCATGAGTATAGCTCCATAATCATTCGGATCTGAATATGATTCTCCGAGATTCCAAGCTTCAAGTCCTCCTCCTGCAATAACTCCTTCAGATATAGCCGCTTTTGCTGCACCAAGTGCGTCATCAATACGATCACGCTTCTCCTTAAGTTCAACATTTGAAGACGCTCCAACACGTATAACTGCCGCTCCACCATCAAGTTTGCCAAGACGCTCTTTGAGCTTCTTTTGCTCATATGGGCTTTGCTCCAGTTCAATGAGTTTACGTAAGGACGCCACGCGATATGCGATTGCATCAGCATCTCCATCTCCTTCGAGGATAAGTGTTTCATTCGGTCCTACTTTTACTGCTGAACAAGAGCCTAGGATCTGGAGATCTACATTGGCTACGTTCATTGCCTCATCTGTATTTATGAACTTACCTCCTGTGAGTGTTGCGATATCTGTAAGATGTTCTTTTCTAATTTCACCATATGCGGGTGCTTGTACTACACAGGACTGTACCACGCCTCTGTCAGAATTGACAATAACGGTAGACAGAGCGTTATGCTCCATGCCATCACATATAATGAGAAGGGGTCGTTCATTTTTAGCTGCGATTGCAAGTGCAGGAGTGATCTCCTTTACTTGTGTTATTTTCTTGTTATAGATCAGAATCAAGGGATTCTTGAGTTCGCACATTAATGTGCTAGGATCTGTAACAAAACTTGAAGAGAGGTAGCCTCTATCGAATTGCATACCTTCTGTTACGTTAATGTCGGTATGAATCGAGTCGGACTCCTCTACTGTGATTATTCCATATTTTCCTACGGCTTCAATAGCCTCTGCAATAAGCGATCCAATTTCTTCATCATTATTTGCAGATATGGTAGCGATATGTTTAACCTGATCATCTTCGATGTCAGTAGCGTTCTGGTCTAGATCAAACAGCACTCTATCTTTTAAAGTGTTGAGCGAACGAATAATTTCGATAGGAGAGTGTCCTGCTTCTACCAATTTCATTCCTTGTCTGATAAGTTCACTAGCTATAACTGTAGCAGTAGTGGTCCCATCACCTGCTCCTTTAACCGTGTTTGACGCAGCTTCTCTAACCATATTGATAGCCATTTGTTCAACAGCATCAGAAGAATGGACAGCGCTTGCGACGGTTACTCCGTCCTTTGTTACATGAACGCCTTTTGGTTTTTGTATTGCTACGTTTCTGCCTTTTGGACCAAGAGTAGTAGATACTGCTTTGTCCATGATATTAACTCCATTCAAGAGTTTCTTCCTTGCTTCTTGTCCGTTTTCTATCATTAGTCAAATATATTACTAAATTCTTTTCCACCTCGAACGTGAATATCATTACTTTGATTTCCTTTCCTCACTTCTTCTTCGAGTGTGTTAATTGCTTTTATCATATCGGGAATCTTATTTAAAGTAGTCATAACCTTAGCTGGGTCATGGACTAGATTCCCTCCTTCATCTCTCTCTTGGAGATCGATATTATCAAAATACTTAGCGTATTTGTCAGCTAATTTTCGAGCTGAGTTCAACATTCTGACAGCAGGAGTTTCTATCATTTTCTTGTATTTCTCCATTGCTGCTATCACCCACTCATTAGGTTTCCAATAGTCTTGCTTCTTCTTAGGAATAAAATCCTGTATAATGGTTTCTTCTTTAAGCTCGTAATCCAGATTCGCATAACTCGAACCCGGATCAATCATATGATAGACATATGCAAGCTCACCTTGAGCAGTCCACTTTTCTCTTCCATCTTTGTCATTGTACCATAGTTTCTTAAACTCTGGTATGTTGAGTCCCTCAGGAGTAATCCTAGGTTTATTCTCAATTACTTTAAAAATCTTATTTTCCATAGTGCTTAGCTTGGAGGGGCGGTAAGGATTCGAACCTTACTATCATCGGGCCATGGCGTATCCCGTGCTATGCCGTATAGCTTCGCCCCAACACAAGAAGACTAACCGACACCCTTATTTACCACAAGTCATGGGCAAGATTGCATCTTCAGATGTAAAGAACGTCGGAAAGAACGATTAGTCGGTAGTCTTCTTATACTCTTCCCAATCCTCCTTATTAAGGAGTTTTGGATATTTATCTCCTGCACATTTGGCCCGGGAATAAAGTCTGTTTGGTGTTTTACAGCCACATACCAAACAAGAGCCATTATCTAGGCAGGGTTTACATACTTTTTTACGATAACTAAATTGTTCAAGTTCGTGCTCAGGTAACAAGCCTGCTTTCTCTTTAGCCATATACTGGATAGAGTCAGCTACCTTGAACATGTTTATGACATTAAATGTCGCTAATTCATCTTTAAATATTCCACATACTGAAGTATCTTCCTTTACATCTATCTCCACTAAATGCGATCCTTTCGGTATCTCTACCTCATCTCGTTTATAAGCTTGAGGTTCTTTAAACACCTCCCCGTGCTTCTCAACCAAAAGGATATAAGGAGAATCTATCTCCTCATCTCTTCGTAGCTTACCTTTATTATTTGGAGTAATCATTCTACAATAAAAGGTAAGTAGACCCATTTCTTAGGTCCTATAATTTGAGGTTGTCTATATTCTAACATCATAACATATTTTCCAGGTTCATAATTAGTAGTATCAAATGTCCATTCTCTAATCTCACAACCGAGCCATGGTTTATGTACTTGGTAAGTAACCTTACGCTCCTGTTGTTGGTAAATATGAATCTTATAATAATCAAACGGTTTAGTCTGATAAAGACATAATTTACCTTCTTCTGGAGTTACAAGAACTACTTCATTACCTTTTAAATACTGTGTTTGTTCTCCTGTTTGCTGAGCGAATGCTATAGACAACAAGAGTAGGAATGTTAGAATTAGTCGTCTCATAATTGGTTTAGTTAATAATACACTCGATATCTCCTGGTCTTACCATAAGATAACCAAAGTGATCATAGGGATTATCAAAATCAAAAGAAGCGTCATGTCGTGCGAACATGTTCTCACAAATCAGAGCTTCTGTTCCTCTGAATGGTTTGAGTTGAATTACTCGTGGGTGGAGTTGAACCTCTTGTCCTGCTTGGTAATTTTCATTATCACTACTAACTACTACCGCTCTAACTTGATATGGTAGTGGGTTAGGGACTGGCTCAGACTGATATTCATTTCCTTTCTTAGGAACATAAATATGTCCAAATCCTACGAACACTCCATTCTCATCAACAGGATCAATCACGTAAGCTCTTACAAGAAGCTTCCCATTTACTGGGGTGATCTGTTGTGAATACCTAGGATCAAGAGTGTGAATAGTATCGTTATACTGGTGAGCGAGCTTAATCTCCCGCTCCTGATTTTTTCTGTGCTGTTTCATCTGCTCAGCTTCAGGGATGAGGATTTCTGGAGTCTCGGAATCAGCCATAAAATGCTGATCCCTTGGTTCTCCTTCTTGAATAGCCGCATCCTCTTTAGCCATCACGATGTAATCGTTCATGGTTTTTTCTGATGCCATATTACTCTTCGTCTTTGCTCAATAGGTCTCTTAGCTCGTTATAGATATACTTGATTGTCTGAACATACTTTCTCCATGAAATGAAGTAGTAAGGCTGACGCTCCTCGATGTACTCCTTGATGCCCTCAACAAACTCTTTAAGCTTGGCGTACTTTTCAAGTACTGATTCGATAAACTCATCGCGAGCTACCAATTCATTTGAAAGTCGAGTGTTTTGGTCACCGAGAACTTCGCATCGTGCGTCAAGTTTCTCAATAGTATCTGCAGCAGCTTTGAGTGAAAAAGTCTCTCCGAGAGCTCTTACATTATCTGCTTTCTTGCTAGAGCTCTGTGCTCTCTTCAATTTATCTTGAGTAGATTGAACTGATTTCTGTAGTTCTTCTACTTTAGTTACGAGATCTTTTTTAGTCAGTTTGTTTAATTGTGCTGTAGTCATTTAATTAAAAATATTTATACCTTTCTGGTTGTATTTTTCTGCGAAATTTCCAATATATTTTGAGCTTTTTTCTAGCTCTTTCTTTACTAGCTTCATCGACATCCTTTCGCAGAAAACGAATATATCGCTTGATTTTAGCGTCGATGCTAGGTTTATGTGGTAGTAAGGTTCCAAATCCATTGATGAGTACACCTTTATTATCACATTCTTTTAAATAGTCTTTTGCTTCTCTGCAAAAGTGCTTTGTAGCATATCGAACTGTTCCTTGTGGAATACCGTGCTTTTCAGCTACGGCTTTATAGTATTTCTCCATCGTCTTCCCATTGTAGATGATCGTTTAGTTGTACTTCATCAATGAGATCTCTTAGTTCGTCTAAATGCCCATTCTCAACTAATGATCTTGCGATCTTAACGAGAGAGTGCAGAGCTCCTCCTTCTTGGATTGAGTCAAGATAAACTTCATAGTCATCTTGTTCTCGTAGAGCTGTCATAGTATTGTCGATTGCTCTTACAAGTCCGTAGACATTGTAAACCTTTTTAATTAAGTCCATGATGTAAAATCTCTGTATGGTCTTATATCAATTTCGGAAGAACTTCTTATGCGCATGGTGTCTGTGGACAGGTATTTCCATCTGTTATCTCCTAAACACTTCCATACGGATTCTTCCTCATCTAAAAAGGGCGCACTTGAATTTCGAAGTCCTCCGTACCTCCGTCCTCTATCAAGGATTGTGCTTCTAGAGTTGCCTTTGCTATTGCGTTATCTTTGTCCTTAGCAAGAACTAAAAACGGAACGCTGTGTAGAAGTTTCAATTCTTCGTCTTGTCTTGACATTACTGCGTAAATAAATAGATTCATTTTTTAGTAATTATATATCCAAGTTCTACTTTACTATTCTTCTCCCACTTCTTTTTAAAATGATCAAAAAACGTGCTGAACGAATAATCATTGTGATCTTCACTTTTGATTACTACACCTTTCTTAGTCAATCCTTTAAGAAGTATAGAGAAGTTTGCTGATGTTATCCCCATCTCTTTTAGTATCTTCCTTCTCCCTCGACCTGAGAATGGATAAATATCAGAAGCAAGGAGATAGCTGGCTAATTGTATTTCTCTTTCAGTTAGTTGTATATTCTCAATGCCATGTAACTTTAGTAGGAATAGATAGAATTTCCTATCGTCCAACTTTGCTCTAAACTTCACCATTTCTCTTGTTATTATTGTTTGTATTAAAGATTATCTTTAATATACTAAAAAACAAAAAGATTAAAAAATTTTTTTAATAATTAATGCATTTTAGTGGAAAAATACTATTATATCTTATACACCATTCTCATTCCTAAACATTAGAAACGCATGGGTGAGCACTATTCGTCAGAAATGGACCTAGTATTTGCAGTAGGTTATTGGATAAAAGACAGTACAGAATACGACTTTTACCTCAATAAGTACATGGGAGATACTGAATATGGCCGAGCATTTGTTGATATGCTGGTACTAGACCATTCCGGAGATCCAGCCTTAATTGTAGAATTTAAGATGAATCGGTCATTAGATATGTCAGGACAATGTGATTGTGAAGAAACTGAACTTACTCAATATAAGAAATACTGTACATTTGGTTTACCTGTATGGACATGTAATGGGTATCAAGACATGGACGCAACTATAGAATATATAACAGATACGTTAGACAAAACAAAAGAAGTAGAAGAAGTTTATGAAGCTCAGTGTAGGAATATTAATCATAATCGCCGCATTGTTGCTAACATTGTTAAAGAAATTTTTTAATTATATGAACAGAGATTGACTTTCTGTCTTGAAAATTGTATATTATATACATGAACCCAAATAAATATAAGTGTACAAATCCTAAGAATCCACACTATTATATAGAGTCTATACAAATGACTTGTCACATATGTGGATATGAATTAGTTGAGATAAATGGACAACAGGAAAAAAATAACAGTCAAGATTGACTATAAAGAGTGTGGCGATCCCATATCAGTTCAAGTAAATCACGGTAAGTATGAATGCTTTGCTTTTGGAGATAAAAAGACTGAAACTGGTTATGAGAATACCTTTTACTATGGTTCGCCCATGGATATGATGCTAGAGAGCTTCGGCATCAATTATTACGAATTTAAACATAAAAGACTGGGTCAAATAGCAAAGATGTTAATCCTATTTATAACATTCTTATTCTTTGGAACAGCACTAAAAATTATAGCAGATAACTATTGGACTGAAGTACAATATCAACACGCATTATTTATATCACTGCCTTTGATAGGATGGGCATGGTATTACTTTAAAAGACTTTGGTAATGAAAACTAACTGGATTTACTTAGGAGTCATAGGTATAATCTTGATAGCTGCTATAGCAGTGTTAGGAACTATCAATTACGAAGGAACTGCAGAAGGTTTTAGATGGGCTAATGAGGATGATGGATTCTACCACGATGGCGGAATGGATTGTCCTGAGTGTCTAGAGAATCTAGAACGGTGGGATAGCCTAACAGTTGATAGTCTACTAAATGATTATGACACAACAGTTCAAGATGGCACTATGATCAAAGAATGAATTTTGATTTTTCTATAGAGTTTGATAGCGAGTCGGTACACCCAGATTTCGAGGATGTATCGACTCTTTTGTTTTATAGAGCGATGTTACGATTGAAATATGGGGTAGCGTATCATCGTGCTAAGAAGGAACATAAAGACGCCTTCAGAAAGGAATACTACCCTAAATATATAAGAGAGATGATTACAAAATTTGGTCTTCTTCCTAATCAACTCGAAGACTACCATGCTAAATGGTACATTAAATACTATATGAAATGAAGGCATCAAAACTAAGGGAGCGACTGTACCTAGTGAGCGGAGACCCTCATGTTGTTATTATGGTAGATGGATATAAGCTTCGATTAACTATGGATAACATATACCAAGAGGACAGATGGTTGTATATTACACCTGAAATGATATGAGTGATAACGATAGAAACGACGGTTGGTTTTTCTTCCAATATGGAATTTTAGTGATAATCGGGATGTGTTTTATGATGGGATGTTAAAAATTTTCCTTTAAAAACTTGACAAAGGAGAATTTTCTTATTATCTTTTAGACCCCGGTCGGCAAGAAAGGAATATAAATATTAATAATATGATAGAATATTATACTAATAGTACTATAGGAGGTATGGTATATGTACATAAAATACTTGAAGATAGAATAGTAACAATAGGTTATGATTCAGTTGTAGATGAATATTGTATCTCTAATGATAAGAACAGAGACCCTATGCGCCTGGCGGCGCTACGAAGAAACGCTTCTTGTACGGAAAATGACTACCTTATGCTGGAGCGTGGAATAAAAATGATTTTAAAATGAACGAATCACTGAACAGAGACGAGATACCTCGTGCCAGAAGAATAGATAGTTTTAGACGTCCTCAGATTAATTTTGATGATTTCTTAGTACCTCGCTCTCAAAAACCTACGGGAGCTTTGGGAGACTTAATGAAATTAATGGAAGAGAGGAGTCAAAAGGCTCAGTACATCAACTACATTATGATGAAGTACCCTATGAGATATTCTAAAGAGAATTTGGAAAATCTTAGCTTGGACGAACTTAAACAGTTACAGGATGCATTGGAAAATAAACCTACTCAGGTAAGTTTGATAGATAAGATAACAGAAGCTCTGATGAACGAGAAGAATACGGTAGAAGATGAAGGAATTGTATACAAGTGGAACCTAGAGGATGGAAATGGAGATCCATACTTTACGATATCTGAAGAACCTCAACCCGAGGAAGACGGCACTGATACCGGAGTCGAGGACGCTTCGATAGATGAGATGGACGAAGATCTCCGACTTTCGTTGCTAGGAAGAGAACTAGTTTTACAACGTAAATATATTATAGATCAGGAGCAGGAAGTATTTGAAATTATAGATATACAATGATTTTTGAATGGGACAAAGACGATGGATGCTTTTATGTATTCAAGCAGTTTAAGACTGATGACTATTATTGTATAGGATGTATATCCGCACAACCATTCGATTACGTCTTTGTCCCAAACACTGATTTTTTTACTCTAGCTGAAATGCAAGAGATAGCAGACTACATGAAATATTTAGTAAAATCGCAATGAATTATTTAGAATACTACACTACTGATAAGCATAAGGAAGATAGCAAATGGCTAACAGATTGCATCGTTGAACGAGAAGAAAAAGGTGAATGGCCTGAAGGTCTAGTTGTTGATATTATATACGACAATGTTGGTGATGCTTTTCTTATTGCTAACAGAGAAGGAGTTAGCAGACCTTTATTGGTTGAAGTAGACATTATATATAGTGATCTTGAGTATATTATTAAAACATTTGAAAGACTATGATAGCACAACTGATATGTATAGGAATAGCAGCGATATGCTTTATATGGGCGGGTAAAGAAATCCATGATGGCATTAGATTTTGGAGAAGCCTAAAAAATCATGAATAATAAACACAAACGAACTAATATACTATGGATCGGTCTAGGTACTGTCATCTTTGCAGCAATCATAACACGTTTCATATTAATGCCTGTATTTTTATAAGTACCTAAATTTCCGTCCCCGACGGAAATTTTACTACATCCTACAATAAGCCCTCCTCCGCTTCGCGGATGGAGGGTTTTTATTTAAAAAAGGTTTGATCTCTCCTAGATCAGAAGCGATTGGCGCAGAATTTTTTTTTGTAAAATTTTTTATGTGTAATTATATATAGGGGCTATTGAAAATAAAATTTTTGTTTGTAATTATATATAGGGACTACCCTACAAGGAACCCCCGTTAATTGTTGAGTTTTTCTTCGCCCCCACCTCTTCTGAGGCCAGAAATTCTCCAGCGGGGGCATATTATACAAACTGCTCATTCTGAGTGGCTCGTTCTTTCCATCTTGCACAGTTCTTTCATTCGTGTCTGTCTGGACCAGGCACAAACCACAGTTCAGTCCAGAATAATCATCTAAACATTATTTATCATGAACACAATCATCGTTCACAACAAAGCAAACAAGACATTTACAATCGTTAGTGGTAACAACTCAATTGGTGGATGGGCAAGCGCACAGTGTGCTAATGCTTATCTTACCTTTAGGTCTATGGGATACTCAACTCAGGTTGCTAAGGCTATGGCCTTTGACACTTGGGAGAAGTCACCACTGTATGCTGAGGCTATTGCTAAGGCTAACAAGATCGAAAGACAGAAGGCATTGAACGAGGTGACCCAAAAGGTGACCTACACAAAGCCCGAGGTTGAGCTTGTAGAATCAGAGGAGAAGTTGGCTGAAGCATTGGCTAACGTAGAAGCTGACAAGTAATGTCTAAGGAGGACCAAGCACCTAATATCATTATTGTTAAATCATCTAAACAAAACAAAAGATGAAAAGATTACCATTGTTTGCAATGATTGCTATCCTTGCAGTGATAGCCTTTTTACCTCTTAGTAAAAGGGTAACGGTCGTGAAAAACGGCATTACTGAGAACCGCCCCTTTGCGGGGGTGATTAATGGAGAGTTTGTGGGGCAACCCATATGTGCCAAATACATACCTGGACTCACATTGGGTAGCCAACCAGACACCGCCCACTTCAAAATATGGTACTCACCAATGAGCTGGGTACTAGGAGGAGTGTTAATGATGGAGGAGATATAAAGTAGTTCTTTACCAAGCACCTAATATCATTTATTAATCATTTAAAACAGAAGACAATGAAAAATTCATTCAGACCATTCGTATTTGTAATTGCTCATCTTGGACTGCCCCAGCAAGTTTGGGATAGTATTGATGAGACATGGGACAAGTTCCAGGACCACCACTGTGAAGTATGGGGTAACGAGAACGGCAGACGTAAGCTAGAGATGGGCGTAGGTCTAGACTTTGTTGTACCTGAGAAGACCAGTCCTTGGGAGATGGTGCAATTTAAGGTACTCCTTGACCAAGAGTTTGGAGACACTCGCTTTATTGAACTAGCTATGAGCTACTGTAACATCCCCATAAAGGAGATAACATGGGAAGCACTGTATTGTTTGTGGAAAGATAACACTGATAATTTCTATAAACAAGTTATGGAAGCTATGGAAGCAGACATGACTGAGGAAGAGA